CCACGGGGCGAAAACAGGCCCTGGCGGCTGTCTTCAGACGCGAGTCAGCTCAGCAGCGCCTTCGCTTCGTCGAGCGTCAGCACGCCGGCCAGCGTGTCGACCATGTCATCGCCGGAACGGGCGGTCGGCAGGCCGCGCTCCTCGCAGAGCTGGCGCAGGAAGCGCGCACCCTTGGCGTCGCGCACGGCGCAGAGCGCGGTGCGGACCTGCACGGCGCGGGCGACGGCGTCGAGCAGACCCTCTTCGGCCGGCGCATCGGTCGCGGGCGCTTCCGGAGCGGCCGGGGCTTCGGCGCGGGCAGCCGGGAACTCGACGTGATCGGGATAGGGCATGCCGTCGTTCCACTCGCGCGAGGCCATCGGCACGCGGAAGGCGCGGTCCTCGGACAGCGGCGACAGACGGATGCCGGTGCGCACGTCCTCGACCGGCCAGCCGCCGCCGGCGGCGAGTGCCATCACGGTCTGGTAGGAGTGCGGCTCGGTCGAGATGCCGTCCTTGAAGACGATCGACCCCAGGACGCCGGTGAAATCGGTCAGCGCGTCGCTGGCGAGCCGGACGAAGGTCGGGAATAGCACCTCGGGCAGCTCTTCATGGGTGACGACGCCGGAAGCGTCGAAGGTGTCGTCCGGGTTCGGGATGACCGGCCGCTTCACGGCCGGGATCACGACGGTCGGCGTCAGGCCGTCGGCGTCGTCGGGCAGGGTCGGGGCGGGTTCGGTCATAAGGAAATCCTGGGCTGAAAGAAAGAAGGGGCCGGGTGTTCCCCGGCCCCCTGCTGCGATCAGATCGAGCGGATGCCGACGATCTTACCGAGCGACTTGGTGCCCTTCAGGGCGACCGCGCAGTACCAGCGGACGCGGGTGCGCTGGGCGTCCTTGGTCTGGAGCTGCCCGATGTTCTGGATCGAGAAGCCCATGTTGTCGCCGCCGTACAGGCCATGCACGCCGTCGACCTCGTTCATGCGCGCGGCGAAGACGGTCGAGCAGTCGACCGAGGTGCCGACGGTCAGGTCTTCACGCACGAAGTCGTTCAGCAGGATCGGCACGCCGGCATAGCCCAGCACGTCCTTGCCGTTCGACAGGCGGATGTACTCCGGCGACACGCGCGACACGGAGCGCAGCAGGCGCTTGTAGTCGCGGATGGTGCGACGGCCGAACACGAAGGCGTCCGGACCCAGCTTCACCTTGTCGATGAGCTGGTCGAGCAGCTCGAAGGTCAGCGCGCCGCCGTTGGTGCCGGCCGACAGGGTCATCGCCGGGACGGTCAGGCGATCCAGGCCGTCGAACTCGACGTTGGTCGCGGTGCCGGTGCCGCCGAAGTCCGACAGGTTGTAGCTCTTCGAGGCGTCACCGTTGATGAGCGCGTCGGAGAACTTGCGGGCGATGGCCTTGGCCTTGTGGGCGATCTGGACGGCCAACTGGCTGTTGGTGTCCGACATCGTCGAGTTCAGGAAGTTGTCGACGTCCACGTCGCCGATCAGGATCCGCAGCGTGACGGTGACTTCCTGGAAGGTCGTCGCGTCCTCGGGGATCACGCTGGCGTTCGGCACGATCCAGGTCGCGGTCGCCAGAGTGCCCTCGCGGTTGTAGACGTAGGACTTGCCCTCGGTCTTCACGAAGGGCAGGACCGAGAACAGGTTGTCGAAGTCGATGATCTCTTCGACGACGCCGCGGACCAGGTCGTTGTTGGAGAGGTGCTGGGCGTCTTCGATCATCAAAGGCATGGTCGTCTTCCTCGTGCTGATGACTGACTATCGTTCAGCGATGACTGACAACCGGAACCCGTCCATGCCGCGTGCAACCGTGCATGTGGACCCCGGGTCAGGTGTTCATGGACGCAAGCCCCTGCGCGATGCGGGCGACGCCGCGGGCCTGGGGCTTCTGGGTGGCTTCGCCGCCCGTTCCCAGCGCGCCCGAGCCGGCACCCGGCTTGGCCTTGGGACGGAACAGCGAGGTCTTGCCGGGATCGGCGTTGACGATCTCGGCCAGGGCGGCGTCGAAGGGCAGGGGGTTGCCGGCGGAGTCGATCAGCGGCTCGCCCTTGGCGTTGTAGGCCCGCATCACCGGGTTGCCCTCGCCGTCGACTTCCACCTTGAAGTGGTCGCCGTACAGGCGCTCGGCATGCGTCGGGGTGATGACCAGCTCGCCGTTGATGAAGGCGGAGCCGGCAAAAGCGTTCGACACCAACAGCTTGCGAATCTGGCCGTTGGCCTGCTCAAGCTGCTTCTTCAGATCACCGACCTGCTGGTTCAGCGTGCCCTGCAGCTTCTGGATTTCCTTGGTGTGCTCGGACACCAGGCGATCCTTCAGCTTGTCGAACTCGCCGGCGGCGCGCAGACGGGTCTCCTCGTCCTGCCGGATCGCCTCCAGGCGGCCCTGCAGCTCGTCGATTCCCTCGACGCCCAGCAGCTCGGCGACACGCTTTTCGAGTTCCTCCTTCTCCTTCTTGGCCTGCGCAGCACTGTCCTCGGCCTCCTTGGCGCGATTCTTGTGCTTCATCAGATCCTTCAGCAGCTTGGCTTCCTGTTCGCTCAGGGTGCTCTGCTGCTGGCCGTCGGTCTTGGAAGCGGACTCGTTTGCCTTATCCTGGTTCTCTTCGGACTTGGCGCTGGCATCGTCGGTCGCGCCGGAGCCGGCCAGGCCGGTGCCGGAGCCGTTTTCCGGCTCGAAGCGGAAGCGGTGGCCGTAGGGACCGGAGACGACGGAGGCGATACCGAAACCGGCAGTCGCCGGCAGGGCCGGACGCCGGGCAAAGTTGATGTTCATGCGGGATTCCTTTTTGAGCACGGTTGCTTGGCTCGATGAAAAGGTTATGAGTTATATGTAACCGATGACTGATAGTGTGTCAAACCGGGGTCCAGAGACCCCGGTTTCTCGCGTCAGGCGGCAATCCTGGCCTGGTCCTGGGGCTGGGATGCGGCACGCTCGCCCATGGCGATCTGATGCTCGGCGAGCGCGTCCTCGCGCTTGCTGGCGGCCTCGGTGACGGCGATCTTGGCCTCGATCTCGTCCGTCTCGGCCTTGACCAGCTCATCCTCGGCGAGATAGGCCGGCTCCCAACTGCCGATCGCTTTGTTGATGCGCTGAAGCTCCTCCGGACTCATGCGCGGGAACAGCTTTTCGGTCATGCCCTTCATCTGCTCGCGCATCACGGCGACCGGCGCGGACAGGTCGGACAGCGCCTTCGCCACTTCGAGATCCTGCGACAGGCCGCGAATGTCGAACTGCGTCGGGTAGCGCACCCAGCTCGGGTCGATCTCGACGTTGTCCTGGCCCATCCACAGCAGCACCAGCGCCATGATCTGATCCTCGGCGCGCTCCAGCGCCGCGGCCTTGGCGCGCAGGATGTTCTCGATGCCGGCGTGATCGTAGGAGCGCACGACGCCGGAGGCGTATTCCCGGCCCTTCGACATGGCCTGGCTGTTCGCCTCGCCGCCGTCGGTGCCGGTCGCAGCGTAGATCGTGCGGGTCAGCCGGTCGATCGCGTCGATGATGAGCTGGGCCTGGCTGGCGTCCGGGCTAATGTAGCTCGGCCGGTTGTTGCCGTCGCCGCCGGAGAACAGGAAGATGCGCTCCTTGGCCGCGGCGATGATCTGGTTGGCCGGATCGGTGCCGGGCAGGATGCCCTCGGCCGGCATGACGAGCTGGCTGAAGGTCTGCTCGTAGATGATCTCGTCGAGCAGGCAGGCGTAATTGGTCACGGTGCGGTCGAGATAGGCGACGTCGCCGATCAGGGACGGGGCCGAATAGCGCGCCCCCTCTGTCTCGGTGATCGGCACGACCGGCACGACGCCCAGGCCGTGCTCGCCGCTGTCCAGCCGGGTGATCTTCTCGGGGTGATCGGCGTCTTCCGGCCCGAACAGGATCCACTCGCTGCGCGTCCACAGCCGGTAGCGCACCAGCGGCTTGCCGCTGCTCTTCAGGGGGTCGGCGTCGTCGCGATAGTCCTCCGCGACAAGAATCCAACGCAGATGCCCGGCGTCGTCGAAGGCGAGATCGAGCACATGGGTCGGGAAGACGAGGTAGCTGTAGGGCAGGGCCTCGGCATCGCCGGCCACCAGCTTGCCGTCGGCCGCGACCATCGCATCGCCGGGCCGGTCGACGACCGCGTAGACCAGGCCGAAGACCGACAGCCAGATGTCGATCTGCTTGGCGAAGCTGTCCATCGTCATGCCCGACAGCGTCGCCCGGCCCCAGAAGTCGCGCAGGATCGCCGGCGCGTCGGCGGCGCGCTGCGGCCTGGACTTGAACAGGAACTGGTTGACGGCTTCGACGACGCGCTTGGTGTGGTTGGCGCGGTAGGAGCGCTTGACCCGCTCCTCGTATTCCCGCAGGCCTTCGCGGTAGAACTTGAACAGGTTCTTCTGATTGAACCACTCCCGGCCGCCCTCATAGGCGAGCCGGCAGAACTTCCAGTGCTCGATCCACTTCTGGAAATCCGGATGGCGGCGCTGGATCAGCGTCTCGACATCCTTGTCGGAATAGCCGGCTGTCGCCGCGGCGAGGGAGGTGGAGATCACCTGCGGCTGGTTGGGATTCAGATTCGGGGTAGGGCTGGGCATGTCTGGCCTCTCACGGCGACGGTTCTTCCATTATATTCATCGGTTACTGATAGCTCAAATCAGTGGGAATAGCCGATCGCGTGCGAGCGCCGCTTGACCGGGAACTCGTATTCGCACGGATAGCCCAGGGCATCGCCCATGTGCTCGATGTTCAGATCCTTGTCCGGCTCGTTCGTGCCCTCCTTGTAGAGCAGCTTCTCCAGGCTCTCGATCAGGTGCTTGCAGGACGGGTCGATGAAGAGCCGCCGGCGGCCGGAGGCATCGCAGATCAGCCGGTTCACCGCGGCGATGCGGTCGCGCACGCTGGGGTGCTTGCGGCGGAACAGGATGCGGTTGAAGCCCCATTCCCGGAAGATCTGGATGTCGGACTCGCCGCGGGCATGCTGGCGGGTATTGCCGGCCGGGTCGGGATAGACCGTCGCCTTGTCCCGGAAATCCCAGCCGAACTCGCGCACCAGTTCCCGGCAGACGTCCTCGGTCGAGCTGGAGCGCAGGCTCAGCTCGCCCGTCACCCAGACCTCCTCGCCGTGGAGCTGGATCAGCACGGTCGACATCGGGTCGATGTTGAAATCCTGGCCGATCAGCGTCGGCAGCGACGGATCGTAGGGGCAAGGGCGAACATTGTGGTCGCGGCTGAAGTCGTAATAGACCCGGCCGCCCATGGCGAGGAAGTTGGCCTCGTACTCCTGTGAGAAGCTGTGCGGATCGAGGTCGTTGCGGGCGGATTCGATCTCTTCGTCGGGGACGAAGGGGGAATCGGCCGTCTTGAACTGCCAGCTCGCCCAGCCCTTCTTCCGGGGCTTGCCGTCGTCGCGCGCTATACCGTTCTGGTATAGCTCGTAGATGTTCGCGTAGCCCTTCGGCGTGCCGATGGTCAGCAGCCGGCCGTTGGTATCCGACAGGGTCGCGCGCAGCACCTTGGAGTAGGTGTCCGGCTTGAAGTCCTGGAACTCGTCCATCACCAGGAAATGCAGCTTGATGCCGCGCAGGCTGTCGGGGTTGTCCGAGCCGCGCAGCATGATCTTGCTGCCGTTCTTCAGGCGGATTTCGAGGTTCGTCTCGTTCGGCTTCTTGGCGAGCCAGGAATCGGGGATCGACTCCTTCAGCGCGTCCCAGACGATCTGCCGGGCCATCGCGTGTGACGGCGCGACATACATGCAGTTCTGGCGCGGCTTGGCGGCGGCGGCGCAGATCAGCTCGACGACGCATAGGGTCGATTTGCCCCAGCGCCGGCCGGCGACGACGGTGCGGTAGCGCCTGGGCGAACGGAAGACGGTGTTCTGGCCGGGATGCAGCTTGATGGACAGCCCGCCCGAGCTGTCCATCACCCGCCGCACCCTGGGAATGTGCGGGAACAGATTCGTCCTGATCGCCGCGGTCTGCGCCGGCAGGAACAGCATCACTCGTCCCCGCCGTCCTCGTCGTCGTCTTCGCCGAGATCGACCTTGCGCGACTTCAGCTCGGCGACCTCATCGTCGCTCATCACCGACACCCGCAGCTCGGCGATGTCCTGCGACTTGTCGCCCTCGTCCTGGCCGAACGGCTTGCCCTCGCGGTAGTCGAAGCCGCGCGCCCGGGCCTCCATGAGCTGGGCCTCGTTGATCGTTGCGCCGATCTGGCGCAGCAGCGCGGCCGGGATCAGATAGTCGGGGTTGCCGGAGCGGCGCTGGGTGTTGGCGAAGTTGAAGTGCTGGAGGGCCTCGTGCTGGAGCGCCAGCGCCTGCTGGGAGTGCCGGTCGAGCATCGAGCGGAGATTCTCGCCGATCGCCGAGACCATCTCCTCCTGGGCCTTGCGTCGGATCTCCTCGGCCTTGGCTCCCTTGACCCACTCCTCCTTGCCGATGCGCTTGCAGATGCCGGGCTGGCTGATGCCGAAGCCTCGGCTCTTGGCGTAGCGCACCAGATCGGCCTGGGAGTAGTTGCCGCTCTCGTACATCTCGCGCAGCTCGGCCCAGATATGGTCCGGGATCTTCGAGCCGCGGCGCAGCAGCTTCTTCTTCTTCGACCGCGCCCGGCCGGGCGCTGCGGAAGCATTCAGGATGCTCTTGGATGCGTTCTCGCTGTCGTCGCTGTCGCTCGAAGCGCTCTCGTCGTCGTCGCGCTCCAAGTCGTTCACAGCGTCGCTGTCAGCGTCCTCGAAATCGTCGTCGATGTCGTGTGCGTCGTTCATTCAGCGGCTCCGGACGGGCGAACCGCCTTAATGTAACCGCTGAATGACAACTAGGCAAATTGACCAATTCACCCATACAGCAATAGCTCAATGGCAAGTCTGATCTTGACGACCGCCCGGCATTTCGCAGACTAAGCGCACGTTGAAAACCTGATGCAGAAACAACCGATGCGAAAGCTCGTTCTTTTTGCCGCTGCGCTCTCCCTGTGCGGATGCACCTTCATGGTCGCCGGCGAGGATAACTTCCGTAGGGTCGCGGACAGCCAGAGCGGCGTCGTCGACAAGCCGCTCGAAGAGGTATTCCGCTGCTTTGTCACCAAGGGAATCAATCCCGGCTACCAGCAGCTCTACCCGGATTCCGGTACGGCCGTCTGGTCGTTCACGAAGGGCGTCACCTACGGCGCAATGGCCGATTTCACCAAGGTTTCGCCGACGCAGACCAAGGTCACGGTGCTTGGACTGCGGGAGGGCGACTGGACGCTCCATCCCGACGAGATCTGGAACAAGCGCGTCGCTCCCTGCATGTGAGGCCGGCGATGGGAGAGCTTGTTCCGTTCGTCGGCGGCGCACTGGTCATCACGGCGCTGCTCGGCCTGATGTTCCTGCCGACCGTCATCGCCATCAGGCGCGACCATTCCAGCTTCTGGGGAATCGTCGTCGCGAACATCGTCTTCGGCTGGATGCCGCTGTTCTGGATCTTCATCCTGATCTGGTCGCTCAGCGGCAGGCACGAGCCGGAACGCCGCTCCAGCGCGTCGGCCTGATCGGATGCCTGGGCGTTATCGCGCGCCCAGGCCCCGCGTCATGATCGGCACCATCACCCGCTCCGCATGCCGCGCCGCATGCTCCAGCAGCCGGCTCCACTCGCCCTCGGACATCGGCCGGCCGATCGCCACCTCGAACTGCCGCTTGATCTCGTCGACGGCCGATTCCTCATCCGCGCCGGCAGCGCTGGCCGCGGCCTTGTCCCGGGCGCTGATCGCATCGAGCGCCAGATCCATCGAGATCGCCGACCACAGCCGATGCAACGTCCCTTCCGGCCCGTCCAGCAGCCCGCCGATCTCATAGCCGAGATCGCGCGCACCGGCGTCCCAGCCGTCGAGGATCTCTACGCAGCGGGGCGGCTGCTGCATGCGCTTCTGCACCAGCGTCTCGGCATCCTGCCGGAGGCTGTCGAGCAGGCTGGGTGTCATCGGCGCGCCGCAGCGCTCCTCCCAGGCCTTCACCGCGTCGTCGAGCCGCTTCTCCAGGTCCGGGGCGTCGGGCGTCTCGATCCGGGCGGCGAGCGCGTTAACGACGCCCTCCACGACGTCCAGGTTCACGCTCAGCGCATCCTCGACCATCTTCATCGCGCCCAGCGCCGCCGGCCCCTCCGGTCGCTCGATCAGCTCGCGCAGCAGGAACTCGAACGGGTTTTGCGGCTCGCGGGGCATGGGACTGTCCTATGCGGCATGATTGGCCGCATCGTCGCACGGAATGGGTGTCGATGCCATGTGCAAGACGCGCCAAGTCCAGGCTGTAAACCACCCTGCTTCTACAAGGACGCGCGAGTTCTCCTGCGCTCGTAAAAACTGCTGAAGCGGGATGACAGGTTGAAGGCGATTTGCTAGGAAACCACTAGCGGTTAAACTCGTAACGAGGATTGCCGCGCAGGAAGGTGAACCATTACGCTGCATGCAGCGCGGAGCACCGAGTGGGTCAGTCATTGCATACTAATGTATGTAATGCGTCATGGATTGACGGATGCAGAGCGTCCGGTTGTAGGGAGTGAAGATGTTGCTGGCGTTCCGTAATGTACTTGTGGCTTCGGTGGTGCTGCTCGCTGCTGGATGCGTGCAGACCGGAAAGAGCATGTCCGTGGCCCCGACCGGACCAAGCCGGCTCGAACTCGCTGACAAATGCGCCGCCGCCATTCAGAAGCGACTTGACCCAAGCCCCGACAAGCCGAAGGCCAGTGGATGGGTAGTTAGCCAAGACGACCCGAGAGCCAGCGGGAATGACTTCGTTTTGAAGTATGCTGTTCAGAACACTACTGGCGTCATGGGTATCAGATCGAATGAAATCCTCTGCATTGTTCGCGGAGATGAGATCTATGATCTTCAGCCTGTGGATCCCCGTCAGAAATAGCCGGCAAAAGAAACTTCAGATTATCATTGAGGAGAAGCGCTATGAACGTTCCCGGATATACGACGCAGTCTTTGTTGATGATGCATGGCGCTATCGCTAATGCACTGGCGGTCGATGACAACACGCCGGCAGGGCAGGACAAGCCGTTTATGGTCCGCACGTTTCCTGATTGGAAGCTGCAAGCTGATGAAATCGAGGCTGAACTGACCAAGCGCGGTGTGAGTTACACAAAGATCGGTCTTTAAGGATCCATGAAGGGCATGTGAAATGTATGTCGAAATGGGGCGTCCATGATGGACGCCCCATTTCGATGTCAGCCCTTCTTCTTGGTCTTAACGACGAAGAGCTTCTTAGCTGCGATCCGCTGCTGGCGCTCTTCCCTTTGCTTGTTCAGCGCTGCCCTTGCCATTCTCTGAGGCTCAAACATACGATCGGCGGCAGCCTTCATTGCCTGAGCGTGCGGGCTGTCGACATTGGCGAAGAAGTCGCCGCTGCCATAGCCCCTGTTCATCTCATCAATGAATTCTTGGGATTCTGCCGTGCCGAGAAGATTAAATGTTCCTGGAGCTAGATCCCCATTTTCCAGCACGAGAGGGCGGCGAATCAGCGGTGGTTTCTTGTATCCTGAGCCGCAGAACTTTATCATCACCGGCGCAAGCTGCTCATCAGGAAGAGAGTCAGAGAGAATCGTCATAAGCGATGTCTGGAATTGATAGTTGTCAACCTCCAGACGCTCGTCGTTCTTGAGGGCCTGTACCAGTTCATGCCAGCCCGAGAACTTCGGGTTGGCCGCCTGAGCGATTACGTCCAGGCAATCGCTATGCGGTGCCTCGACGCCTATAGCGTCAAGAGCCTTGCCAAGTGCTTTAGCTCGCGCCTTGGCTCCTTTAAGATTGCAGAACATGCCGAACCTCCGGCGTGGCCATGCTTGTGTAATGCGCTGCTCATTACCTTCGGCCACGTTGGGATTGGCGTGGTTAAGGTGTTTCAACCATAACTATTGATGCTACTGGATCTAGCGATCCTTTGAGCAATACGCGGACTGCGCGATAAGCGTCAGGGTGCGTATGGCAGCGACAAGTGCCCGTAGCGAAAGCAAGTATGGCTATGCCACGATCAATCTAAGGAGTCAACAGGCCATTGCAGCGTCACCGTTGATGGTCATCACCAACCCTCCGCCCAGCCTCCGGCCGCTGTCAGCACGTCCTCCCAGCGCACCGCCGCCAGCCGTTCCGTTCCGTCCGTAGTGCTGAATCTCCACCGCGCCGGCCGCCCGCATCTGTACGAACCACTGCCTGACCCTGTCCGCGATCACGTCCATCGGCCACCTCTTGCCAGTCCACACGGGGCAAAGGCCCTGGCTTCACCCCACCAGGCCCCACCCAGCGGTCAGCACCCACCCTGCCACCTTCCACACGGCCACCCTCCCACCTGCCACACTGCGCAGCGAACGGCGGGGTATTGCGCACGGAGTAAAGGCCTTAATTAAATCCGCCGCGCGGGGAAACGACCGCATCCCACTTCGACAGCACCCCCGCTTTTTTTTACCGCTCCCAAGATTACGTGCCGTGTCAACAAGAAAAATCTCTTGACAATCGAGTGGAAAAACTTGAGTTGCGCTTGTGCAACATTGTCTGTGAAGTGAAGCGCGAGACGCTAACTCACGTCTCGCGCTCACTGTCAAGAGATTTTACGCTTTCGCGACAATCTCAATTGCCTTCGGGTCAGTTGCCTGGAAACGAGTGCGGCTCACGTTGACTTTCACAGTGTCACGCTTTGCCAGTCCAAACATGCACAGATCAATGAGCGTTGAACGGACAGCTTCGTTAAACCACTTCAACTTGCTCATGTCCGCGTTCTTCTTAGCCACAGCCTGCATAATTTCACAAGCCAGAAGCGGAGTTTTGGACTTGCTCAGGACTTCCCAAACTTGCGGCGCAACGGGCAGGAGATGGCGATAGCTTTCCAGGGTAACGACAGTGTCGGTATTGCTGATATCAGCATACGGGTTCTTTCCGCTCTTAGCCAACTCCACATTGGGCATGCGACCAATGTAGGAAGACTTTGCCTTGCCACCGACTTGATGATTGTAGAGAAATTCGTCATCAATTTCCGTGCCGTGCGGCAGATATTGCTCGGCAGTGTCAAAGTAGAAGTAAACAGGCTTGGGCAGCTTGTTCATGCGCGGCTGCATGGCAACTTTGGCGCTTTCGACGGCGACCAGCTCGACGGCCTTAAATTCAACGCTCTTGACGTCCGACATAGTGTGCTCCGTTGGAAAGAGTGGATCAGGGAGGGAGTTCCCTGACCGTCAACGCAACGCGCTAACAACGTCTTTATACTAAGCGCTTACTGATAACACAAGAGATTTATTCCAGAGGAATTTCACTAGGGACTGACAATTTTGTCTTGACAGGAAAGCCATGCTATGATCTCGCAAAAGTGATTTGAAAGATGCCTAGTGTTAAAGATTATCTTTGAAACTGACAATTACGAGTGAAACACGTTTTTTCGATAAGAAGAAACATTAGGAAATCAATAGGAAAGTATTCAGGATCCAAGTTCGACAGCTTCACAGATAAGAGCCTCCTGTCAAGAGGAATCGTCGCCGCCGGCGCAGCCACACCCCCTCCTCCCCATAGGCCCGCCGGCGGGCCACCGACAGGACCACGGGCCGGCCGGAGGCCGGGCGGGCAGGGCCGCCGGGGCGAGGGAGCGCCGGGGTGGGGCGGCCGGAGGGCCGTGGGCAGGGGGAGGGCCTCCCGCGGCCCGGCTATTCCCGCGCGCGTCCACCCGCCCGTCTATTCCCAGCCCTCGGGGGCGGGCCAGCTATTCCCGTGCGCAGGCAGGCGGGCCAGCGATTCCCAGCCCCACCACACCGGCCGCTATTCCCGTGTCAGCGCCGGCCAGCGAACAGCGCCAGACAGATGCCGACGAAGACGGAGACGGGATCAGGGACGGTTAGGCCGCGCACGATGCCCATGACGATGCCGAGCGCACAGACGCCGGCCCACAGCTCGATCAGCAAATCCATTACTGGACCAGCTCCAGCGGCATGGTGGCGATCAGCCGGCGCACGGCCTGGTCGAGGCGGCGGCGCAGCATTAGGGCACGGTTCTGCCGGGGCCGGTGATGGGTCTTGGAGGCGAGCCGGAGGCGACGGTCGTTGACGCGGTCGAGGTCGATCAGGATGTCGAGGGGAATGGTCTTCTTCATGCTCCGCTCCGTGAGAGACAGTTGCGGGGCGGACGCCATCACAGCGCCGCCCCGCTCGGATCAGCTACGCGGCCGGAATCAGGTCGGCAGGATGCCGAACTCGTCGCCGAAGTCGATGTCGACGCGCTGCTCGGGTTGCTGGAGGGGCTGCTGCGGCTCGTCGACGACGCGGGTCATCGTCCGGATCGTGATGCCGCCGCCCGTCTTCGCCGCCGCCAGCGCCTGCTTGCGCCCTGCGCCGATCTGCTCCATTACCGCCTGGATGTAGTCGCCGGAGTAGGCGGCGAGCTGGACGCCGTGGCGCTTGGCCAGCTCGGAAGCGTCGCGGCAGCGATCGGCGATCACGCTGGCGAGCTTGTTGGCGAGGCTCGGCTTGGCATGGCGGGCGTTCTCCCAAGCCCGGCCCATCTCGGCGATCTCGGCAAGGGCGATGGCGATCTTGTCGTTGGTCATGATGCTGTGCTCCAGAGTTGAGGTTGCGTGTTGATGTCAGTCACTGCTGACAGATGAAGACTCGCACGACGCGCTGCCGATCGGCGAGAGAAAGCGCGCCGTGCCGGTGTCGATCAGCGCTCCGTCCAGTCGATATGCTCGGCCAGCCCGAGCTGGGTCAGCCGGGCCTTCAGCGTCTCGCGGGCCTCGTCGAAGGCCCGGGCGCGGTGCATCGCGTTCAGGCTGGTGACGATCCGGGCACTCTCGCCCTGGAACGCGGCAAAGGCAGCGAAGACGTCCTCGATGTTGGGCTTGGCGGTCATGGCGATCCTCATGCGGCGCAGGCGTAGGCGCTGGTCAGGTTGCGCTGCTCGATGAACAGGTCGTAGGAGATCAGCTCGCGGCAGTCGGCATGGCCGAGTAGCTCATGCGGGACGGTGCGGCCGTCCGGCTCGGTGATCGTGTAGCGGTAGCTGATGCCCTCGCGGGTCACGCTGAAGCGGCGGCCGGTCGGGCTGGTGATCGTCATCTCGGACATTGCTCTGTGCTCCGGGCTGTCGTTGTCGATGACTCATCATCGCTCGATGACAGCGCACGGAAAAGCAACTTTGTCCATTACCTTCACTGATTACTTGAATCAGGCGAGCCGTCTGCATATGCTCCCACCCGTCCCCCTGGGAGCGAAGCTGGCAGCGCCCTTGGGGACCGAGTTCCCGGTCTTGCCCTAGGCTCGTGTCGGGTTCCGGTAAAAAGCCAGGCCTACCTCTTGCCCCGCGGAGGTGAAATGCGGGGCCGGCGCGGGCATCTTCACCAGACCGGAGGGTCTGGGCTTCCGTGCCTCCCGACGGCCGGGCTGGGCCTGGGGAGTAGGTGGGACTTTGAACCGTGGACGTGGGTGCTCCACCCTGCCGGCGATCCTTGCGAGGACCGGCCAAACGAAGACGGGACGGTGTGGCGAGCCGGTGAAAATCGCATCCCACCGATACGCGCCTGAGACAGCCCCTCCCAGTTCCGCTTCCAATGGCCCGGCCGATGGTTCGGGCCTACGGGGAGATAGCGGAAGGCGGAGCTTTGCCTACACCTCCCCTGCGGCCCAGCGAGTCCCTGCTCGGGGCGGGTATTGCGGTTTCCATTTGAAACCGCAATACGGAGCTGGACGCGGCGATTCTTCCCGACTGGATGGTCGGGAAGACGCTTCTCCCCCTTATTGTAGCGACATTTGGTATAGTGCAGGCACCAACCTTCAAAAAGGAATATGGAAAATGAGCAATAGCAAACAATTTCCGGTCGGCACAATTGTCAAGCTGAAGTCGGGCGGCCCAGAAATGACAGTAAGGACCAAGACGGACGGTGGCTTCCTTTACGCCCAGTGGTTTGCGGGCAAGAAGTTGGAGCAGGGCCATTTTCCGGTCGACTCGTTGGAGGAAATTAAGCCGACGCCCAAGGCCGAATGATGACGCCCGCCACGGTCGCGGCTTGGATGCTTGCGCAGATCGAGCGCGAAGGCTGCATCTACCAGGATGACGTGGTGGACTACCTCGTGAAGGCAAAGAGGGAGGACTTGCTGACCGAAAACGCTGACGGCAATCAGGTTGTCGGCAAGGCGGTTCTTGCTGCCTTTCAGGCGCTGACGCCAACCACGGTGGTTTGGGTTAAGCCCGAGCGGTATTGGCGTTGGCGGGTCGACGAGGATGAACCAGGGCGCACGGCTCGTGGATAGCCTTGGTGTTGGCCACGGCTCGGCAGGAGGCCGAACAGCAGCCTCCTGTCCCAGCGGCTGAGGCCCACCGGCGGCAAGTCCCAGGGCCTCCACCCGCCCGGCTATTCCCTGCTCCGGCCGCCTCAATGAACAGGACCGCAGCCCCCGGGCGAGCGCGGCTCACAAAAAGACGCGATACCCCTCTCGCCTATCGAGTAGTTCCGTCCCCCTGTCGCATCCCTCATATCTCACCTCTCGGGTAGCCTCGTGTCCTCGTATCGCGCCTCCTGGACGACCCTGTGTTTTCTATGTCCCGAGCCTCTATACGAGCCGCTCCCTATGCGCTGTGCCCTCCCCCGCGCTATTCCCGGCAGCTCATAGGCGCGTCGTGGAGATGCCCGGTCGATCATGCTGCTCTCGCGTTGATGCGCTTGCGTTTCCGGGCTTATCCAGCGCGATCCTGCGAGCGCCTTGCACGTATCTGCAAAAGCGTTCTGCGTGTCGTCGAGCGGCTATGCGCTGTGATCTCTCCTGGCGCTCACCGGGCGTCTACATAGACGGAATCGGCTGTCTTCTGCGGGGTGATCCATAGGCGGAATCGACAGATCGGGCTAGGGCGATAGCCTGTTTCTGCGGAGCGTGGGCTAACGCATTGATCCACAATGGGTTTGCGAGGTTGTTTGCCTGGGAGTGATCGGAAATGCCATCACGATAACCGGAAGATGGCCGTCTATGGGGCTGGAAGCGTTGATTTGCCTGGAGTTTGCGGGCTTCCGGGTGGGCAATGAAAAAGGCCGGGAGCGGTTATCGCTCACCGGCCTCGAATGGGGCTTCGGTTAAGGCGACGATCACTTGGCGAGGAGTTGCTCACGCAGGCGGAAGAAGGCTTCGCGGCAGGATGCGTTGACGGCGCTGCGGAGTGGTTCCGGCAGACGGCCATCATGTGCAGCCACGTAGTCCATCAGGCTTTCGCGCTCGCCCGCCTGGGGCTTACGTTGCGCGTTGGCCATGTTCGCCTCCTCGTGTTCAGCAGCCAGCATGACGGCTGCGGTATCATCGCTATGACGATCCGTCATAAGATACATTGGTCAACACGCGAGCGCTAGGGTTGTTCACGAGACTTGCTTGGTTTAGCGGATTTTCTCGCCGATATCAGCAATGCGGGCGTTATGGGAAATCGGGGAATTGGTTGATTCTCAAGCCGATATCAGGGGCACGTGAGGTTGTTGCCTTTGCCAAGTTCCTCGCTGATATCAGGTTGCCATTGCCAAGTTCCTCGCTGATATCAGCAATACGGGCGTTATGGGAAATCAGTGTTATTACGGAAGTTCCTGCCGTTCGCATTCCCAGTGCCAGCGATCCTCTTCGTCTTGATAGAGGAATTGCCGCTTATAGCCCTGGCTCTCCAGGAAGCGGATCGTCTCCTGGAAGCGCGCGGGCAATTCGCCGAGGGGCGTCGGCTCTTCAGTGCGGCAGACGACCTGCTGGGGCTTGTAGCGCTCCAGCAACAGCCGTGTGCCCTCGTGCAGAAGATCGAGCACTGCAGGCTTCACGTCGGGATGATACGCATCCTTTGCCCTTCGCCGGTCGTAGTGCGTCCAGCCGTCATCGAGGTCCACGTCGTAGACGTGAATGCCGTGGAGCAGCTCGCTGGTCCGGGAATCGAGGAGCGCCGCCGCCGAGATGATCTGGTTGAGTTCCAGGTCGATCGAGATGTCCGTCATGCACATGCGGTACGGATCTTTGTCGATGAATCGGAACTCGTAAGGAGGCGGCAGCGGCTGGACCACGGGCGGTTCTCTCGGTTGTGTTTACCCCGATCAACTTACCCCAACAGGAGCGGGGGCGGGAGTGAACAATTGGGTCTCCTCCAAAAGGGCAGCGATACAACCCTGTAATTTCCCCATTATATCAATGCCTTATTTAGTCGACAAAGCAACAATATGTTGATTCTTCCTCTAAATGTGGTCGGCGATCTGCGGCAGATCGTCATGGTGCAACAGCACGACGCCGGTGCTCGCGGCCAGGTCACGGGCTGCTGGGGTGAAGCCGAGCGGGGCGACGACGACGGCATGGGTGGCGCGGTAGTGGGTGCGGGCAGCAGCGGCTTCCTGGACAGCCTTGTTGCCGACCGGGCGCTTGTAGAGCTTGCACTGGACGACCAGCGTCTCGCCGCCGAGCGTGGCGATGACGTCGGCACCCTGGTCGCCGGACGCGCCGGTCACGCTCGTATCCCAGCCGGCCTCGTCCAGCAGGCGGGCGCACAGGCGCTCATACTCGGCCGGGGTGATGTTCTCGATGCTGGCCGCGCCATTCTTCAGTGCGACGACCTCGGCCAGAACGATTTCGTCGAAGGCCTCCAGGAACACGTCCTTCAGCGTCACCCCGTCGGCCCGGTTGAGCAGCTCCAGCTCCTCGTCGGACAGCCGCGGAGACAGCACGCGCGCCACGAAATGATCCTCTTCCTTGAACCAGGCGGAGAAGTCATTCGCCCCATAGGCGTCCACCTTGGTTTTCGTCAGGTACTGCCGGGCGAGCGCCTTGGCATGCGTGCGGACGATCTCGTTGACGTGGGCGATGGCAGCTTCGGTCCTGGCGGCGCGGTCGCGTTCCCACTCCATCCGTTCCCGCATCTCGCGCTCTTTGCGGCGCTGGCGGAGGATTGCCCGGATCACCACGATGACGATCGGCGTCGCGGCACCGATGAGCATTCCGAAAAGCCCGCCCAGGCCGGAGCCGGCCGGATTCTCCTTCCCGCCGCCCATATTCACGCCGATCCCCGTACCGACGACGGCCGAGACGGCGACCACGACAACGAACAGCACCAGCTTCCGCACGAATTTCAGGAAGTCACGCATACCTCGCTCCTCCAAGCGATTTCGAGTTGCTCTACCACCAACGGAACGTGGCAGAAGCCTTCATCCCCGCGGCCTGTCAAGGGCTTCGCTTGCACACATCTGCCAGCGCCTACCAGCCGTCGGCGAAGAAGGCCGCCTCGGCGATCTCCCGGAGGATCATTGCCCGCTCCGGCCGATCCAGATCGCCGAAGCGATAGCTCGACCACGGCCCGCCCTCGGCCATCAAGCGCTGCATCTTCACGGCCGGCGGGAGGGCGACGAAGCCGGCGTCGCTCGCCGCATCGGCAAGCCCAGGCCAGCGCCGGAGCCGCGCCTGGGCGATCGCCCGGAACGCCCGTAGGCGCTCCTCCTGCGGAACGACCGCCATCGGCTCAGCTCGCGAGCACTTTGCCGTCGCCGGCGGCGTCGCCGCGGCGGTTGTCCCATTTCATGCTGTCCCGGCTGACCAGCGGAATGTGCTGCAGGACCATGTCGGTGATCCGGTCGGCCATGTAGGAACGGACGGCGAACTGGCGCTCGTTGAGCGGCTTCTCCGGGTAGAAGGCAGCCTGAACGCGGTCGGCGAGCTGGTCCGGAATCTCAATCAGCGGCATGAAGAGCATCGGTGAACTTCTCCCATTCGCTCCAGAGGTTGTCGATCGGCCGGCCGAGGCCGCGGGCATAGCGCACGCAATTCGCAGTGCCGCCCTGCGAGCCATCCCACAGCGCCAGCAGCCGGTCGCTGTGATCGACCATCCATTCGTTGCGGGTGTTCATCTTCCAGCCCTCGTAGGGGCCGGGGCTGATGACGTGAAACTCGGCGGCGCGGTGCAGCAGGATCCGATAGAAGGCGCGGCTCTCGGCCGGCTAGGTCGCATCCTGGGCGTCGCAGGGGACGGCCGCCACCAGCGGGATGCCGGCGGCGATCGCCGCGATCGCCATTGCCTGATCCCAGCCCAGCGCCATGCCGGAGATGATCTTGTCGGGCCGGCCGTGGGTCTGGATGAAGTGACGGAGCCGGAACGACGCGAAGACGGCGAGCTTGCGGCGTAGCGCCGGCGAGTGGCCGCCCAGCTTCTCGGGTCGGTGCCCGGTGACGGCGAGGATCATGGCGATAGCGGCGTATTCAGGAGGATCGAGAACGGGACGTGAATGCCGCCCCGCAGCGGATACCAGCGGCCCTCGAACTGCACCTTCCAGCCGTTGTCTTCGAGCGGCCGTGGCCGGGCGGTGAAGAACTTCGCGTCAGGCTTCGGCTGGAAGGAGGCGTCCCAGGGCTTGTCGTCCAGGCTCTTCCGGACGTAGCCGGTGATGGCCTTGCCGGGCCAGGGGGCGCGGCTCATGGTCAGTCCACCGCCCAGCCGGCCGCGATCAGCTCGTCGACCGTATCGAAGCGCAGCGGCGCGCGGCCGGGACCGAGGTGGATGAAGAACGGGGCGGTGGAACTGCGGATATCGCCGAACTCCACGATGCAGCCCTCCTCGATGCGCTTCATCGCAAGGACGGTGCCGGGCCAGGTTGTCTTGTCGGGGAGCATGCGACGGACGCGGGCTGCGCGAACAGGATCGAGTGCCATTGCTCTATTGCTCCATTGGCTCATTACGCGAAGACGGCATCGAGCGCCCGGGCGCTGGCCGGGCGGGCGGGAGCCGTGGGTTTGGCGCGCTGGGAGACGAGGACGTCGACATAGGCATCGAGCGCGGCCAGGCACTCCGGGATGCTGCCGCTCGCGACCGCCGTGCAGTCCTCGAAGAGGTCGGCCGCGGGGCGGGTCCAGTGGGTGACGTATGCGCCGGTGCCGGTCAGGGTGAGGTGAAAGTCGTCGCCAGTCAGGCGGATCGCGCGCTGAAGGGCGGCTTGCAGGGCTTCGACGTTCATCGCTCATTCCTCGTCGTTGTCGATCAGCGATGAATGATAGTCGCATGCGGCGCGCTTCCGCGGAAATGAAAGCGCGCCGCTTACGGAGAAGAAATCAGATGCGCTTTGCCAGGAGCCTGCGGCACATGCCCAGCTCTTCGGCGATTTTGCGCAGCGACTTGACTTGTACCTTCTCCACGCAGACCGAATCGAAGTTACGCTCACACTAGAAACGCGCAGTGGGCACTCACAAACAACGCTAGCTGTGAACTGAACCAGAAAGATGGCTTGCGGGCGGCATTCAGCCTAACTAGCCAGAAAGAATATTTTCAATATTATCTTGAGTTGCCAGGAAGCATTCCATAAGCGGAGGTTTCCTGACAACTCAAGATGATGGAGATTTATTTTATAAGCTCGATAAAGGATAGTGATATTGGCCAGCCTTATTTTAGCTTTCTCATTTCATTACCACCGCATCTGCTCCAAAGTCGGTTATCTCTATTATGTTTTTATCACCGCATCCAAGAGTCGAAAACTCGTCTCGCCGTCACGCATGTGAATAATACCTTTCGGCTCGGAGACTAACCAAGCAAATGACCCCCACGCAAGCCCCGCCACCGTCTTCTTGAATCCAGCGGACTCCCGGTCCTGGTAGGCTGTTAAAAAGGCGATCTGGGTGCGCGGAAAGCCGGCTGCATCCGTCAACTCTAGCATAGCTTCCTTTCGCCTTTTGGTCATTGCGCCGTCTGTTGCCACCACTTCGACAAATACAATGAGCGGGTCGGCCGGTCCAAGATCCGCCAGAATCAGATCTGGAAGATTTTTGTCAGCCTCTATCTTCAAACCAATGGCTGCTGCAAGTTTATCGTCTTTAGCAACCACCTTATTTCCGCTTTCGCTCAACCAAAGCACGGCAGGCTTATCAAGGAAGTGCGCGGAAAATACTTCGATAACGTCTTTAGAGATAATTGAGCTTGGCCCCGGAGCCAGCGTTCTTGTCTCCTTGTTGGGAAAGGTGACAAGAACTCCACCCTCTTTCCCAGCAGCTCCAGCAAGAATGATGGATATCCTCGCTAAAGCGCTTTTGCTGAGGTGCGTTGCTTGGAAATTAGCAATGGCCTTCTCCAGACCTTCTCCCTCGAGAGCTGGATCAAAAAGCCCAGCAAAACTTCCCTTGAGTTGATAACGCGGCAACCCGGACGTGGTCGGCAGATCCTCACGGCGCAGAACCGCTCCGACGGCGACCAATCCATCCCTTAGAGTTTCGTCACGGATCGGCTCACGGGTGTTATCGGCGTACCAACGTTCGCCGGGCACACGGAATTTCTTCTTCAGGATTCCTGCTGCGTAAGCCTCGCGGCTCCCCGAATCGGCCAACGCTGCCTGCTGTTCTGTCATCCGATAGACGTGTACCGGCCCAAGATAGCGCGCCGCACCTTCAACTGCTCCTATGTATATAGCAGTAAAGACTGCGCTTGCAGCCAACTCCCGAATACAGTAGGTCCTGTTTGGAGTGCCTTCCGGAAATATCAGCGGGAGGCGTTCAGAAACAATGCTACGCGACACATAAGGAGGTAAACTCATTCACTGTCTTCCGTCTTTCTGTTATAAAGTCGATTGCACTCATCTTCGATGGCCTTTCTTCCGGCCCGACGGCGCACTAGTTCGGCGAGCGATTTGAGCGATGCCGGATCAGGGAGGGGCAAAGCCTCGAGTTCATAGGCTGATACTGCGACGCTGCCGCTGACGCAGCGGAAAGCCTTGTCTGCGGCATCGCTGTTCAGGAAAGCAGCTAGAACAGCAGCCGACACTTTGGGTTTTGCACCCATTGGGCGCAGCATATTGAGGTGGTTCTCAATCACCACGGCTCCGCCGTGCTTTTTCAGAAAGGACGCCGGCAGAGCGGCGGCAATCAACCGCCGGCTCTGTTCTTTTGCAGTCGTACGCTGCAACAAAACGCAAGGCGTGCGCGTAATTAGCCAATCATCTGCCGGCAACGGCTTAAAGTAAGGCTCATGGTTCTTTTTCTCTGCGCGGAAAATGAACTTCCCATCAGCCGTGATTGCTTCGGCCCAGATAAGTGGAAGCTGTCCGGAGCCCTTCGCACTGCAGAGTTGTTCCTTGTGTCGATTCCAGACGAGAGGCCCCGTACTGACACCATAGCCCCAGTCAGCCAGCCGGTGTGGCATGACCTGAAGTTGCTCAACGAGAGGGGCCTGATCTGGAGTTCTCGGCAGCCTCCAGGGCTGAGATTGGTCTTCAGGTAGGGAGAAGCTGCCGGCGCGGATTGCCCGGATTCCCTGCTCCCCATTCGGCATAACCTCGAATACCTCAGCACCAGTGGCCTTCCCGTCCCGGCGATAGGTAGCGAGGAGAGTTTCTTGAAGAACGTCCTCAAATACGCCCTTACGCACGGCGATAAAGTCCACCGTCACAGGTGGAGCATTGGAGCCGAGCAGAGAACGCAAATTCTTGAAGTATTCTCCAGCCAGAAAACTCGTTGGCGTGACATAGGCGATGACGCCTCCAGCCCGCACATGTTGAAGGGCTATGTCGGTGAAAAGCCCGTAAAGATTGGCATGGCCATAAAGGCTGCGCTGGAAGCGGGCGCGCTCGTCTTGAGAGAGCTTCACCCTGCCGTAGGGTGGGTTGCCAATAACTAGGTCGAACCTCTCACGCGGCGGACGGCTTTTAAGGCTGTCGCAAACTGTCACCACCAACGGCATGTGCCGCTTTGCCTGTCGGCACATCGGCAGCATCACGGCGTCAAGAGTGACCTGCGAAAGCCAAGCTCCGAACGGGTCAATCTCATAGCCACGCAACCGGCCTGACACATTTTTAATCGCGATGGCCGGGGTAACGCCTTCAAGCTCTGAGAGCATCCTCCGAGCAACAGGAGCCAGGAACGCCCCTCCACCACAGGCTGGATCCAAGACCCTGCAGCGCGCCCAATCCGTTCCAGCGACAGTCGCCTGCTCGATCAGACGGGCTGTCAATTCCGGCGGCGTATAGTACATGCCGTGACTAGCCCGAAAGGCTTGTGGCAGCATGCCCGTGTAGATGAGGCCGATAGCGTAGGCCGCACGCTCTGGATCGTAAGTCGCCGCTGCCATGCCGATGCTGTCGGCCGACGCGGCGGCAGGCTCTGGAAGATCCGATAGCTCTTCGTGCTCAAACAAAGGGCGAAGCTCAAGGTCATGAGCAGGAGACGTCAGAGCCCTCCACCAAGCCGAGACAAGCCGGTGGCAAAAAGAACGCGCCAGAGATCCCCGATCACTCTCCGGCGTCGCTTCAGAAAGCGCACGCGCCATTACTCGGGCAGCATTCAAACTTTCTGCCGGGCTTGCTGCTTTCGACGCAGATTGACGCTTACTATACTGGATAACTTCCATTTTCATTCCAGACGAGTCCCTGAGGTTGGAGCATAGCTCATTAAAAGGGTTTCTTGAAGGCTCTCCTTCGTCCGCGATCTACTGTTAGGGGCGACAAAGCTCGTTGAAACGCTTGAGGAATTTCCACTCGGCATAGCCCGGCTGCCAGCCCGTCACCTCGACGTCAGCCGGCAGCTCGGCACACTCGTGTGCCCAGGGTGTCGCCGGCCGGATCTCCAGGATCTCCCGGGCCAGCACCGCGTTGTCGGCGCGCTTGACGTCCGGATGCCAGGGGAAGGGCAGGCCGAAGCGCTCGGAGATGACGCGCTCGACGCCCTCCTCGATCGGCGTCCAGACCGCGCGCAGCTCCGGCAGCACCTTCATCGGCCGGACCAAATCGCCAATGTAGGCTTCTGCGGCATCATGGAGCAGGGCCTGCAGCGCGATCTCCTCGTCGACGACCAGCGAGCAGAGGACGCTGTGCTCGGCAACCGAGTAGTGGCCGGCCCTGACATGGCCGTTGTAGCGGCACTGCCGGGCGAGCGAGTGGGCGATGTCGTTGATGCAGATGTCCTCGACGCGCGGGTCGAGCGGGAAGAAGCGGCGGCCGGAGACGGTGGTCACGAAGCTACCGGTGCGGGTGTCGAGTAAGCCGTCCATGGCCGTCACGCCGTGAAGGGGGTGATGACGCAGACGTATTCCCGGCCATCGACCGGGACGGTGCGGAAGGGTTCGCCGGTGCTCTCGAAGTCCTGCAGCGCCTGGAACCGGCTGGAGTGCTCATGCGCCGGGGCCTGGTCGCCGAAGGTCGTGTCGAAGCTCTCGACATCCTCGCCGGCCGAGTCCTCCTCGGCGGCAGCCAGATCGACGACCTGCATCAGCGTGACGTGATGATCGACGCCGTTGATCCGGACATGGCCGATCAACTGGCGGTTCTCCGGGTCGAGCCTGGGCGGCTCGACGACCTCGAAGGTAAGGGGCATCGTGATGGTCATAAACACACCTGCTTTGTGTTTGTCAGCGATGAATGATCTTCGCGCATAAGCTGCCGCCGCGCACGATCATTCATCGCCGGTGGTGTAGATCAACTCTGAGGGGTGATGTTGCAGACGAGAATCAGTTGGCGGGCCAGTTCCGGCAGACCGCCGGGGAAGAGATCCAACGCAATGTGCTCCGCTGTCTCAATGTCGTAGCTCAGACCATGCTCAGCGGCGAACTTCGCCAGGGCCGCGCTGATGTCGTCGGCCGCGGCGCGCGAATCAATGAACACGGAATCAGCCGTCATTTGGATCATGATCTCTCGCTGGGTTGGGTTGGCCGGACTTCTCCAGATTGCTCTCCGGATTAGCCCGGAAGGGAATCGAAGCTAACCTACCAGCTTAGCTAAGCATCTTCAAGGGAAGATGTCAGCGCTTACTAGAAATTGGAAACGTAGCTTCTCCCCTTCTCGGTTGGACGGTAAATCATGCGGCCAAGGCGCTGGGTGCCCTGCAGGTAGCCGGCCTGGTGCAGGGAGGACATGACCTTCCCGATCGAGACGATGGCGTAGCCGCCCTGCATATTGAGCCGGCCGGCGATGTCGGCCGGGCTGGCGGGGAACTGGCGCACGACCTCGCGCAGGACATCCTCCGGGTTGACGACGCTCATGCGGACAGGGCCTCCGGCTGCCGGGCCGGGCGGTTGCGCGTCGCCCACATGGCGAGCTGGGTGCGGTTGGCCGAGCCGGTCTTGCGGTAGAGGTTGTTGAGATGGCACTTCACCGTGCCTTCGGACATGCCGAGCCGGCGGGCCATCGCCTTGCCGCTCAACCCCTCGACCACGCAATCGAGCACCTGCGCCTCGCGCGGGGTCAGGCCGCGTTCGAGGACGCCCGGCGGCGCTTCGACGAACTCGATGGCCGACTTGATCGGCAGATCGTTGATGCGGCCGACGGCCGCGCGCAGCTCGCCCAGGGCGGTGCCGAGGGCATCCTCGGTCAGCGAACGGACGGCGAGGGTGATGATGCGCTCCATTGAGCGAACCTCCTTTACTTCCGGCTCCAGGGCCGGCCCATAATCGTATCGAGCGTGTCCTGGTAGTGGCGCTCGGCAGGGTCGGTGGTGGTGCGGGTATCGACGCGCTCGCGCGGAACCAGCACCTCATACTTCTCACGGCCGCGGGTGTCCTCGATCACGACCCGGCCATCCGGCCGCTCGACGATATGCCCCTGGACGCGGCCTGCGCGGTCCCGGATCGTGGCGCGCTCGTTGGCGACGGCCGGCCAGGCAGCGGCGATCAGGAAGACGATGAGGAACGGGCGCAGCATGGCGATCACGCGGCGATGGGCTTGGTCAGCAGCGTCACGAACTGCGAGCGAAGCATGGCGCGATCGGCCTCGTCTTTGAAGGCGCATTCGACATACGGCTCGACGATGACGGGATCGCCGCCCAGCAGCTTGCCGGAGAAGACCTCGGCGTCGGCCTCGGTGGCGAACATCAGCGAGGCGGTGATGACGACGCCGCGATCGGTCATGCTGGCGTCGCTGCAATGAAAGCCGCGAATCGCCGGGAAAATCGGCTTCAGCCGCTTGGCGAACTCGATGATCGGCTCGTGGCCCTCGGTCAGGAACAGGAAGGGGCCAACCGGGCAGCAGCCCTTGAGGAAATCGGGAATGGTGTCGCTGGTGATCGGGTCGGCGACACGGGCATGCGGAGTGCTCATGTTCTCCTCTTATCGTTAAGCGCTCACTGATAATGCGATAGATGTACTCCGTTTGTCACGAAGAATCTATAGGAAGATAGAAACCTCGACCCTTGCCCAGTCCGGCCTGCGCCAGTTCGTCCAGCGCGCTGCCGGCCCGTCGTTGCGCCACTTCTCGCGCAGCGTGGCCCGGTAGGCGTCGAACACCGGCAGCTCTTTGAAGGGCGTGCAGTTGGCGAAGGGCCGCAACCCGCCGGCCGCCAGCAGCGACTCGGAGCGCTCCAGCTCGGGTATCAGGACTTCTGTCTTATGCCGCCTGCCGGGGAAACGCCACCGGTACTCTTTGCACAAGGCGCGCAGATGATTGAGCGGTCGTCATTTTGCCGCGATGGCTGCGCGGAGAGCCGAACAAAAAGCCTCCGCACAGCCAACCAGTTCTACAGGGTCTATATCTAAGCTTCCGCCACTCGGCGAAAGAGATCACAGCTCCGACTGAACCGTTCCCAGGGGACGCATCGAAGTTGGACACGCGATGGTACTATCAACATCACCGGCGAATGTCTTTCTTTTGGCCTTCGTCCTGGGGAGATGGCCGCTGGAATTGCCCTTGTTACCACCCCACGACTCATAGATCACGGTGTCGTCGGCGCTGTCGCCAGAGCTGCTCTTTTCGATCTTCACCACCCTCCGGTATTGGTCGCCTGGAGTCTTATAGCAAAGCCCTTCTTGCACATCGTTCAGAGGTATGGGCACGGTGTCCTCCCTAGGTTGGCCGATACTGGCCATCACCCCGTCTTGTAGCACGAACAGGCAAAAGTAGTGAAGGGACAGCGGAACGAGCAGGCACAGGCCTCGGCGTCAGCGGAGGTGGCAAAGACGTTCGTTGGCATACACGGGATTTAAGGTTGTCATGGAAAGGCATACGGGAAGATGTTAAAGGAGCCACACCATGACCGATGATGGAAAACCGAAGCGGCGGCGCAGCCGGGCCGTCTGGAGCTGGGCGGACGTCGAGCGCGCCGCCAGAGCAGTCCCGCCTGCAGCGAGCGCACCCCGCCCGGCACCGAAACCGACGCCAGGACGCGCCACCGAGTCAGGGATCGTGCAGAAGACGCCGGCGATCGACCGACGCCGTATCGACTTCGCAGAGCTGCCCTGGGGCGTGAAGGACTTCTAATTACCGCCAGTAGCGGCTATTGCTTCTTCTTCCAGGCACTTTGATCGCAGGCTATATCTGAAGCAGCGAAGATAATAAATGGTCCGGGCTGGTCGTTCTCGTGCTGATAGGCCATAGTATCGCGCACGGCCATCGCAAACTTCGCAACATATTCGTTGCGACTTTGCCACGACAGGCAGGCTGAAGGATCTTTCCCAGTGGCCGAATACAGCATTCCAATAGCGAAGCCTTGAAATTCGGCAGCATGAATTGCGTAAACGACTTTATGTCTGTCCTGTAGCTTATCATAAGCGGGACTATTGAGGACCATATAGTGGTCAACCAGCTCCCGGAGCTTGGCTCCCGAATAATAGGGGCTCTCAACTGAAGCGCCTGTTGGCTTGCCAGCGGCTAACAGCGAAGATGGGATAAAACAGTGGGAGGCGGCAGCGATTGCCACGCAGAGGCCGGTTTTGAATGCGCGTGCCATGGCTGGTTTTCCTGGGCGTATCGTCAGTTAATGCGAGGCGTCGTGGCCGCGCCGGTCTCTTGGGCGCTCACGGCCGAACGGTAGTAGGAGACCGCATAGACGCGCAAGGCCGTCGTCAGCGTGTTGTCGCCCCGGCGCTGATCGAGCCGGCCGGCCAGTTCGTCCAGGCCGATGTTCTGTCGACCGGCAATTTCGTAAAGAGCATCCCAGAACTCGTCCTCCATCTCGATCGTGGTCCGGCGATCTGGAAGTCTAACACTGCGCGCGGTCTTGGTTGTTTTCATCGAAGCCTCCGGGAGCGGTGCCCATCCTTTAGAATGGAGTAAGGGAAAGGGCAACTGCGAAGCCCTTTCTTCCAATCATTATTCTATTATAAGTATATATATTAGTTAGCTTTTAAGGCTTTTGAAAAGCACCGCAAAGACGGGAGAAATTTACCGTTATATCCGTAGGAATATTTCCATAATGGCACTTATGTGCGGCGGCCATCCTCCCGGGCCAGGGTCGCTGACCGGGAGGATTTTGAATTTCAGGAGGGAAAAGCGGCCGGGCGATCACTCGTCGATCGGCTTCCAGCCGGTTATTTGATACCCGATCCGCCGGGCCGCCGCAATGATTCCAGCGAAGGCCAACGCCCGGTCGTGCGCGCTGCTGCTGGCGTCGATCCCGTCGAGCACGCCGGCCGCGACCATGCCGGCCGCCGTCTGCAGGGTTTCGGCATAGACGACGCCGCTGTTCACCGTCACGTCGTCGAGCGTCAGACAGCGAGCATGCAGCGCAGACGCAATAGCGTCTTCAAGCGCTTCTGGAGAGCGCAGGGAGAACTCCAGACGCAGTGCGTCGCGCGTGATGACTGCGCAGTAGAACGTCTGCATCAGGCGCACTCCTGCATGCTCTGGAACTTCGTCGCGTTCGCCGCCCACCAGCGGGCCAGCTCCGTGCGGTTGCGCACGCCGGCCCGGCGGATCAGGATGCGCACGCGGTTCTTCGCCGTCGGCAGCGACACCCTGACTCCCCGGGCGACGGCCTGGTTGGAGCTGCCGGCCGCGACCAGCGCGACGATGTTGCGGTCGGTCTCGTCGTCGATCACCCGGTCGACCGGAACGGCGTTCGCGACCGGATCCGACAGGTCGATGATGTCGCGGCCGGAGCGCGCACGCGGCGGGAACAGGCCGACCAGCTCGGTTCGGCGGTCGATGCCGAGGAGCGCATAGGCGTTCTTCAGGTGGACCTTCACCGTGTGCTCGGTGATGTCCAGATCGCGGGCGATCTCCTTGTTCGATTTGCCCTGGGCGGCAAGCTCGCAGAGCTGGCGCTGCCGGCTGCTCAACACGTCGATGGGATTCATGGTCGTCGCTCGATGATGGAGGGCTGGATCAGGCAGCCTGCAGGACGGGCTGCGCCGGCATCAGCTCGATGCGGTACTTCGTCACCTGCCCCACCGTGATCGCCTTGATCCGGCGGTCCAGGCCGTCTTCCTGCATCATCCGGCTCGCGGCCCGGTGGGCGTCCAGGATGTTGTAGAACTCAAGCGGGGAGGTCAGCCGCGGGGACGGCATCGAAGTCTCCTGTCATTGAATGGGCTGGGGCGGCAAGGCTGCGGCGCGCTATCTGTCAGCGCTTAGTGATAATACATGAGGATATGATGGGCTGTCACTCTTTTTCGTCGCCTCACCAGTCGCCGTCGAGCTGCTCGATCTCGCCGTCGGCGAGCGCGCGGCAGCCCGCCTTGAACTCGTCCGTCGTCAATTGCTCCATTGAGCCATCGGGCAATTGGGCAATGAGCGGGCGCTCGCCGAAGTCAGCGCCGACCAGCTTCGCCACCCTGCCCTTCCAGGCGAAGCGCCGGCCGAGATCCTCGCGGTCCAGGCCGAGCTGACGGTGGGTGCCGAGGAAGACGCCGGCCATGCCGTCGAGCTTCGGCTCGGTGAGATGCGCCTTCATCGTCAGGGTCAGCGTCGCGCCGCGGCTGGGCGCGATCGGCTTCATCGTGACGTGAATGCCGTGCCGCTCGGCGACCTTGCGGACAGCCTCATGCGCTTCGTCGGCAAAGTCGCGGGCATGCTCTGACCAACTCCGGATCATTCGGGAACCTGCACCCAATGCCGGCCATTGACCTCGACCGTCCTGATCGCCTTCCCGCCGCCGGCCTCGGCCAGCTTCAACAGGTCGCGAAGCAGGTCGGGATGGTCGAGCAGACGCTCGGGGATGGTGAAGGCCAGATCGCCGGTGTCCTTGCAGATTTCCAGCGCTCCGAAGCCTGGGATCTTCTCGATCTTCATTCCTGGGGAATCCATTGTCGTGTCGTCGGCGGGCATTATGCCTGGAAGGGGCGACACCATAGAACGGCCGAAAAACTACGCTAAACGCGGCCAGGAGCCTCCGCCATGAATCTTTGACGGATTGACTATAATTTTATAAGATCAATCCGATAGAAGTATTCCCGAGGAATAATCATGTTTAACTGGATTATAAACAAGGTTTCTGAGATCACTTCGGAATTTGGAGATGCGCTGAGGGAGGAAAGACTTAAATCTATCAAAGGGTTTAAGGAAATAAAGAACGGCGTTAAATGCTTTGCAGATGAGTCTGCCCTGATCGCCCATGTTCCTGTCAAGTGGCTATTTGAGGATCATTTTACAGAACATGCCATAACAAGAGCGGCTGTTCATAGCAGGGTGCGCAGTGCTGTCATTGCTGATTCTAATGCAAACAATCCAATAGCAAAATACAAAAGCGTGTATGGATTGTTATACAAAAATATTGACGGCGTATATTTTTTGTGCGTCCAGAACTACAAAGGCGAAGAAAATGAAACCCATGATGTAATAAAGAGGGGTTCATTATTTGCAACCAGGAAATGGGTTCCTCACACTTTTTATTCGGCCGAAGAATTTCGTTCATGGTGCGAAGATCATTTGTCCGTCGATGAGTATGTGAAGATATTTGGCTGACAGGGGATGACGCACAAAGGGCTGCGGCCTGCTCACCTCGTCGATGAGCAGGCCGCACCAAGCCGTTGATATTGCGGGGAGGCTCACTCCTCGGCGATGCGGAAGATGCGGGTGCGGCCCTCCAGGAACTGCACCGCATAGCCGCAGCAGGCGAGATCGCGCAGGGCGTCGACGACGGAGGCCTCGGCGTATTTGGTGTCCTGCGGCAGGCCGGCGCGCTTCAGCACCTCGCCGATGAACTTGCCGTCGCGCGCCTTCACCTCGGTCTGCTCCTTCAGCAGCTCGAAGACCGCGTGCCCGATCTTCACGTATTTCGCCCAGTCGCCGAAGGTGACGATCGTCGGGTGCGCCGGGTCGTTCGGGTACGGGTTGCCGGTGTCGTCCATCAGCAGGGCGTTAGGCATCACCGGCATGCAGCTCGCGGCGCGCGACGGGTCGATCTGGTGCCCCTTGCGCTTGGTGATCTTCGCCGGGTCGGCGTCGAGATACAGCCAGGTCGGCAGCACCACCTTCGCCGTGCGCTCTTCCGGCAGCGCCACGTTGGCCAGCGCTACCTTGAAGACCTCGGCCGCGACACGCTCCGGCTGCTTCTTCTCCTTCGGTTGCTTCTGGGCCTTCTCGCCGGCCTGCTTCTTCTGCTTGACCGGCTTACCGGAGAACAGGCCGGTCGTGATGGCGATGGCGCGCTCGAAAAAGGGCGCGAAGGCCAGCGCCTGCTCGTCGTCGTCCGGCACGACGAAGCTGCGGCCGGTGCCCTGGTTGAAGAAGGCGATCGCCTTCTTGAAGCTGCCGGCCGTCCAGCTCGCCGGCGGATTCTGCATCGTCGGGTGCTCGGTGTAGCTGGCGATGCTGCCGGCGTCGATCATCTTCTTGATCGCGCCGTGCAGGAACTCGCCGAGCGCCGTGACGTCGTCGTCGCTCATCAGCGGGGCCGGCTCGGCGCTGCCGGAGGCCTGCTCGTCGGCCTTGATCTCGTTCGTGATCGCCTCGATCAGGCTCTGCCCATCCTGGGCCGGCTGTTCGGCCGGGGTTTCGGCGACGGGCTGCTCGGCCACCGGCTCGGCCGGCTGCGACGCTGCATCGGCGATCGGCTGTGGGACAGGCTCGGGCGCTGGGGCCGGTTCGGCGACGGGCGCACCCAGGATTTCGCGCAGCTCCGCTTCGATCGAGGTGACTTCGTCGGACGCGGCGGGCTGCGGGGTGGCCTCGCCCGGCTCCGGCGCGCGGAAGGCCGACAGATCGGCACTGGCGGGCTGCACGGGGCTGGAGGTCTCGGTCGCGGCGTTGATGACCTGCTCGATCTCGTCGAGGCTCATGGCGGCAGCGGGAATAGCGTTCATCGGACACCCACACAATCGCTATTGGAACGACGTTCAGCATCATCGCTGACTGACAAGACAATAGACGAGTTGATGCCCACCATCGAGCAAATGCGTCCCTTGCGAATATGCGACGGCGCATAAAGCATAAGCGTTATATGCTTGTAAAACGCAAACCGGAACGGCACCATACAGCCAGCGAGAAGATCTTATCTTCTTCGCTCTTTCGGCCCAAATTTCCAGGGCAACGAGGTCGATTTTGTGGAGCATGGAATCGTCGGCCGCACTGGCCCTGAATAAGGAGGCTTAAAGGCAACATGCCTAAAGGTCGCGAGTATACATTCAGGATCAGTGCATATACTCCTGACACCATCCCTATGTCTCGGCTCGCCGAGTATATGACTGACCTTGCCACGTTTCTTGGCGAGAACGGGAGCGTGCATTTCGTGCGCCTGGAAGAGGGCAGCACCAAACTAGCTTACGTTATCGAAGATGAAGCTGTTCCCAAAGTTGATGAGCGGATCGACCGCGTTCGCACGGGTGATGGCCCGACCGATGCGCTGAAGGCATTTGGTGCGATCAATCGCCGCCTCGCCGAGGACAACGGCGTTGCAGAAATTACTGAGTTGGGGCGTGGCGCTCAAATTATTCAGTTTCCTGGTAAGGCGGCCATCGAAGAGAAGGGGTATTCGCACGTCACCCAGGAAGGAAGTCTGGATGGCGAAGTGATTATGGTAGGAGGGCCTAAGGATCTCGTTCCAGTTCACTTGCAGGCTGGCGCGAACCGATATAATTGCGTGGCCGCCAGACCAACAGCGAAAGCCTTGGCCGAATATCTGTTCACGGGGCAGGTGAGAGTGTTCGGTACTGGAAAGTGGATTCGCGGCGAAACTGGTACATGGAGCCTTGATCGTTTCCAAATTCGTCGTTTCGAGCCTTTGGACGACCGGCCACTTAGCCAGGTTCTGGAAGAACTGAGGGCCATGCCTGACACCGAGTGGCATACGTCCGAAGACATTTGGGCTGAATTGGATATACTCCGCAACGGACCGAGCGAGCTACACTGATGGTCGTATTTGATGCAACCATGATGATGTTGGCCCTCTGGCCTGACGCCCCCACGCCCAAAGATCCTGTAACTCAGCAACCAATTGACTTCGCCTCAGAGCGCGTTCAGTTAGTTGTTGCGTCTCTTGAGAAGAACAAGACAAAAATTATTATACCAGCCCCTGCGCTGAGTGAAGTTCTAGTTAGAGCTGGTAAGGCTGGCCCTAAGATTGTCTCTGCAATACAGAGGTCAAGCGCCTTCAGGATCGAGGATTTTGGCGCTGCCGCTGCTGTTGAGGTTGCAATTATGACACGATATGCGCTGGACTCCGGCAGCAAGCGCGATGGTGACGGGACTTGGGCCAAGATCAAGTATGATCGGCAGATCGCGGCGATAGCCAAGGTATCAGGTGCAAAGGTAATCTATAGTGATGATAAAAATGTGAGAAGCTTTTGTGAGCGGGCGGACATTTCAGTAATTGGGCTGGCAAGCTGCCCTCTTCCAGAAAAGCCGCCTATGCCTCCTCTTTTACGTTTGCTTGAGGCAAAGAGCGACGAAAACACCCCGGCCGAATAGGCATGTTCATATAGGTTAGGATGCTTGGCATCTCGCATATATGTTTGGACGTAAGCCAAACAGGGAATTTAAGGGGCAGATGCAAAAAAGGCCGGGACGGTGCCCGGCCTTCTCCTTCTGTTACAGCTTTTTCTTGAACGCCCCTGCCAGAGCGATGTTGACCCGTGTCGACGGGCCGCGCTCGATGTAATCTTCCTTGGGCGGGACGTAGTATTTTCGGCTCTGGTAATCGCGGATCGTCATCTTCATGAAACCGCGAAGGTCGATCTCCTCGCCGTTCGCCAAGCGGCTGGCGCAGGCATCGTAGAGCGCGGTCAAGACCTTGCCGATCTCTCCGCGCTCAATGCCTGTCGCCTTGTGGATGTCCTCGATGATCTCTCGGGTCTGGACGACCGGGCGCTCAGTGGAAGTGCCGGTCTGCTCCTGCTCCTGTGAGACGGTCGACGATGACACGGTTGGCCTCCTTATCGAATCCCTCATCGACAAGGCCGGTCGCCGCCTCAAGCCTGCTCTCCAGCTCATCCGGTTCGAGGACAGCGTGCGGGATCGCGTGCTCCGCGAGGAAGCCGGCGATCAGCATGTGGATATGCAGGCCATAGGCAACATTGGCGGCGCTCGCCTTGTCGCGTCCTCGATCTTCTATCACGGCCGGCAGGGGTTTGCACAGAATGATTTGACCTACATCATCGGTTAACGATAGGCATAGACGAACATATTGAGCCGCAACCCGGCTCGCCTGCTCGCTCATCTCCCGATTTACGTCGGCCAGCATATAGGCGGCGAAGTCGACCGGGCAGCGGTCGAAGACGCCGCCGGTGTGCTCGGCCTGCTCCCGGTCGCTGCGCCACGCCTCCAGGATCGCTTCCTGGATGGCGAGGCGCAGGTTGATGTCGATCTGCTCGTCTGCGTGAACGCCGTAGAGGCGATGAATCTCGCCGGCGCGGCTGCCAAAGAACGGCAGGCCCAGGCGCTGCGCCAGCTCGCGGGCGACGGTCGTCTTGCCCGACCCCTGGGTGCCCGTGAAGAGGATGACGGGGCGACGGGTCATCACAGCGCTCCTGCGATCAGGCCGGTGGCGGCACAGGCACAGCCCAGCGCCAACAGGACGCCAGCGCCGCCGACATGGCGGGAGAACATGGCCGCAGCCGGCACCAGCCAGATGCCGAGGATGGCGATTCCGGATCCAATGCTCATCAGTTGCCTCCACGGGTGGCCGAGACGCCGGTGGCGACCGCACAGGCGACCGATCCGATCACGCCGACGAAGCCGGCAGCAGTGGCCGCGCCTTCGACGGCGGCCTGTGCTGCCGCGCTCAGCGCGATCACCGACGCCGCGACAGAAATCCATCCAACGATGCAGGGGAGTGCGTATCGCATCACAGGGCCTCGAACTCTTCGCGGGTGACAACGCGGCCGGTCGGATTGTCATCGGCCAGCTCGATGCGCATGCCGTCGGCGTTGTGGGTGAATTTGAAGCCGCTCTTCTTCATTGCCGCGGCCAGCACCTCCGGGTTCTGTTCCTGCAGCGCCATGACGCGCTTCTCCAGGTCGGCCAGCGGCAGCGTCTTCAGCTCCGAACGGAACTTCTCGGCGGCGCTGGGATCGAGGAAGCGAGCGGCGGGATGCTGCATGCAGAGCTTCCAGACCTCGATCAGCGTCTCGATCAGCGAGCGCCGGTAGGCCGCGGGATCGACAGCGCCGATTGCCGCCAACTCCGGCGCAGCGCCTTCGCGGATTTCGTCGAGGGTGGGCTTCGTTAGGTTCATTGTCGTCGTCTCTCAGCGATGAATGATAGCACCGACCGGGCCGAAATCGTCCTTGCCGGCGGCTTGGGTGACGGGCTGCCGCTTGGTGCGGCTGCCGGGCAGAATGGAGAGGTGCTCGCTGCCGTCGGCGATGACGGTGCGTAGCGTATCGGCCGCCGGCGCTGCGGCCTGGGCGGCGTAGAGGATGGGCGCGGTGCCGGCGCAGGCGTACCCGGCCGGCGTCAGCACGCTCAGCAGCACGACGAAGATCGCGGGATTCATGCGGTCTCCTTCAGGTAGAGTTCGTAGCGGAACTGGATGCCGTTCTCGATCAGCCAGCCGCTTTCCAGCGTCTGCTTGAAGCCGGGCATCCAGGGGGAGATTGGGAAGGTCGCATCGCCCTCCGGGTGAAGGCTGACGCGGGTCAGATGGACGCGGTCGGCAAGCGGCAGGGCCTGCTTGTAGATCTCGCCGCCGCCGATGATGCAGGCCTCCCCCTCCCCTGCCCTGCGCACCAGATCGAGCGCCGCTTCGAGCGACGGCATGACGAAATCGGGGGCGGGTATGAAGGCGGCTCGGTGTGCCTGGCTGCTGACCACGATGTTGGTGCGGAACGGGAGCCGGCCATCGGGCAGGCTCTCCCAGGTCTTGCGCCCCATGATGATTGGCTTCCCGATCGTCAGCTCGCGGAAGCGCTTGAGATCGGACGGCAAATGCCAGGGCAGCTTGCCCTTACTGCCGATCACGCCGTTGAGCGCCACGGCAGCGATGATGGAGACGATCATCAGACGGCCACCGGAGCTTTGATCGCCGGATGCGGATCGTAGCCGACCAGCTCGATGTCGCCGATCTTGAACTGGCCGATCTCCCGAACCTCCGGGTTCAGCCGCAGGGCCGGGAGGGGGCGAGGCTCGCGCCGGAGCTGCTCGCGCACCTGCTCGAAATGGTTCTGATAGATATGGACGTCGCCGCCGGTCCAGACGACTTCGCCCGGCGCGTGGCCGGTGATCTGGGCGACCATGTGGGTCAGCAGCGCATAGGACGCGATGTTAAAGGGCAGCCCCAGGAAGACGTCGACCGACCGCATGTAGAATTGGAGGTCGAGGGCGCGCTTAGGAACGCCGATCTCGTCCATATAGGCGTCGACCCTGCCGCCGGAGACCCAATCGTCGGGGTCGACCCAGCCTCGGATTTTGGCGTGGGTGGTCGAGAAGTCGGCGTTCATCCGCTCGGCGGCGAAGCGCAGACGGCGACCAAAATCGAGCGGCCGGCTGTTGAACTGAAACATCATGTGGCAGGGCGGCAGCGCGGCGGCCTCAACCTCGGCGGCGTTCCAGGCGTTGACGATAATGCGCCGGCTGTCGGGTTTGGTGCGCAGCGTCTCGATCGCCTCGGCCAGCTGATCGACGCCGTCGCCACCCAGCTCCTCGCCGAAGTTGCGCCACTGATGACCGTAGACCGGCCCAAGCTCGCCCCACTGCCGGGCAAACCCGTCGTCGGCGAGGATCTTCGCTTCAAACTCGCTGCGCGTCATCATCTGACCGACCGGGCACCGCTTGTTGTAGTCGGCCAGCGGCCAGTCGGTCCAGATCGAGACGCCCTGCTCCACCAGCGGCTTGATGTTGGTATCGCCGGAGATGAACCAGAGCAGCTCGGCCGCGACGCCCTTGAAGAACACCTTCTTGGTGGTCATCAGCGGGAAGCCGTCGGCCAGGTTGAAGCGCATCTGCCGGCCGAACACCGAGCGCGTGCCGACGCCGGTACGGTCGGCCTTGTCGGTGCCGGTGTTGATGATGTCCTGGAGAAGGTCGAGGTACTGTCTCATCAAAACACCCCAAACATTTTGAGGAGGCCGGCGACGAGGCCGGCCGTCAGGAGCCACTGGATCGCGGCCAGACGATGCTCGACGCGCAACAGCGTCGCGTTGATGACCACTTGGCTGCCGATCAGGTTTGCCGTCGCCGTCTCGACCGTGTTGAGCTTACGGCCGGCCGACCGGCGCGTGCCCTCGACCATCATGTTGGCCACGGTGCCCATTTCGCCGGCCGATGCGCTCATGGACGGCGTGTTGCGCGTCGCGACCATCATGCCGCCTCGGCGTTGCCTTCGAGCGCCGCGCGCTCGGCGTCCAGGTTGCGCACCAGCGCCCGGTCCTCCGAGAACTTGTCGCCGTAGCGCTTGACCAGCTTGGCGATCACCCGGGCGCGGGCGTCGTCGACGGCGATGCCGGTGCCGCGCGCCAGCAGCTCCTGATACCAGTCGATGTCGCCGGTCTCCTCGGCGGCGTTGACCAGATCGAGCGGCTGCTTGCCGAGAACCGCCTTCAGCCACGCCTCGGCCAGCTCGCCGGCTTCGGTGACGATGCCGAGAATGGCGTGGGTGACGTCGGCCGGGACGGCATCGAGGTTGATACGGTCCTCGTCCTCTTCGGTGAAGGGGGCGGTATCCTCGTTGACAACCTCATAGAGGGCGTTCGCGAAGCCGTCGGCGTCGATGTCCTTGCCGTAGACCAAGCCCTTCTTCAGTAGATCGAGGGCGCGGGCCAGCCCAATGATGCCGGCCATGCCGGCACACAGCTTGGTCAGCTCGATCTTCTCGGGATGCAGGTTCGAGGCTGCGGTACGCATTGTCAGTCGATGGAACTCAGCTCCGGTGAAGGGAGTGCTCATATGCTCACCTCGTTGTGTTCTATGACGCGACTATACGATATTATCAGTGAGTGGTGAATATAAAAGAGCGCCGCAGGAAAGCCCCGGTGCAAGCCGGGGCTGGGTGCTCACTTCTGGGCAGGCGTGTCGTACTTGTCAAAGTGGTTGGGCGGAGGCACCTCGACTCCAACGCATCCTCTCGTGACGCCGTCCTTGCCAGAGAGAATGTAGCAGGCATTAAGCTCGCCTGTCGTTGTGTCGAGACGCCAAACTCCCGTCTCGCCGTTCTTCATCATCTGGAAGCGGCCGATCGCGCTATCGCGCGGCTTTGGCATCTGGGCGATGTAGACGGCCCCGCCGGTCACGATGGCGGCTGCAACGGCCGCGGCGATCACGTTCTGCACGACTGGCTCCCTGGTAGCTCGGGCGCGGACACTAGGGCCAGCACCCGAGAAGATCCAGCGCAGGTTGGCAGCCGCGCATAGGGCAATAGCTACATGGCTCCATGTAGCTATTGCGCCATTGCTCAAGCGACTTCTGGCGACAGCAGCGCGTGCGTCTCCGTGAAGCCACCGATCAGCGTCTCGCCGCCGACCGCGTCCAGCTCGTAGATCTTCGGCACCGAGCGCTCGCGGCCCTGGAAGCCGCGCTCGTCGTAGAAGGCCTGGCGCTCGGCGTCGTCGCTCAGATCGACGATCTCCAGCGCATGCCCCTGCCCTGCCAGGAAATCCTTTGCCCGGCGGCAGAACGGGCAGCCGTCCTTGCTGTAGACGCGGAAGCGCCGCGGCGGCGCGAAGCTCCAGTCGCCGCTCAGCGAGCCGACCTCGTAATCGGCAACCTTGTTCTCGAAGAAGTTGGTCAGGTCCGGGGCGTTCAGCACCACGTCCACCCACGGCAGCGGATTCTTGCCGCCCACCGAGAAGTTCGGCTTCAGCCCGAGCTGGACGAGCCGCCGGTCGGTGATGAAGCGGATGTAAGCCTTCACCTCCTCCGGTGCGAGGCCCTCGACCGCGCCCTGCGCATAGGCCAAGTCGATGAAGCGATCCTCCAGCTCGACCGCCTGCCGGGCCATGCTGTAGATCGCGCGCTTGAAGGCGTCGGTGACGATCCGGGGATGCTCGTCGCAGAGCGCCCGGAACAGCCGGGCAATGCCTTCGACGTGCTTGCTCTCGTCCTTCGTGCTCCACTCCACAACCTTGCCCATGCCCTTCATCAGGCCGCGGCGCTGGAAGTTCAGGAGCATGACGAAGCTGGCGAACAGCGAGACGCCTTCATTGAACACCGACTTCGCCAGCGTCAGCCCCAGGCCGCCGTGGCTGCTGGGGTCGGCGTCGAGCATGAAGTCCGACTTGTCGGCCATCTCCCGGATTTCCATGAAGGCGGTGTAGTCGCTCTCCGGGAAGCCCAGTGTGTCGTTCAGCAGTGCATAGGCGCGCTGATGGGTGCCCTCGCGTGCCGCGAACGAGGCCAGCATGTTGCGGATCTCGTTGTTCTTGAAGCGCGGCACGAGGTAGTCGAGGTAGAAGCGGCCGACGTTCACGTCGCTCTGGGTGAACATCCGCAGAATCTGGCTGATGAAGTTCTTCTCGGCCGGCGTCAGGCGGCCCGGCGTCTTCCAGTCCGCGACATCGTCGGCAAGATCGACCTCCTCCTCCGTCCAGTGCATGCGCTCGTGCTCGACCGCCAGCTCGACGGCCCAGGGAAAGAGGAACGGCTTGTAGGCGGTGCTGTACTCGAACAGGCTCATCGGTGGATCACCCCTGGCAGGAGATGCAGTCGTCGCCGGCGACGGCGTCCTTCAGCGCGACGCGCTCGATGGACTTGGAGACGGTGTCGGCTTTGTTGCGGGCCTCCGTGCGGTAGTAGTAGAGGCCCTTGCAGCCGAGCGCCCAGGCGGCAATGTGGACGTTCGCGACGTGCTTGCGGTCGGTGCCGGGCGCGAAGAACAGGTTCAGCGACTGGCCCTGGCAGATATGCTTCTGGCGGGCTGCCGCGTGCTGCACCACCCACATCTGATCCAACTCGATCGCCGTCTTGAACACGGCCCGGTCCCGCTCGGTCAGGAAGTCCAGATGCTGCACCGATCCCCGGTTCAGCATGATGTCTTGCCAAACCTCGTCGGTGTTGCGGCCGAGCTGCTCAAGCCGGGCTTCCAGGTGCCGGTTCTTGACGAGGTGGGTGCCGACGCGCGTCCGGTGGGCGAAGGCGTTCGCCTTCCACGGGTCGATGCCCGGGCTGGTGCCGACGATGGAGGCATTGTTCGCGGTCGGCGCGATGGAAAGCAGATGCGAGTTGCGCCGGCCGGTGCCGACCATGTCCGGGGCCTCGCCGCGCTCAGCGCCCAGCTCCAGCGAGCGCTTCTCGGCCGCGGCCTTGATCTCGGCATGGATGCGCTCATCCAGCTCGACCGCTTCCCAGCTCTCCCACGGGATGCCCTTGGATTGCAGGTAGGCGTGAATGCCCATCGTGCCCAGGCCCAGCGCACGCTCGCGCATGGCGCTGTAGCGGGCGGTGGCGATGGTGTCGGGCGCGTGCTCGATGAAATACTCGATGATGTTGTCGAGGGCGGTGATGAGGTCGCCGACGAACTGCCAGATCACCGGCAGCCATTCGTCGCGCTTCTCGATGTTCAGGCTCGACAGGCAACAGACGAGCGTTCGCATCTTGCCGAAGATGTCGCGCCCGGTCGCCAGATGAATCTCGTCGCAGAGGTTCGAGCCGAGAATCTTCAGGCCCAGCTTCTTCTGCGCCTCTGGCAGATGCCGGTTGGCCGTGTCGATGAAGTTCAGATACGGCTCGCCGGTGCGCGCACGGGTTTCGAGGATCTGGGCGAACAGCTCGGCGGCATCGACAGTCTCACGCACGTCGCCGTGATGCGGGTCGATCAGATCCCAGCTCTTGCCCTCGATCACCGCGCGCATGAAGTCGTCGGTGATGTTGACGGCATGGTGGAAGCCGGTGGACAGGCACTTGCGGTTGCTGTCGCCGGCGGCCGCCGGCAGGCGCAGGCCGATGAACTCACGGATGTCGGGATGGCTGACCGACAGGTAGGCCGCATAGCTGCCGCGCCGGATCGCACCCTGCTTGTAGGCGCGCACCGTCGCATCGGCCGTCACGATGAACGGAATCGGGCCGGGAGCCTTGCGGTCGACCGAGCGCACGAGATCCCAGTGCCCGCCGACGCCGCCACCCATGATCGACAGCCACTTCAGCTCGTTGTCGTGGGCGACCAGGCTCTCCAGCGTGTCTTCCACCGCGCCGGCGAAGCACGAGATCGGCAGAGCCTTGGTCGGCTTGCCGGCGCGCGGGGCGTTCGACAGTGGCGGCGAGGCCCAGCCGAACCAGCCCTTGCTGGCATAGTCGTAGAGGCGCTGGGCGAGCGCCCAATCGGTGACGCCGCGGAAGGTGGCCCAGGCGATCGCCGCCGCGGCAAAGCCGTCCTGCGGGCGCTCGCCGGGGTGCAGGTAATGCTCGGCCAGGAGCTTCAGGGACTGCTCGCTCAGCAGAGCGTCCCGGCTATAGTCGATCTGGATCATAGGGAGGGTCTCCGGTGAAGAGTCCCGCTCGATGTCGGGAGGTATATTCTAGTCATCGGTTACTGATACCGCAAACCAAGGCAAGGCTCACGCCGCCCGCGCCATGCCGAAGGCCAGCGCGACGGCCTGCTGAAACTGCGCCGTCTCGATGCCGGCATGCACGACGGCGACGGCGTCGGCCATATGCTCGTTGTCGGCGGTCAGCTTGTGCGGATGCTTCGACGCGCGATGCGTCAGCCAGGGCAGGTCCGGGAACTTGTCGTAGGCCCAGTCGATGATCTGCTGCTTGGTCGCGGTCTTCGAGCCGACCGATGCCAGCTTCGTCTCGTTCGGCTGCACCTGGATCAGCGGCACGCGGAGCAGCTTCAGCGACGCCAGCGTCGCGACCGCCATGCCGAGCATCCAGGCCGCACGCGCCGACTGCGCGCCGGTCGGCACTTCGGAGATGGCGAAGGCGACCTTGTGCTTCACGATCCGGGCCTCGATCTGCGTGATGATCTCCTCGGCCCGGCGCAGATCGTCCGAGTTCTGCCGCACGTCCTTGCCCGAGCGCTTCTCCGTGTCGATCAGCGCCAGGTCGTCGATGATGATGCGGCGCTGCGGCAGGATCAGCCGGCCGACGCAGATGCCGGTGTGGCGGATCGACGGGTCGAGGCCCATCACCGTGATTTCGCTCATGTTTCGGTCCTTGCTGTATTGGGCTATGACCCAATAGGTCAATTGCGCTATTGCCGTATTACCCAATGGGCCGGCACTACTTCACGCCCATCTGCTGGAGCTTCGCGCTCAGCCGGCCGGCGACGCGCGCATAGGCATCGGCATAAACCTGGTTCGGATCGTCGCCCGGCTCCAGCTCGACGACCTCCGCATCGTCGAAGCGGATCGAGCCGTAGTTGGGCAGCCCAACCGTGCGACCGACAGACACATGGATTTCCTTGACGCGGGCCATAATTCCTCGCTTCGTGTCAGTACTTACTGATAATAATACAACATCTATGCACGGCAAGGCGAAATCTGCCTTGTCCAGCTCAAGATGTTGTGATACCAAAATGGCGTCCGGTATCCCGGGCGCGGGACGTGAGGCCGTGCTACTGTGCTATGCGCCGCCTGCCGTTGAGCCTCACGTTCTCACGGGATCAGACCCAACCTCCTCCATTCTCGCCGGTCATGCGGCCAGCCAGACCTTCGCCGGGTTTCCCGACGTGGTCGGCCGCGTGAATCCGGCCGCCCTCACCTTCCCCATGTCGTACAGCTCGCGGGTGCGGGTGCGCACGGACTGCGGCTTGTACTGGCCGGCGAAGACCTGCTCCAGCTCCTCCTGGGTCGCCCCCTGCTCGCCGCAGAGGGTGAGGTGCTCCAGAATCTTCTCCTGAAGGATCGTCGTGGTGGCCCGCCCCGGCCGGGCGGCTGCGCTGGTCGCGGCAGCGCCGGTGAAGGCAGGGTGGGACCAGGGCGTGCGGGTGCGCGGCATCTCACCACCCTCCCGTGATCGCGCCGTCGATGATCTGCGAGCCGGCCGCCGTCTTCTGCACCGTGACGATGTCCGGGATCAGGTCGCGCATGTCGGCGTGGCTGATGCAGAGGATCGTGCCGCGCTCCTTGGCCTTGTCCTGCAGCAGCCCGACGACGCGCTCCACCGCGGTCGGATCCAGGCTCTCGGCGATCTCGTCGGCGACGAACAGGTCGATCGGTTTGGACGCACGGGCGGCGACGAGATCGGACATGGCGAGCGCGATGGCGAGGTCGATCTTGCGGCTCTCGCCGGACGACTGGCCGTGATAGGCCCCTGCCCCTTCGTCATTCTCGACATTCACCGAGAAGCGCTCGGCCAGCGTGCCGTCCTTGAGCCGGGTGACGGTCGCGAACTCGATCTTCACCTTGCCGTCGGCCAGGCGCTGGGCATAGTCGTTGGCGCGGTCGTTCAGCACCGGCGTCACCGTCTCCAGGATATGCGCCTTCAGCCCCGTCCGGCCGTAGGCGTCGTCGAGCACCTTGAGCTGGCCGATCTCCTTCTCGTAGCCGGCCGCCCGCTCCTCCAGCCCGGTCATCTGCGCTGCCAGCTCGTCCATGCGCGTCTTCCAACGGCCGGCATCCTCGACATAGGGGTTGGGCTTGGCGCGCACGTCTGCGATCCGGGCGCGCAGGGCTTCGATGGATGCGTTCGCGCGCTCTGCTGCGTGTCGCTCGTCAGCGAGACGAGAACGCGCTCCTGAAAGCTCCGCGAGCACCCGCTGCATGTCCGTGCGCAGCGTCGCGAAGCTGTCGAGCTTCGCTTTCGTCTCGCCCAGCGCCGTAAGCCGGGCGTTCGCCGCCCCCAGCTCGCCCTCGGCCGTCGCGATCCGCGCGGCGATGGCCTGGCGCTGGGTCTGCTCGTCGGCGGCGATCCGGGCATCGACGTCGGCCAGCTTCGGCTTCAGGTCGGCGTGCTGGCGGCCAAGATCGTTCAGCCTGCCCTTCTGCGCCGCGACGAAGCCCTCGACGTCGCCCTGCTCCACCGGCTTGCCGCATTCCGAACAGGCCGTCCCTACCCTGCCCTCGGCATGCTGGATGTCATGCTGCACCCGGCCGATCTCGCGCGCCAGCCGGTCCATCTCGCCGGCGATCTGCTGGCGCTCCATCAGCAGCGCCGTCGGCGGCACCGGGTTCTGGGCGCGCAGATGATTGAGCGTCGCCGCGGCCGTCGCCCGGCTGCTCTGTGCGGCGGCATGGTCATTGCTCCATTGAGCAATAGCGTCATCGAGGCGCTGGAGCTTGCCGAGCTTCGCATGCGCCTCGGCCTCCCGAGCGGCCAGCGCGTCGTCATCGGCCTGGATCGCGGCGGCATCGCGCTGACTGGTGCCGGCCAGCGTGGCGATCTCCCGCTCGGCCTGCTCGACCTCCGCGGCGCGCTCGGCCTCGAACGTCGCCTGCCGCCCCTCGGCGACCTGCTGCTCGACCAGCGCGGTGGAGTGCTGGGCCTGCGCGAGGCGCAGATCGTTCTGGACGCCGGACAGGTTGGCATTGGCGAGGCGCAGCTTGTCCTTCACGACCTGGGCGACCTTCGACAGATCGTCCAGCCCCAGGACGCGCTCGAAGACGTCCTTGATCTCCTTGTCGGTCAGGGTTGGGAACGGGACGATCTTCGAGCCGTCGAAATAGACCGAGCGCACGAACGCATTGAAGTCCAGTCCGAGCAGCTCCTCGATCAGCCGGTCGGTCTCCTTCATCGTGCCGCGGGTCATGTCGTTGCCGTCGACCGACACCATCACGACGTTCTTGAGGGCCTTGTCTTTGCGGGTGCGCAGGATCTCGACCTTCCGGCCGTCGATGTCCCAGGTGCAGGTCACGCGGCAGTTCTTCCCCGGCGTCGGGCCGAAGCGGTTGTTGACGTACTCGTCGCCGGTCGGCTTGCCGCGCAGGTCGTAGCGCATCGTGCGGCCGAAGTTGGCCCACAAGATCGCCTCCAGCAGCGACGACTTGCCCGAGCCGTTGCTGTCGGCCGAGCTGGAGAGCTGGTTGTCGCCCTGCACCAGCAGCAGGCCGCGGTCGTCGAGACGAAGGCCGGCTTCGACGAAGGGGCCGAAATTCTCGGCCTTCACAGACACAAGTTTCATCATGCACCTATTGGTCTATCGTTCAATGACTCGATGGCTCAATCGCTCTATCGGCCTACCAGCCGTCCGCCCATTGCAGCGCCTCCCAGCACGCGGCGTCCGGATAGACCCAGTCGCCGTTCGGAAGATGGTCGACCCGCAGAGCGCCGGCGGCGATCAGCTCCAGGGCGGCGCGATGGAGGTCGTAGTCGCGCTGATAGAGCAGCTCCCTGCGAAGCTCCCCGTCCGGCCCCGGCCGCGTCGTGTACCGGCGCTCCGCCGGAAGATCGAGGCCAAGGCCCACGTCATGCCAGCGCCAGATCATCCGGCCGCGCGAGAGCGGCGACTGCATGGCCGAGAGCGTGCGCCAGACCTCGACATACCGGCCCATGTGGTCGGCATTCAGCAATGCAGCCATGGGGCAATGCTTCAATGGAGCTATCGGGTTGGCGGGTCGGTCACGACATGCAGGGAGGAGTCGGTGGGCGACTGGAGGATGACGTCGCCCCAGTCGATGTCCCAGAGCTTGCCGTCGCTGTGGACGCGGATGACCCTGCCGCGCCGGCTCAGCAGATCGTTCATGCCGGCCGTGGTCATGCTCGTTTCACAGAACTCCTGGGTTTAGCGCACCCAGTCGCTTTCTTTCAGGATCGCCATCGGCCACCTGCTGAGGGCTAGAGAGCTATTGCTCAATGGAGCTATTGGGGCATTGCTGTATGCGGCAAGCATCCGGCTGCGGCCAGATCGCGGGCGTACATCAGGATCTTGCCGAGATTGTTCTCGCCGACCCCGCCGCAGACGCCCCAGAAGCGATCGCCCCAGGTGTTGCCTTCGATCAGGGTAGCCGGCGCGGTAGCGACGAGCCGGCGCTGCAGGTCGACATGGGTGCAGAATTTCAGCAGGACGAGCGTGGTCATCACGGCCACGCGCACCTCGCTCCAGTTCGACCGCAGCGCCAGCCCGCGGCCAGCGCGCTTCGCCAGCCCCGGCGTCGGCAGCATAGCGATTTTCTCCCAGTCGCTCCGGCTCGTCGATTTGAGCGCCTGGAAGGCGTGCTCAACGGTCGGAAAGCGGATGCCCACGGCGACGATCGGGGAGGGCGCGAAGTTGCTGAGAAAGCGGTATCGGCCGCTGAAGGTGTCGATCACCATCCCTGGCTCCATGCCCGGTTCCAGGCGAGCGGCATGAAGCGCATGTGCTCGCCGGCGAAGCGGAACCGGCCGCTGCTGACGGCCGCCTCGCAGAACGCTGCGCGCGACATCCGCGTTCGCAGCAAGTCGCCCTCCAGCACCAGCTCGACCTCGTCGCCGTCCTCGGTGACGACCAGATCGCAGGCCGAGCGGTCGGCCCGGCGGACAAGATCCTCGACCGTGTCCTCGGCCTGCGCCAGGATACCGAAGACGGCGCGGGCCGCCTCGATGTCCTCGGCGCTGAGCGAAACCAGATCGACCATCACCAGCCCTCGGTGAGCTGGAGTTGCCGCGACCACTCTGCCTCCCGCAGGATCGTCGCCTGATGCGCCTTGATCTCATCGGGCAGCTTCTCGGGATCGAGCATGTCGACCGCGTCGCCGACCAGCTCGAACTTCGCGATCACGTCGGCCGGGACGAGGCCGAACACGGTGCCCTGCGCGTAGCCCTCGCCGACGATATGGATGAGGTCTTCGAGCGGCCGGCCGCCCTTGCCTTTGCGGCCCGTCTCGATCTTGGTGATCGTGTAGGTGTCGCGCTTGGAGCCGGGGAGGTCTTCCCACTTCCGGCCGCTGGGGGCGGCCGGGTTGACGGTGAAGCTCGGCAGCAGCCAGTTGCCGAGCTTGTTGCCCTTGTTCTTCAGGAAGGGCGTGGCGAACGGAACGTCGTCGCCCTTGTAGCGCAGCGCCATGCCGACACGGAGCTGGTCGGCCGTGAAGGTCGTCGCCATCTGATCCACTCCTATGGGCTTTAGTTCTGTCATCGTTGAATGATACGACAGAACGAGCCTTCACGCGACCCCGGCTTCTACCAGGCAGGCATCGTTCAGTGCTGCCAGCGCTGCCGCATCCTGCCCGGCGTATTGACCGGCCTTCATCTGGCCGTCGAGCCAGGTGCGGAACAGGTCGCTCGTCTTCATCTTCAGCGAGACGCTGGTCCGGGTGATCTGCGCCATCGAGCGCACCAGCTCGTCCTGCACCGCGAGCGCCCCGGCATCCTCGGCGATCTTGCGCATACGGGCGAGCGCGTCCTTGTCGTCGGCGCGGACCCGGACGAAGTTGCCGGCGGCGTCACGGGGCATCGCGTCGCCGGCGTCCCAGGTTACGAACTTCGGCACGCCCGGCACTTCGACCAGCTCCAGCGCCGGCGGCCGGCCCGGCACCAGCTCGATCACCGAGTAGCCGCGCGTCTGGCCGGCGTCGCCGAATGTGTGCTGGAGCGGAGCGCCGAGCATCCAGGCGTTCGGGGCGAGCTGCTTGTGGGTATGGTAGTCGCCGCACAGCACCAGGTCGAAGTCGGCGGTCGGCAGATGCTGCGGGCCGAAGCCCATGTCCGGAATGCCGGCCATCGAGCCGTCGACGCCGTGATGGATCAGGCAGATCGTGTGGGTCGGCTGGCGGGCGTGGGTGCGCCGCTTGGCGGCGACCTGATCGACACGGCGGATCAGCTCGGGCACGTCCGGGGCGTATTGAATCCAGCCCAGGCCGACGGACAGGCCGGCAACGCGGTTGAGATCCAGCACCTCGTAGCCGAAGCCCTCGAAGATCGAGATGCCGGGGATCGGCTTCAGCGCATCGAGGGCGTGCTCGCCGTCGGCGCGGCCCTCCATGTCGTGATTGCCCGGAATCATCCAGTCGATCAGATCATAGCCGGGTGCCCAATTCTCGCTATGGACGCCCCGGAAATGCTCCAAGACTGGGTTCAGCTCGGTCGGGCGCAGATGGCCCCGGACATGGAACAGGTCGCCGCAGAAGACGCGCAGATCGGCATAGTGGCATGCGGCGGCCTTGGCCGTCACGTCGAGCACGTCCAGGCAGTGCTGGAGGCGCGAGTGCCGGCCGGTCTTCGCATCGACGCTCGCGCCGAAGCGGTGCCGATGCACATGCAGATCGGAGAAGGCGATCAGTTTCATCGGCCGCGCCCTCAATGGACAGTTGCGGCCGCCGGCCGGCTTGCGCCGGCGGCCATGGCAGCGACCGTCTCGCGCATCGTCTGGGCGGTGAAGTAGACGCTCAGGAATCGGCTCAGCATCGCGAAGGCCAGGTTGTTGCTCAGCACCAGCTCTTCGCCCGGCACCACGGTCACGAGCGGCAGGAAGTCTTCCGGCCCCTGATCCTCCTTAAAGTGCAGCAGCGTCATCGTGCGGTCGGCGTAGCGTAGACCAACGTCGATCCGATCGCCGGCCTCATTGGCGAGGGCCTGCGCCTCCGGGATCAGCTTGCTCAGCTTCTCGGTCAGCTCGGGGCCGAAGGTGTCGCGGTCGAGTGCGATGGTCTGGGAAGCGGTGGACATCTAACACACCTCGTTGTTTGCTATGTCGTTAGTTTATGTCATCGCTTACTGATAGCGCAAGAAAAAGACGACTTTACTCAGCAGCAATCGAAAACGGCATGATGACGGGTTTCAGGGCCGCGGCCGGCTGCACATACGGCACGGCGTCGATAAGGAGGCCGGCCGGCACACGGGACAGGTCGACATCGTAGATCGGAGCGCCATTGCGAGGCGAGCCGGTAAAGGGGCGGGGCAGGGAATCGCGCCAGGCGTTCCAGCCCGCCAGCATGCCACTGATGACCGCCTGTCGGGTATGGTGGCCGCCCGCGGTGAGGTTATGGCGAATGCGCGCCTCCCGCGTCTCCTGCTCGTACATTGAGCGGCGGGCGTGCTTGTTCAGCACGTTCTCCCAGAAGCGCGTCGCCTCGACCTTGATCGAGGACGGCAGCAGGGTCGGCATCATGACGGCCAGCACCGATGCAATCTCCCAATTCTTCGCCTCGCTGCCGGCCGCGGCGCGGATGAGCTTGAACGCTTCCTGTCCGGCAGCGCTCCAGTTCTCGAACATGCCCGACAGCAGCTCGGGGTCCAGCTTGCCCTTGCTGGCGCTGACGTTGAAATTTCGGTAGATGATCCGGCCCGCACCCAGCACCAGCTTCGTCTCGGACGGCGTCAGGCCAGCGCCGGACATCTGGGCCGGGGAGACGGCATCGGTGGCAGACGGCGTCGACCCGCGATAGAACTCTAGGAAGGCTTTGCGGGCTGTCGCTTCGTCCGGCATTTCCATGACCACAAAGAAAACCTCGACCACGACCCCGGCATTGGCGATGGCGCTCATGCGGTGCTGGCCGTCGACCAGCAGCAGCCGGTTTATGCCGCGGATCTTGAAGAAAACGAACGGCACGACGCCCATGTAGGTGCCGGCCTTGATTGTCTTCTCGATGTCCTTGGCCTTGCTCGGCTTGAAGATGCGCTGAACGAAGTGCCGGTCGACATGGTTGTCGTACAGCTCGCGGGCGTCATTCGGGGACAGCATGCGCTTCTGCATCGGCAAAGCAATGATAGAGGAAACGAGAGAAGACATCTGGCATTCTCCACTGATGCAACACAAATCAGCGTCGCTGTGTCGCGACACGAGAAATATACTTCAGCAATTAATGACAGGAGAAATGAAAGAAGCCCGCGGAGTTTTCCGCGGGCTTCATTTTGCAGTCAGTCGTTTTCGATTTACGAGAAGGCGTTGGACAGGTCGACGCTGCCAGCGCCGCCCGGTGCCGGCGTGCTCTCGTCATCGGACTGGACCGGGCCGTCCTCGACCGGGTTGATCGACGACATGACGTGGTCGGTCAGGCGCTTGGCGAGGTCTGGGTCTTTGCGGCAGGCTTCGTCGAAGTCGTTCACGTTCCAGCGCTTCTTGCCCTCGAACTCGACCGTGACGCCGCCGACCGGGCCGAGCACGCCGGCCTCCTTGCCGAGCAGGATCATCGTGCCGATCGGGTCCAGGCCGACCGGATCCACGGTGCGGAAGACGTACTTGGTCTTCTTGAAGGGCCGGAAGACCTTGTTCTTGCGGGTATACAACTCCACGACGTCGCCGATCACCTCGGACGTCTTGTCGTCGTAGTTCCGATACCACTTGTCGACCCGGCGCAGGCGCAGCATTACCGACGCATAGAATTTCGGCGCGTTGCCGCCCGGCTCCGTCGAGTTGTCGCCGAACATGACGCCGGGGTTGGTGCGGAGCTGGTTCAGCAGGATCATGGTCGCGCCGGTGACGTCGGCGTCGCGCGCCAGCCGCTTCAGTTCGATGCTGAGCAGGGCAGCGTGCTCCATGTTCTTGGTCTTCATGTTCTGCTTGGTGTAGTCGACGTCCTGCGCCTCCGGGATCATCGAGGCGATGGAGTCCATGCCCAGCACCATTGGCACCAGCTTCGACAGATCGACGCCGCGCATCGCGTCATAGAGGGCCTCGGCCGACGCCCGCGGCTTCTTGTCGGTGTCCTTCGGCAGCGTGAAGCCCAGCTCCACCGACCGGACGTACCGCATGATCTTGTAGACGCGGGCGAAGCCCTCCTCCGCCGTCGCCGGCTTGCGGTAGTACCAGTTCTTATCGGTGTCGTCGCAGGCCAGCCCCAGGCGCTTGGCATGGACATGGGCGAAGGCGTGCTCGAAATCCTCCAGTGCCGAGAAGCCGCCCATGCGCTGCGCCTTCGTCATCAGCTCGGTCATCAGCGCGGTCTTGCCGCAGCTTTCCGGGCCGGCGATGGTGATGATGCGCCCACCGGGGAAGCCGAGGTTCGGATCGCCGGAGATCGCCATGTTGACGTTGGGCAGGCTGGTAGGCAGCCAGTAGGGCACGGAGCCGGAGAAGCTGTCGCGGCTGCCGACGGCGTCCGCCAGCCCTTCCATGATCTTGTCGAAGTCCATTGAGCTATTCCTCTATTGATGCAGCGCCCTGTCAGGAGACGGCAGCCAGCTTGAAGGGGACAATCCAGGTCGGAAGGTCGTTGTAGATGCTGTCGAAGGAGTGGGTCATGCAGACATCGACGAAGGCGCTCTCGTCGAACGCGCCGCGCTCCAGCGTCACCGCCTCGGCCGGGATCTGCATGTCGCGCAGATCGACCAGTTTGAGCGAGCGCTCGTAGCCCATTGGATCATTGAGCCATTGAACAATGGCTTGCTCCTTGGCCGTCTGCGTGCCGTCCTTCTTCTTCGCCAGCTCGCCCAGGATATACTTGCCGGCCGTCTTGGTGCCGATACCCGGTGCGCCCGGCACGTCGTCGCCGTCATCGCCGGCGATCGCCTTCATGCGCACATACTGGTCGGGGTTGGTCAGGGGCACGCCGTAGCGGGCCTGGACGATGTCGGCGAAGTTGAGCGGGGTGACGAGCTGGGCCTTGCTGACGATCCAGCACGACACGGTCGGGCTGACGAGCTGGAGCCAGTCATAGTCGCCGCTCATCAGCACGAAACGGGTCTGCGGCCAGCGCCGGGTCAGCCAGCCGGCCAGATCGTCGGCCTCGAAGCGCTCGGCTCGGATTTGCGTGATGCCGAGGCAGGGCAGGATTTGGCGGATGCGCTTCACCTGATCGCCGAAGTCGGCCAGCCTCGCCAGATCCTCCGGCGTCTTCTCGGTGTCGCGGCTCGCCTTGTAGTCGGGGTATACGTCGCGCCGCCACAGGCTCTCGCGGCTGCTGTCCCAGGCGATCATCACCTTGACCGTGTCGCCGGTCAGCTCGGATATCTGGTCGGCCGCCGCGCGCACCATGCGCAGAAAGCCGAAGATCGCGCCGGTCGGCCGGCCAAGATGGTCGATCAGCGTCTCGCCGACATAGAACGCCGCCCAGGCGATGTTGCTGCCGTCGACCAGCAGAGTCGTTGTCATGGGGTTGCTCCCGATAAAAGGAGAGGGGCGCGAAGGCCCCTCTCATTCGTCAGCGATCGCAGGCGATCACAGGCCGCCCAGGATGCTGTCCAGCTCGGCGGCCAGCGCTTCGGCCGAGGTGGCGGCCGGCTGGACCGGGGCGGGCTGGGCAGCGGCCGGCTGCACGGCGGCGGGAGCTGCCGCCGGCTGCGGGGCAGGGGAGGGCGCGACCGGCTGGGCCGGCACGTCGATCACGGTCGGCTGCGGAGCAGCGGCCGGCTGGGGCTGCGCGACGGCCGCGGCCGGAGCTGCACCCGGGAAGCCAGCCGGAGCGACGGCCGGGGCAGCAGCGCCGGGGAAGGCGGGAGCGGCCGGCGAAGCGGCGGCACCCGGGAAGCCGGGCATCGCCTGGGCCGGCTGCTGGACCGACTGCATGAACTGCGCACCGGCAGCGTAGCCCGGCGTCGCAGCGCCCGGGAAGCCGGCCGGAGCAGCCGACGGCGGGGGCAGGGCACCGGGGAAGCCGTTCGGCGCACCGACGGCCGCGAAGCCACCGGCGGAGCGCTGCCCGGGCTGCTGGGCGAGCGGACGCAGCAGATCGCCGGTGAAGGACGCGACCGCGGCGTTCTTCTCGATGATGTCGGCCCGGACGATCTCTTCCAGGTCGAGCAGATCGTCGTCGGTGATGCCGGTGTCGAACGGCGAGGCGTCGGAGACGGCGATCTCCATACCCTGGCCCTGCGAGCGCGGCGTCGCGACGACCTTGAAGACGTAGCCGCCCTGCAGCGCGAAGAACGTCTTCGACACCAGCAGCAGACCCTTGATCTTCTCGAACTGGGTCTTCGCCAGCTCGATCGGCACGACCGGGTTGAAGGTGCGGGTGACGGGGTCGAAGAACTGACCGCTCACCAGATACCGGCGCGACGCATACGCCTCGTCGGCGATCTCGGCCACCATCGGGTTATTCTTGCCGGTGGCGACGGCGGCGCACAGCGGGCAGGCCTGGCCGTAGGTGTGATGCAGACAGCCGAACCAGACCTTCTTCTCATACCCCGGCGGCTTGAAGGCGTGGGTGCCAAAGCTGTGGAACCAGCGGGTGTTCCAGGTGCCGTCGGGCTTCTGCGTGCCGAAACCCTTCGACGGAACAAGGCGCAGGTAGTATTCCCCGGCGTCCTTGAAGCGGAAGCGGTCGGCGCTCTTGGAAGCCGCGGCCTTGGCGTCGGCATCGACGTCGGCCATCAGGGCGGCGGTGAACGGGTCGAGCTGACCAAACGGCATCGGGGCGGCAGCGGCAGCGGTCGGAGCGAGAGCGTTCATGGAAAAACCTCAGTTTCTATCAGGAATGAATGATAACTGTGGAACGATGCACTACGGCGTTGGACGTTCATCACGTCACGAGATACAAACTAGCTTTGTTTCTGTCATCGGTCAATGATAGTTGCCCACGCAAAGGTGTGATTCTCACCTCGTCGATCAGCCGAACGGCGTCTGCGGCTGATTGCGGATGGCGAAGCTCTGCTGGCGCTCGGCCCGGATGTTCGTCGCGAGCGTGACCAGCATGTCCTTCTTCTGGGCGAACGCCCTGACCAGGCCCTCCAACTGCGACACCGCGGCCTCGAGCTCGTTGACGCGCTGCACGCGCACCTTCCAGTCCGGATGCAGCATGACCTGCATTTCGACCTGCTTCTCGGTCAGCTTCTGGCCGCGAGCCAGCGCCTGGTCGCGGAGCTGCTTGTCCAGCGCGGCCGTGAAGACGTCCCGCTCCAGCTTGGCCTGACGCAGCCGGCCCTCGGCCTCGGCATGGGCAGAGACGTAGTAGGCGTACAGGCCGGCCTGCCGGATGATGGCGTCGTCCATGTTGGTCGGGTTGATCTGCAGGTCCATCGCAAGATCTTCCGGGCGGATGCTGAAGGCCCGTGCGATGCCGTCGGTGGGGATCATGGAAAGGCGGTCTCCGTGATGATGGGTGGGTTCTGATCGGTCGGCCAGAGCTTCATGCGGGGATCGAGCCGATCGGTGAAGCTGCCGGAGCAGCTAAGAAAGGTGGCCGTGCCGTTCGCGTTCGGCCTGACCCACCACCCGCACTCATCGACGTACCAGCGGCCGGGAAGGGAGCGGGAGGCGGGCCTGGGACGGTTGCTGCGCCGGCGGGGAATCTTGGGGCAGCGCAATTCGGTCACTCCCAGCCGGAGGCGATGCCCCGCGTCTTGCTGGCGACGGGGAAGTGGGCCTCCTCGGTCATGCGGATGATGCCGTCGGCGATCTTGAGCGCGCGGGCGAGGCGCGGATGTCCCTTTTCCGCCCGGTCGATCAGCTCCTCGTCGGTCCCCTCGAACTCGTGACCGCTCGTCTCGCGCATCACGAGCCGCGCGGCCTTGGCGCGGATGCTGATCGCCTCGAACAGGCCGATGTCGCGCATCAGACGGTCTCCCTCTGCTGCGCGCCGACGGCCTCCAGGGCGGCCCGGACCTGGCGCATGTTGCTCTCGATGGCCGAGACATGGGCGAGGGTGCTCGCCACGAACTCGGCGACCCTCTCCTCGCGCAGGGCCGCGACGTTGCTGTCGCACCAGCGCGCGATCGCCTCGCGAACGTCCGCCATGCCGTTGAGGTGCGCGCGGGCGGCGTCGGTGAGCTGCTTGCCGTTGGCAAGCCCGAACCACCAGAGCTTCCACTCGCCGGCGCGGAAATCCGTCTCGGCCGTCAGCGCATAGCGCACGCGGTTGATCGACAGCGGGGCGATGATGGCGATCTTGATGCCCGAGCTGGCGCGGATCGCCGCGGCCTTCTCCGCGATCTCCTCGGCCAACCGCTCGCCCCGGAAGGTGCTGACGATGCGATGGTCGAAGTTGACGCTCTCATGCCGCGTGAGCTGGGCGTTCGCCATCCCGAGCGTCGGAAGCATCAGCTCCATCGTCAGGCCTCCCCGCCCTCGGCGACGGGCGCAGAGCGCTCGATCGCCAGTTCGTTCTCGACCCACTCCCAGTAGCCGAGGTTCGTGTCGCCGTTCTCGACCTGATAGCGCCAGTCGGCACGCGGGTAGCCGGGGTGCTCGCCCCAAACGCCGCGGTCGCCGCCGAACTCTTCGATCAGCGCCCCGATCGGATCCGGCCCCTCCTGCTCGACATTCAGGCGCTCGCACAGGGCGTCGATGCCGGCGTCGTCCAGGCTGATGCCGTCGCCGCCGTTAGTGGCGATGTCGTGGATGTCGTCGGGACGGTTGAAGGGATCGCCCATGCCCTTGCTCTGGTAGAAGCGCAGCGCGGCGAGGATGGTGTCGCGCTCCTGGTTGGTGATCTTCACTGCTCGTCCTCCTCGATCATCTGGCGCACCGCCTCGAAGCCTTCGACGGCGATCAGATAGGCGATCTGATCCTCGACGCCGCCGTTGTTGATCTGCGAGGCTTCGGCGAACTTGGCGTCATGGACATGGCCATCCAGGAAGTCGTCCGGGCGGCCCTTCTCGCCGAAGAGGTCGACCAGCTCGCGGACCATCTGCTGCTCTGCGGCTTTTCTGAAGTCGCTCACGGTGCCGCCGTGACCGCAGGCACCGCAGCAGCAGCGGCTGTCATCGTCCCATTCATGGCTGCCGTCGAAGCTCAAATCGGCGTCACTGCCGCTACCCGTCAGGCGAACATGAACAAGCGCGGCAACGTCGATGCAGTCATCCTGGCCGCACTTCGGGCAGAGCATGCCGTGGGCGTCGCGAACAATCGTCATCGCTCACGCCCTCCCGGCCTGCTCGCCGAGCATCGCGGCGCTGATCTCGCGGGCGCGGGGGTGCTGAAGCACCGCCCGCCCGAAGTCAGTCAGGAGCGCCGCGCCCCGATCGTCCTTCACGGCCATGCCGAGTTCGACCAGCGTCGCGAGCGAGCGCTCGACCAGGCCCTTCGTCAGCTCCTCGTTCGCGACGATGCCGGCCATCGGCCCCAGCTCCTCAAGATGCCGGGTGTTCGCGGCGATCAGCGCCTTTACGGCGTCCTCGACTTGCTGTTCAGAAACAGACACATTCATATCATCACCTTTATATTTGTAATTAGTGACTGATAGAGAAGTTAGACAAGAAGCTCAGAGATGGCGAGCGAAACTTGCCGGAGATCGTCCGGGCCAACACCGTCCAGCATCGGCGACTTGCAGAACACCACCGGGAAGTCCTTGAAGCGCTCGGTCTTGGCGTGCAGGCGCATGACGCTGGCATCCTCGCCCATCAGCGCCTTGGTGACGTCCGAGCCGATGGCGATGATGAGTGGCGGCTTCACGATGTCAATCTCATGGTGCAATAGCTCAATTGACCTATCGCGCCATTGGTCAAAGCCGAGCGGCGGCTTGCGGAAGCGGTACAGGCTGGTGAAGTAGAAGTCGGACGGCTTGAGCGACAGCTCCGGCCGCAGCACGTCGAGCAGCTTCTCGAAGGCGGGGTTCTGGCCCATCGTGCCGGCCTTCTCCTCCTGCCAGCCCGGCGCACCCAGGATCGCCATGATGCGCGCCGACTTGCCGGTCATGCCGGGGTAGACCGCCTTCATCTTCGTCTCCTGCTCGAACACGGGCAGGACCGTAAAGATGCGCTGCAACGCCGCCACCGTCGAGTTGTCGATCAGCAGCGTTGCCCCGGTGTCGACCGTCAGCACGTCGACCGCGAGATCCTTCATCAGTTCGCGTCGCTTCGCTGTCAGCACGTCGTCATGCGGACGTGCCCAAGGGAACGCTCCAACGCTCTGTAGGGCGTCTGTCACGCGCTTGTTGACGACACGCGCATAGATGCGATTGGCGAAATCCTGGGCGCTTGTAAACGCTCCTGCGACTGTCCGGCTCGCGTCGAATTGCACGATGCCCTTCTTCTCTTGCCGAGCTTCGCCGCGGGCCAGGCCCTGGTTGTCGATGCGCCCTTCGCGAGCGCCGGCGATCAGCTCGGCCGCCTTCTCGCCGACGCCGTGGATCGCGGTCAGCGGCGCTGCGATCATCACGTCGGAGATCGGTACGAAGCGCGTGGCGTGGGAGGTGTTAACGTTCGGCCAGTCGATCTGCATGCCGGCCTTCACCACGTCCTTCATCGCCAGCTTCAGCTTCTCGGACGATTCGGTGCAGGACAGATGCGCTGCCCAGAACTCGGCCGGGAAGTTGGCCTTCATGTAGGCCGTCCAATAGGCGATGGTGGCGTAGGCGTAGGCGTGGGACTTGTTGAACGAGTAGATGCCGAACTCGGCCATCGTCGCGAAGATCGCCTCGGCCTCCTGCTCGGTCAGCCCGTTCCGCTTCGCGCCCTCGATGAAGGGCGGTGCATGCTTGGCGAACTCGGCCGGCCCCAGCTTCTTGCCGCAGATTTTGCGCATCTTGTCGGCTTCAGTGAAGTCGAAGCCGCCGACCTGCACGAACACCTCCATCATCTGCTCCTGATAGATCAGGGTGCCGAAGGTCGGCTCCAGGATCGGCTGCAGGAGCGGGTGCATGTAGGTCGCCGGAATCTGCCCGGTCTGGACCTGCTGGTATTTCGGGATCTCCTTCATCGGACCGGGCCGGTAGAGCGAGATCACGTCGGCGATGATCGAGAAGCGGTCGACCTTGCAGCCCTTGAAGACCTCGCGCATGCCGTGGCTCTCGCACTGGAACACGCCGGTCGTATCGCCCTTGTCGAACAGCTCCAGGGTGCGGGGATCGTCGAGGGACAGGTCTTCGTAGACGATGCGGCGGCCGGTGCGCTGGAGCACATACTCGGCGGCGTGGCGCAGGATCGTCATCGTGCGCAGGCCGAGAATGTCGAGCTTCATCTGCCCCATGTTCTCGATCTGCCACTTGTCCCAGCACGACACGCGCCGGCCGTCCTTGCCGCGCAGCAGCGCGCACAGGTCGGCGACGGGCACGCCGGAGATCACGACGCCGGCGGCATGCTGGCCGGTGCCGCGCATCCAGCCGGTCAGCGCGCGGACATGCGGCTCGACGACCGGGTACTTGCGGAAGAAGCCGGCGACGGCGGGGTCGGCGAAGATCTCCTCGGCATGCGCCTTCTCGGCCTCCGGATCGTCGACCTGGATGTCGGGCACCTTGATCGCGCCCGTGACCTGGTTGATCTCGACGTGGTTGATCTCGAAGACGCGGCCGACGTCCTTCATCGCGCCGCGGGGCTTGAGCATGGTGTAGCTCGCCACGCCGCAGACATGGTCCTTGCCGTATTTGCGCTCGATGTAGTCGAGCACCTCGTCGCGGCGCTCGTCCTCGAAATCGGTGTCGATGTCGGGCAGGTCGAGGCGGCCGGGACGGAAGAAGCGCTCGAAGATCAGGCCGTGCCGGATCGGGTCGATCGTGGTGATGCCGATCAGATAGCACAGCAGCGAGCCGCCGGCCGAGCCGCGGCCGGGGCCGACCGCGATGCCGTTGCGCTTCGCCCAGGCGATGATGTCGGCCAGGATCAGGAAATAGTCGAGGAAGCCGGCCTCGGTCAGCACGTTCATCTCATGGACGAGGCGCTTCACATAGCGCTCGTCGCCGGCCAGCCCCTTGCGCTTGAGCGCCTCGCCGGCCATCACCAGCAGCGTCTTGCGGCTGTCGTCGGACATCTTCGGCAGGGAGATCGCGCGGTTGGTCAGCTCGAAGCCGAGCCGGTCGGCGATGATCGCCGTGCTCTCGAACGCCTCCAGCACATGCGCCTTGTCGAGCGCGCCCGACTTGATCCAGGGCGCGAAGGCCTGGAGCATCTCGGTGCCGGACTTCACATAGAGGTCGTCGACCGGGTAGCGCCAGCGCTCCGGGTTCGACCAGACGTCCTGGCTACCGACGGCCAGCAGCACCTCATGGCCGACATTGTCGCCGGGGTTGGCGTAGTGGAAATCCTGGGTGGCAACGAGGCGCAGGCCGAGCTGGTCGCGCAGATGCACCGCCCGCGCGTTGACCAGGCGCTGGCCCTCGTCCTGATGGGGCTGGATCTCCAGGTAGACGCGCTCCGGCCCGACGGCCGCCACCAGCTCGCGCAGCACGCAGTCGGCGTCGCCGCGCTTGAGCACGCCGCCGGCGCAGGCAGTGGTGAAGATCAGGTTCTTCGTCTCATAGAGGTCGGCGAAGGCATTGCGCGGCTTGCCGTAGAAGTTCGGTTCGCCGGAGGCCTTCGACAGCAGCCGGCACAGCTCGGTGAAGCCATCCTGGTTCTGCGCGAGCGCGACGACATGGCTGTAGTCGCGCCGGCCCTCCTCCTTGCTGGCCGGCCGCCATGCGGGGTCGGTCGTGCAGTAAAGCTCGGATCCGACGATGCCCTTCAGCCCGTGCTTCTTTGCCGCCTTCAGCAGCGCCGGCACGCCGGCGATCGACGCATGATCGGTCACGCAGATCGAGGACAGACCGACGCTGGCCGCGCGCTTGGCGAGGTCGTCCGGAGACGAGAGCGCGTCAGGCTGCAGGAGATTGCTGAAAAAGCTGTGGCCGTGCAGGTGGTGAAAGGGAATGCTCATCTCGCCCTCACAAAACAGCGTCTGCGTATACTTCACTAATTACTGACATATGGTCAAACGAATAGTGCCGGGGCTTCCCACCTTCACCATGGTCTACATCAACGACGTCGATTGCGGGGAACACATGGTCGGCGCTCGCGCGCAGGATAGGCTTGGAAGAGCCGGCGCTTGAAGTCGCCTGCCCCGGCAGTGGCTCTTGGAGCACAGTCCCGCTCTGTGACTGGCGGGAGATTATCACCTCTCGATGATAAAAACCAGATGTCCGTTGTCGATGCGCCGGCAGCGGCGCAGGATTCCGAACAGCGCCATGTCGCGCAGGGCGTCGCGCACGCAGGCCTTGTTGTAGGCCGTCCCGCGCATGCCCGACGCCGACAGCACCCGGTCGGTGATGTCCTGCGGCGCGACCGGCACCGTCTCGGCCATGCCGCCGGCAATCTCCCAGGTCCAGTAGGCGATCGAGCCGCCAATGACGTGGCTCTGACCGGCATAGGGGTTGCCGAGATTGGCGAACTGGTCGAGGTCGGGCATCACGGCGACGCAGCTTCCCGCGCGATACCAGTCGATCTGGTGGCGCTTGTCGCGGTCTTCGGTGGCCGGGCAGGTGATGCGGTAATCCCTGCCGCTTTCCATGCAGAACAGCTCGGGCCAGGGGACGTCCTTCGCGCGCTGCTGGAAATCGCCGGAGACGGTGAGCTGGGTCTTCGTCACCAGCGTCTCGCCGTCCGGCCGCAGCATGACGCCGCGGAAGTCGAAGGCCTCCGGGCGGGGGCGGGCGGCAGGGCGGCGCTCGCGCTGCGGGGCCGGCGTCGCTTCGACCGCCAGCTCGTCGAACACCTCGGGCCAGGAGGTAGCCGGCGCGGGCCGGGCGGCCAGCAGATAGGCGTAATGCTCGGCGATCACGTCGAGCGAGGCCGCAGCCTCGCTGCGCAGCGCCACGCAGTCGTCATGAACCAGGCACAGCGCGCAGCGCGCGACCGGCTGAGCCAGCGTGCCGTAGCAGGGACGGCTGCGGAATGCCTGAAGCTCGGCCTCGACGAGCGAGGCCTCGAAGATCACGTCGTCCATGTCACTGCGCTCCACAAAAATAACTCGTGAAATGACTATAGCGCTGACAGACAGAGCGGGGAAAAGCTACTGTCCGTCAGCGGTGACATATAGACGACGGCGCGCTTAATCCTCGTCGATGCTCTTGGCGTAAACGCGCTGGTACAGCTCGCCGACGACCTTCGCGTCGGTTTCGTTGAGCTGGTTGACGAAGGCGAGGCGGAAGGAGCGGCCGGACTCGCCGGTGCTCATATCCCAGTCCGCCCAGTTGAGCACCTGGCGCGTGGAGAGCGGGCAGCTCACCTTGCCGCCGATGTAACCGTCGCGCACCAGCTTTGCGACCTTCGCGATGTTCTTCACCCGGCCCTCGGGGAGCTTCGGGAAGACGCGCTTGATGACCTCGCGCTCCTTCTCCTCCGGCATGTAGTCGATCTTCACGAACATGCGGAAGCGGTTCATGGTGGCAAAGGACTGCACGCTGGTCGAGGCATACAGGCCGGTGTCGTCGCCCATGCCGTTGGTGTTGCCGGTGGCGACCATGATGCACTCCGGATGCGGCCAGATCTTCTCGCCGCCCTTGTTGCCCAGGATCAGCGGCTTGCCCTCCAACAGGGCGTTGCACATGGCCGTGACGACCGCGTTGCCGCTGTCGTATTCGTCAAAGCAGATGATCGACGGCTGCTGGAGCGCCTTCACCAAGCCCGAGTACATATACTCCATCGCGCCGCGGTCATTGACGACCCACAGGCCGGTCAGCTCGACCGGCTCCTTTTCGCGGAACATCTGCTCGCGCCAGAACGGGCGGCCGGTGCGGGCAGCGAACTGCTCGAACCAGGTGGTGTTATGCGTCACCGTGAAGTCGCCGAGCAGGAACAGGCGATCCGGTCCTTCGATCTGGAAGCCGTAGTAGTCGCCCTCGCCCAACGGCTCCAGCGTGATGCCGACGTTCAGCACATTCTTTACCTGCTGTCGCGGCGTCGCCTTCTTGCGCTCGACGCGGCACGGGATCTGGTCAATGTCGCCGCTGATCCAGCAGCGATAATAGATATCCTCGACGCCGTTGTTCGCGCAGGTCTTCTTGGCTTCCGCCTTGTATGCGGCAAAGCCGAGCGAACGCGCCACGAAAACCACGTCATCCAGCAGGCGCTCGGACTTCAGCGTCAGATCATAGCCGCCGACACCGAGGCAGCCGTCGGTGTCGATGATGCCGGCCAGAAGCTCCAGGCGCTCGGAACGCGATGCCGTCTTATAGGCATGCGGAACATGCTTGTTGTCGATCAGGCCGTGCAGGCGAAGCGCCTGGCGCAAAACGTGGGTATGCTTCTTACCTCCGGGCTTCGAGATCGAGTAGGTGACGAGATCGACGGACGACGCCGAGCGGTCCTCGCGGCACACCATTCCAAGGCGACGGGCGTAGTCGTGAAGATACGCGCCGATCTCGGGTTCCGTCGACCAGATGTTCGAGTTCGCCGAATTGCCGTCACCCAGCCAAAGACCAAGAAAATACGGCTCAAGCGGCAGCGGCTCGGCCAGGGGGAGAAAATCGACACCAGCGCGCCAGCCCTTCGCACAATGCTTGAAGGTCGATGTCTTCTGAAGGTAGTCGCGCACCTCGATGTTGACGATTGAGCCATCCTCAATGCCGCACGAGCGCTTTGATCCGTTCGTCATGCGCAGCGACAGAATATGGCTCTCGTTGACGACGTAGGCATCGCCCTTGGTCGGCACGACGCGATAAAGCGGCTCGCGCCCGCTGCCGATCGCCACAACGCGGCGCGGAAAGCTATCAGGCCCCATCAGCAGATCGCCGACCCGCACATCCTCGACAGGCCGAATCGTGCCGTTGAACATCATCACCGGCGTGCCCTTGCCGAGGCACTTGCCGGAGCCGGTCGGGCCGTGGGCATAGACGCGCCCGCCCTTCTCCATGCCCATGATGAGGTCGCGGCTGACGGCCTCGGGGAAGTAGTAGTTCGGATCGACGTCCGGGACGCCGTGCTCCTTGGTGAAGCCGGCATAGGTACGCACCGGCATCTGCTTGGTGTAGCCGGTCGCCTTGCCGAAGCCGATGGCGAACAGGTCGATCGACGATTTCGGCTCGCTGGTGTAGCGTACCTCGGCCTGGGCCGAGAAATGCGCCTTCATCACCTCATTGCCGAGCGGCGACAGCAGCTCGGCCCCGGGATGCTTGGCGATGTAGTCCTCGGCGCTCAGGCCATGGGCGTCCTGGATATGCTTGTAGAGGGAATGCCCCTCGAACCCGCATTCCCGGCACTTCACCTTGGCCTCGATGTCGATTGCGGGTTTACGCATCGCGATCACCTGTGCGGACATAACACAAACCCCTTATTGGTTTATTATCATCGCTGACTGATAGAACATCGCACGCGCGAGCGCCAGAGGGCAATTGAAGACGTGCCCGCGCGTTCACGCATGGAGTCATTGCCGAATAGAGCTATTGCTGCATTGAGCTATGCGGACAGCGCCTCCAACTTGGCGAGCGCCGATCTGGAATCAGCGATCTGCTCGGACCATGACTCCCTCTCGTAGGGGAGGGCGTGCCGAAGGCCGCACAGCGCCTCCAGGCGCTCGATTTCATTGCGCAGCGCGGTCTTCAAGGCCGCGCGCTCGGGGCCCGTCAATTGAACCATTGAGCTATTCCTCTATTACCCCATCAGGGCGTGTTTGAGTTCGTTCATCGCCACGGCCGGCAGATCGGCGACGTTGTTGATGACGGCGCAGCGCGGGTAGTAGTGCTTCACCGCGTCCGACATGATGCCGATTCCGACCAGCTCCAGGCCCGGCGTCCGGGCGAGCAGCTTGGCGACATGGGCCATGTAGCGCTCGGCCGCGTCGCCCTCGATGTTCTTGCCCTGGCGCGCGGCCGGGAAGCCGTCCGACATGACGATGATGACCTTGCGGCTTTCCCGCCGGCGGGAGACGCGCTTGGCGATCTTGTAGATGCTGTCGCCGTCGGCGTTGGCCCCCATCATCTGCCCGGGCATCAGCGCGAGCTTGGTCTTCATCTGGGCGAACGGGATTTCGGGCGTCTTGTAGCGGAACTCGACGATCGGGTCGATCCGCTCGAAGTCGGCCAGATCGGGATTGGCAAACGCGCCATAGACGTAATCGCGGGCGCGTCGCCACAGATCTTTGTCCTGTGCCTCGTGCTCTTCGCAGCCAAGTCCGGTCGTGAAGCCGGAGATGCCGAACGGGATGCCGATCTTCGCCAGGCTCTCGGCAAGCGCGATGCAGGTCTGCATCGCCGTCTCGATCTTGCTTCCGTCCATCGAGCCGCTGTGATCGACGACCAGCTCGACGTAAGTGTCGAGCTTCGCGCCCTCCTGGCGGGTCTGGAAGACGTTCGACTGGCCGGCGCGGAGCTGGCTGATCGCATTCAAGCTGACCGCGCCCGAGTGCCGGCCGCGCAGCGTGGTCGCGGTGGTGCGCGACAGCAGAACACGGGTCAGCACGCCGGCAATGACGTTGACGTAGGGCTTCACCGCGTCGTAGGCCCGGCTGTAGCTCTCCAGCGTCGCCTCGCCGACCGGCTCGATGATCTGATCGAACTCTTCGGTGTAGGCGCGATGGCCGGTGACGGCACGGCTGTCGACCTCGATCTCGCTCTGCATGACGGCGTGCAGGGTCGACGACTTTTCGAGCGCCTCGCGCTTCTGCTCGCCGCACAGCGCATCGAGCACGCCGCGCATGCCGCTCGGTCCGCCCTCGGCGACGTCATCGGTGCCGCGGCCGTCGCTGGCCTCCTGGCTGTCCTCTACCGGCTCGTCGTCAGCCTCCTCGCCCTCTCCATCGCCTCCCGGATCGTCGCCGTTGCTGTCGCCGGCGGCATCGCCATCTTCATCGCCGGCACCGTCATCGCCAGGGGCCGGGGCGTCGCCCTCATCGTCCTCGCCGTCTGCGCCATCTTCGCCGGCATCGCCTCCAGCGCCGCCCGCATCGCTTTCGCTGTCGTCTCCAGCGTCCGCAGCGTCGTCATCATCTGCGTCGCCATCGCCTCCAGCGCCGTTCGCGTCTGCGCCGGTGTCGGCGTCCTCGCCATCAGCATCGCCGCCAGCAGAGCCGTCGTCCCCGTCATCGGCGTCGTCGCCAGCAGCCTCGTCTTCGTCGCCTTCGGAAGCGGCCGGGCCGGCAGCATCGCCATCGCCCTGATCGTCGTCAGCTCCTTCATCAGCGCCGTCGCCGCCGGCTCTACCATCGCCGCCCTGATCGCCATCGTCAGCATCGTCCTGATCGGATCCGCCGGCCGATTGCTCGTCATCCTGCTCCCCCTCGCCCTGGTCGCCGTCGGCGTCATCGACCCCGGACGCCTCGTCGTGTTCGGCCTCTTCGTCGCTGTCGCTGCCGGCGCTGCCCTCGCTGTTGCCGCCGTCATCGTCCTGCTCGACAGGCTCATCGGGATCGGCGTTCGACGAGCACTCCTCGTTCTCGGTTTCGCCGCTGCTGTCGCGCTCGTCCTGCTGGCCCTGGCCGCCACCCTCACCCGTCTCTTCGTTGGGCTGCTGGGAAGGCGGGGGCGGGGGAGGAGGGGGCATCGGCGGCTGCTTGGCCTGCTGGTTGAGCTTGTCCAGCTCGGCCAGGATCGCCTTGGCCTCGTCATAGGCCGCGGCCGTCGAGGGCAGGGTGTGCCACTTCTCGATGCGCGCCGCGAAGTGCTTGACGACCTTCAGCGTCTCGCCGCCGCAGTCGTCGAGAAATTGCTGGGCTTCCGGCAGGCCACCGACCTTTGCCCGCCACCAGCAGATTGCAAGAACGAGAAACCGGCTGAAGGCCGGGTAGGCGTCGTCGTTCTGCCAGTTCTCCCGGATCTTGGAGATCGACCAGATCGCCGAGCGGTCGAGGTTAAGACCCATGCCGCGGTAGAGATTGGCGGTCTGGAACTCCTGCCGCACGTCCTCGACCGCATTGGTCATGAACTGGGCGCGCTTATCCTTTTCACGGAACGGCCGCTTCTCGTTCGGATCGGTGAATAGGATATGGCCGATCTCATGGTCGACATAGCCGGTGATCGCGTCGACCAGATCGTCGGGCGCGTTGTCAGGCAGGCTTGGCACGACGATGCGCTTGAAGTCGGTGTAGGCGCGGTTGCCGGCGAACACGACCTGGATGCCGAAATTGCCGGAGATGATCGCGGCAGTCCGGCGCAGCGCCTCCATCTTGCTCTCGCGCTTGAGCGGCGGCAGCTCGGGGAGCGGCTCAGCCGGCCGGGCAGACAGCTTTTTCAGCGGGCGTGGCACTCGTTCCTCCTACATACACACGATATGTCATCGCTGACTGATAAACGATAGCGAAAGAAAAGCCCAGCACGAAGCGAAAGCGAGCTGGGCCTTTTTAAAATGGACAAACGAATAGGAAGGCCGCCCGGTCAGGCGGCCTCCTTCTGCTCGGCCTCATCGAGGAGGCGACGCAGGCTGGCGGCGGAGAACAACTCTTCGGAGACTTGTGGATAATGATCGCCGAGCACGCGCTTAAGGAACCATATGCGGTCCATCTCAAGAATATCGGCAAGCTCGAAGCACCGCTCGATCGGGACGCGGCTGCTGTTGCTTTCCATCATCGAGACGAAGTTGGGGTTGCGGTAGCCCATTTTCTTCGCCACTTCGGTTTGGGTCATGTGCAGCTCCTTGCGACGCTGCGCCACGATTTCACCGGGGAGCACTAAATCGAGGTACGATGCCATTGATTTCACCCAAATCTGATTCACCAGGCCGATGACCTCACCATAGGTAGTTTGCTACCTACAGTCATAACTTACTGTCTTCAGTCTTTGATGAATGATAAGCGCGATAACTGCCGCTTTCAACAGGCAAACAAGCCTAATGCGGGTTAGTGAAAACCCTACTAGGTTAGTTTCATGACTCAATTGACCAATAGGCTTATCGTATGACCAAAGCCGTCTCGTTCATCGCCTCCAAAGGCGGTGCCGGGAAAACCACACTCGCCTGGGAATTGGCGATTCAGATGGTTTCTCGCGGACTTAAAGTGCTCCTGGTCGACATCGACCCACAGGGCACGCTCGCAGGTTTATACCGGGAGCGCGAGAACAAGACGGGCATGGAGCTGCACGCTCTTGATGTTTCGCGGCTGGAAGGGCGGATCGCCAAGGAGATCCAGTCGAAGGAGTGGGACTTCATTCTTATCGACACCCCCGGTAAGAAAGCCGAGATCAAGCCGGCGGTCACGGTCGCCGATCTGGTCGTTTTCCCCCTTCAGCCGACCGGCCCGGACTATCTCGCGTTCGGCCGCACCTTCGAGGTGGTCGACAAGGCCGGCAAGATTCCGCTCGTCGCGCCCAACCGCATCAAAACCGAAAAGCAGGAATCCGAGGTGCCGATCGTGGTGTCGGGGCTGAGCGGCGGCAAGGCGATCGTTGCCGACCCGATCCGCGACCGTGTCGGCTTCGGAGCCTACGGAATGGAGGGCCTGGGTCTGTCGGACGTCGATCCGAAGAACCCAGGCGCTGCCGAGATCACCCGTCTGCTGGATCGCATCCTGGAGATCACGAAGAATGGCTAAGCCCCGAATGACCCCGGAAGAGATGGCCTCCCGCGCCCGCGCTGCCGCCGCGGCGTCGACGCAGGAAGCGATCCCGGAATCCGAGGAAGTCCGCCGGCGTCATCGCACGAAGCGTCCTGGGCTGCTCGCCGAGGACACGGTTAACGTCTGCTTCCGGCTGGAGCGCTCGCGAGCCTTGAAACTGAAGGCCGATCTGGTCAGCCAGGGCAAGGAAATCGGCGAGTTCTTCGACGACCTGCTGCGCGCACAGGGCTTCTAAGGTGAGAAACCGGGCGGGCGCTGATTGCTCCCGCCCTAACTTCTAATTTCCTATTTCATACTTTGGCTCTGGCAAGCCATTGAATCGCAATCCTGATTCACCGCTTCAGGTGAGAAATCTGGCCGATTCTGGTGAGAAATGGGGCCGATTCTGGTGAGTTATTGGGCCTGCAAAGGTGAGAAATCGGGCGGGCAACTTATCCCCAGGGTGAGAAATCTGGCTGCCGGCAAAGGTGAGAAATGGGGCGGAGTCGCGGTTTGCGCCGTCTCCGGCCGCTTGTCGGCGAGCCGTGCCGAAAGGTGAGAAATCGGGCGGCCGAAGGGTGAGAAATGGGGCCGGGGCAAAGGTGAGAGATTGGGCGGGCCAAAGGTGAGGAATCGGGCCGGGGCCGGCGATTCCCAGGATTCTGCCCACGCTGAAGGGTGAGGGATTGGGCTGGCGCTCGCTTCGCGCTGCGCGGCCATGTAATGTCCGGCCCCATGGGATCACGGACAGTCAACCAGCCGATCGTCGGCCAACCGCTTCTAGCCTACGAAGGCGGCGATGGCAGCTTCCCCAAGCCGGGGGAGCTGATTGAGATTCGCGGCGGCGAAGCCCTGACCCAATATGACCGCACCGTCTTCAACCTGCTGATCGTCAACGCCTGGGAGACGATCACGGAGAAGAAGGAACATGTCATCGCCAAGCGCCTGCTGCGCGGCAACCACGACAGCACCGACCGGATCAATGAGACGATCGACCGGCTGCGCTCGGTACAGATCGAGATGCGGCAGACGCGCGACGGCAAGCCGGGCTGGTACAGGGACTACATCCTCGGCCCGCGCTTCACCCACGACGACCCGGACGGCAACCTCTACTACCGCTTCACCGACACCGTGATCGAGATCATCACGAAGTCGGACCATTGGGGTCGGTTGCAGGCGCAGGTCATGCTGGCGATGACCTCGAAATACAGCCAAGCGCTCTACGAGATCGTCCAGAAGCGGGCGGGCCTGCGCGGGCGCTTCACCGAGACGTTCGAGCTGGAGGCGCTGCGCGCGGCGCTGGGCGTGCCGAAGGGCAAGATGGAGCGCTGGCAGGACTTCCGGCGCTTCTGCCTGGAGCCGGCCGTCGCCGAGGTCGACGCGCTGTCGAGCTGTCATGTCCAGGTGTCGCCGGTGAAGAAGGGGCGGGCGATCACCCATGTCGAGCTGCGCTGGTTCCCGAAGGAGGAGGACGCGCTCAAGGAGGCCGCGGCCGAGGTGAAGCGGCACAAGGTCGGGCGGAAGGCCAGGATCGCCAAGAAGGTCGACGCGGTGCAGCTCGACCTCCTTGGAGACGAGAAGAAGACCTAGCCTTTAAAATCCTTGTGATGGGCGTTGTCTACCGCAAGCTGCCCAAGAAGTTCGGCCGGTATCCTATCGAGAATATCCGAATACCTTTGATCTTTGTCGAGTCTCCTAAGACTCTCCAGAATTGATGCTCCAACAAAATGGACGCCTTGTGGCAGCTCTCGAAAGACTATTGACCCGATAATGGTCTCATCGAGAGACTTCTGCAAAGTATAGATATATTCGTTGTCTATTCCATTCAGCCCAACCCACTTTATGTACGGCTGCATTGGGAGACTGCCATAGTAATATTCTTTTCCGTCAGAGGTTTTGATGTGATGGGTTTTTTCCACCAAATATAGCTCGGTAACTTTTGTCATTTCCTTATCTTCCCATCGTGGCATTCGCTCAGCACACCTACACCGGACTATCCCGTATAACCAGCCCGCCGCGCCATCATGACGCAAGCGAGACGTCCGACAGCATCAGCCACTCCCGATGCCCGGCGGGCGTCTCGACCTCGACCAGCGCATTGCGGCGCTCGGCGAACGGCACATAGTCGATGTTGGTGATCCGTGCCCGCACGCCGACCAGAAGCGGCATCTGCGGGCAGTTGCGGATGACGACAAAGCGGTCGGCGCTCATTCCTGGAGCTGCTGGTTGATGAGCGATCCCAGGTCGATGCCGGCCGGCGCTGGCGAGGGCTTGCGCGTGGCCTGGGCGCGGCGCTCGGCAATGCCCGGCCGGCCGCCGGTGCTGCAATACTGGCCGGGCCGGCGCTTGTCGTAATGCGCGTCCTCTGCGATGGCCGAGACGAAGGCCTGCGGGAAGTCCCGCCTCCACGTCTCGACCAGCGCCGGCGGCAGGCCGCTGATCGTCTGCGTCACCGATTCCTCGACCAGCGTGCCGTCGGCCAGATAGCGCAGCCGGACGCGGCGGATGGTGATGGTGTAGAGTTGGGACATCAGGCGGCCACTCCCTCCAGCTCCTGGTTGATGAGCGATCCCAGGTCGATGCCGGCGAACGGATCGACGTCGCGCTTGGGAGCCGGGGCGGGCGCGTCCTTTTTGCTTCCCGAGCGCTTCGAGCGGGCCTCGACGGCGGCGCTCATGGCCTCGGAAATCTGCCGCTGGCGGGCGAGCGCCTCGATCTGCTTGGCCGTCAGTTCGACGGGCTTGTAAGGCTGCTGGCCCTGCTGGCGGAGCAGCTCGTGATGCTCGGCGACCTCGCGCTCGCTGCGGGCGGGCATGCCCAGCTCGGCGCGCTTGACGATGCCGGGGCCGCAGTCGTCGCGGTCGCGGTAGAAGATCGTCGCCCAGTGCGCGACTTCCTTCTCGAACATCGCCTTGGCCGGGCACTGGCCGCGGCCGAGCGCGCCGACGCATTCCGGCCAGCGACCGCGGTCCTCGCGCGCCTCAATCTTGGCGATCCGGTACTGGCAGCCGCCGTAGAAATGGCGCTGGCCGGACATCTGGCACTGGAACTGGAAGAAGTTGTTTCCGGCTTCGGCATCGACGTTCATGTCAAGACCTCGCAAACACTCATTGATGAATGATAGTCGCATGCTGAAACGCCGCGCGGCGAGCGCAAGCGTTACCACCCTTCGCATGCCTCATACGCCGCGCGCTGTTCGAGCAGCGGTGCCGCCAATTCCTCCAGGCGGGCCGACAGGCGCTCAAGGAGCGGCAGATGGCGCTGGAGGGCCTGCAGCTCCTCGACGGCGCTCCGATGCTCCTCGTGCCGCCTGATCCGCGCCATCGTCGCCCTGATCGTCTCCAGCACGCCTTTCTCGCTGCGCAGATCGCGCGTGACCCGCGCCACCATGTCCGCGACAACCTGGTCGGCGTGGTGAAAGATGCCGTGGACGATGTCCATCTCGAAGAGCTGAAGCGCCTTCTTGCGGATCTCGGCGAGATCCTCCGGGCGGTCGGGATCGAGCTGGCGCTTCATCGCCCAGACCAGCAGCTCGTCGGCCATCAGGATGAAGTCGGCCTCAAGCGTTCCCAGCGCCGGCATCACCAGCCCTCGGCCCATGGCGCGTCGTCGAGCACGACATCGGCCGGCGCGGATGGAGCGGGCGTCTCCGCGATCTCGCCGAGATCGAGCTTCAGCCACAGCCCGCCCGCGCCATCCATCTCCGTTGTGACGCTTGCCACGGCCGGCCCCAGCGTGCTGCCGAGCAGCTCCTTGGTCTTGCGGATCAGCGCCTCGGCGAGCGTGCGGCCCCAGGCCGAGCCGAACTCGAACGTTGCCCTGTCGTAGCCTTTCCGCGCCGACTGCTTCTGGCGCAGCTTGGCGCTCATGTCGCGTACCGTCGTCGCGGTCAGCGACTGGATCGAGCCGATCGGGCCATGACCGACCAGCGCCCGCTCCTCGCCGTCGGCGATCGCCTCGGACAGGTCGACGCCGACATACCACTTGTTCGAGTGGCCGGTGCGGCACTCCAGATAGGTGACGCGAATCTTGATGGTCGACATCACCAGCCCTCCGACCATTCACCGGCCACAACCGGCGCAGCCGGTGCCGTCTGCCAGGGCAGCACCGTCGACGTCGGCGGTGCGATTATCGGTGTCGCGGCAGCGGGTTGCCAGCGGGCCTTCACCTCGGCGAGCACCGCGCTCGACCAGGACGGATTGATGTCCGGCGCGTTGTTGCCATTCCGCTTTAACTTGTTCGCCTTTCGGGCGAGGTAGAACAGGTAGTCCTCTGTTAATTCAGCGGAATTGTCGAACTTGAAGGTGTCGTCCTTGGCGCTGCGGTACTCGCGCAGCTTGAGGTCGATGTATTTCGTGTTGCCGCTCAGCATCAGGCTGTGCAACTCGCCGGCGGCGTCGGCGGCCTTCACGAAGATCCGCATGCCGCGCCCGCCCTTGCTGCTGTCGAGCAGCAGGATCGCGGCGTCGAGAACGACGGCCGGGCCGACCTGAACGAAATGCTGCGCCGCCCGGCTGACGATCTCGGCCAGCTCGACGATGCGGGGCTTGCTGTCGGGCGTCGTGTCCGTTGTCACCGCGGCGTAGCCTTCCTGCACCAGCTTGGCCCAGGCGGGGTCGAGGGAATCCAGGGACATAGCGAACTCCACAAACAAACGATAAGATGATGTTAAGCGATGACTGATAATGCGGCAAGAACTAGCGCGCCATGTTGGCGAGCGCGAGGGCAGTCTTCATGCGCACGCCCAGCTCCGGGGTGTACGGCTCGATCCCGCGCAGCAGGCCGGCCAGCTCGGCATCGTCCAGCTCGTCATGGTCGCGTCCGGACGGGTGGGCGTGCATGACATGGACGCGCTTGCGGCCGACCAGCAGCTTCGCGATCTTGTCGATCTCAGGGGCGGCGTCGAGATCCCAGGCCAGGACGACGTCGGTGATCTGCGGCCGGGCGATCAGCAGGTCGATCTGTGCGGCAGTCAGGCTCTTGCCGAAGCTGGCGACGGCCATCCGGTCATAGCCGCAGCCGTAGCGCAGCCCGAAGCGATCCCAGGCCCACTTGTGGAACACGCCTTCGGTGATGATGATCGTCGCGCCCTCATGGGCGTCGAGGTTGTAGAGCCATTCGCGCGACATGTCGCCGGCGGGGAACAGGTACTTGCGCTTGGAGCTGTCGGTGAGGTCGCGGGCCTGCCAGCCGATGACGTCGGCACCGCGACGGATCGGGATCACCAGCCGGTAGTCGAGATCCTTGCGGCGCTGCGGCCGGCCGCGGTCGTCCTTGCCGTAGACCGTGCCGATGTAGGTCAGCCCCAGCCCGTGCCGGTCGATGATGTAGCGGTCGGCCCCGCGCCAGGCGAGCGTGCGCTGCTCGCCCTTCACGAAGATCGGATAGTCGGGAACGGCCGGGTAGAGCGGCTGCGGCAAGTCAGGGAGCGGGCGCTGCTCGACGGCCGGCTCGGCTTCGCGCAGGACCGGGATGATGCGCGTCTCCTCGCCCTCCAGCCGCTCGATCAGGAAATCGACCGCCTCCTCGCGCGTGAAGCCCTCGACCAGCCCGATCAGCGTCAGCAGGCCGCCGGAGTGATGACAGCAGTAGGCTGTGAAGCTGCCGTTGTGCCGGTCGCCATTGGCGCGGGCGTAGAACTTCGCGTTCTTCTTGCCGCAGATCGGGCACTCGTTCGCCGAGATGTTGGTCGGGCCGGACTTGTGGACACGCACGCGCTCGGACAGCCAATCGCGCACGTCGAAGGCCTGGACGGCCCGCTGCAGGAGATCAACCGCCATTGGGGTTCCCTAGAAACGCCGCGGGCCGGGCGACAGCGCCCGGCCCATTGGTCAATAGAGCAATGAGACGATAGGGCAATGACCCCATCGGCTCGGCCGTCAGGCGGCCCGGCAGGCACCCGGCCGGGTCTTGCGCACGACGCCGTCGTCGCACTTCACGGCCAGGAACACGGACGCGCCGCGGCCGGTCGTGGTCGGCAGGATGACCTGCTCGACAACGCCGGTGACGAAAGTCTTGGAGCGGCCGGGACGGAAGGTGACGCGGCTGCCGACGGCGAAGGTGCTGGTGCTCATGGTCTTTCCTATTGCTGAGCGGTGGGTGAGAGATCAGGCGGCGCGGGGAACGCCGCGCATCGGCGGGCCGCCGGTGGGCTTCTCGGACTTGGGCGGCTCGATGGCGGGCTTCTCGTCGATGGCGGTCAGACGCACGCTGCTCACCCATTCCGCGTCGTTCTCGCGCAGGAGCCGGCGGCGCGGCGTAACCAGGAAGCTGACGCAGCCGTTCATGTAGGTCGCCTGCATCGTGGCGACGCCGGTCAGGCCGGTGATCGTGTCCTTTACCTTCTGGCCGACGCGGATCGGCGTGCGGGCGGGCTTGCTGGCGGTGTCGCTGATGCCGGCATCGACGACTTCGAGCTGCTGGATGTCGAAGCTGACGGCCTCGGGCAGGGTCGTCGCGCCTTCCGGTGCCTTCGGCTGGAGGCTGTACTGGACGTTGCCGTTGAGGAAGTCGAAGCGCGAGACGGCGATTCCGGTGAAGCCGGAGGCGCGGTCACGCATGGTCTGGCCGAGCTTGAATTGGGTCATCGGGGCACCTCGGGATCAGCCGTGAGCGGTGGCGAGCTTTCGGGAGGCACGCGGGGCACGCGGGGCACGTTCGGCCGGCTGGCGGAACGGGAAGACGTTGATGCGCTCGTAGCGGATCAGGCCGCGGTCGCCGGCCCCGGCGAAGATGTCGTCGATGGTGCGGGCGAAGAACTGGCCGGTAACGGCCAGCTTGCCGTCCTCGCCGACGGTCAGCGTGTGGACGCGGTAGAAGTCGTTGACCAGCGCGGTCGTCTCGAACTCGGCGGTTTCAGCCGGCGGAAGTTCGCGCCCTTCAGCGGCTGCCTTGCTGGCTTCGGCGAACGCATCATGGGCGTCGCGAAAGGCCTTGGACCCGACGACGGAAAACTTCATGGTTGGCTTTGCCTCTCCAAAAACACTCGATTAGCTGAGTTGCTTATATGTCAGCGCTTAGTGAAATTCAAGAAGAAACTACCAACCCTCGCTCCATTCGGGTGCCACTTTGGAGGTAGAATCCTCCTCCCGCGGAAACCAGCGCCGCTCGATGATCCGCGTGGCGGCCCGTGCCATGCTCGCGTTCGCCTGAACCGCCTCCCACTGCGCCGTGGGCCAGCCGATGGCCGATGGGACGCCGCGGGAATAGGCCTGCCAGTCCATGTCGAAGAAACGCTCCTCGAACTCGCGTGCCGCCGGGACGACTCCGGGGTCGATCCAGAGCAGATCGGACGCCTTGTCGGCCAGCAGCACGGCCACCTCGTAGGAACTCTTCATCCAGAAGGCCCAAGGGATCTCGGGATACTCGTGGGCCTGGGCCGGGGCGCGGGAAACCAGGAGGTCGACGCCGGTCAGGCGGTCGGTGCAGATGCGCCGCTCGCCATCCGGCCGCGTGGTGATGAAGTCGAGCGGGAAGGCGGCGACGGCCCGGGCACAGGCCCGGTCGACGCGCCGCGACAGCCGGCTGCTGCTCGACACGCCGACGAACACCGCGCGCTGGTTGCGTGCCATCGCCGCCTGGGCAAACTCCTCGCAGATCAGCGGAATCCCGTCCGCGCCCGGGACGAACGGCTCCTTAGTCGTAGGTGACATCGAGCACGTCCTCCACGATGCGCATCACCTCCATGTTCGACTTCACCTTCATCGTGAAGCCGCCGGTGTTGCGCGAGGCCGCGACGGTGAGCCGACGGACGCCGGCGGCGATTTCCTGGTCGGTCGCGTTCAGTGCCAGCAACAGGTCGCAGTCCTGGACGATCGCGAAGCTCTCGCCGACCTTGTCCATGCCGGCATTGGCCTTGCCGACGCCGTCGCGGTTGGTCTGGATCGGCGACAGCATGGCGACGTCGTATTTGCCGGCGATGCGGCGCAGCTCCTTGGTCGCGTTGCCCAGGCCGATGTAGCGGTCGTCGGCCGGCGTGACGCGCATGATGCCGAGATAGTCGACCACGACGCCGTCCAGCTTGATGCCGCGGTCGAAATAGCGGCCGACCAGCGCGTCGGTGGCGTCGGTCGTCAGGGTGTTGGCCGGATAGCGCTCGACGAAGAACTTGCCGAGCTTGGTCAGGCCGTTGACCTGGCTGGCGATGGCGTCGCGGCTGGCGAGCAGATCGGTCATCTTGACGCCGGTCAGCATCGCGTCGGTGCGGTCTTCAATGATCTCGTCCGACACCTCCAGCGAGACGTAAAGCCAGTTCTGGCCGTGAAGCTGGGCCGACAGCAGGGCGCTCTGCGCGCAGAATGTCGTCTTGCCCATCTTCGCCCGGCCCATGATGCCGGTGAACGCACCGCGCTCCCAACCGCGGTGATAGAGCAGGTCGTCGAGATTGTAGCGCGGCGACGCGATGCCGGTCGGCACGCCGAGCCGGCCCTTGCCGGTCGCGGTGGCGTCGCGGCGCTCGCGGCGGCGCTCGATCTCGGCGGCGTCGAAGAGGTTGCGGAAATTCGCGCCCAGCCCCTCGCCGATGGTCATCGTGCGGTGCAGCTCGTCGCGGATCTTGCCGAAATCGGCGTGCGGCTTCGACAGCAGGGTCGGGATTTCGCTCGCCAGCATGATGAGGGCCTGGCGCTTGCAGAAGTCGACGGCCTGGTCGCGAATCCATGCCCGGTTGGGCATGGCCTGGTTGAGCGTGTGCAGCTCGACCAGCCGGCGGGCATAAAGCGGTTTCTCGGCGGCCGGCACGTCGGGATGCGCCTTCACCACCTCGGCCAGCGCCTTGATGTCGCCCGGGAGCTGGCTGTAGGTGCGCACATAGGCCAGGATGATCTTGGCGAGGTTCTGGTCGACCGGCCCGACGAAATGGCCGGGCTTCAGGTAGCTCGCGGCCTCACGGGCATAGCGGTCGTCGAGCGCCAGCAGCGCCAGCACCTTCGAGCCGAACTCCGGGTCGGTGAAGGGCGTCGCCTCGGGCGGCGGGGGAGGGGTGAAGGCGGCCGGCGCGGCAGCGGCGCTGGCGGCTCCCGTGGCGGGGTTGACGGTCGCCGTGACGCCGGCGAAGGCGGTGGGGATGGTAACGGGGCTATTCGACATACACACGATCTCCAGGCGTGCTCAGTGGGCGCTGGCGTATTCCCAGAACTCCAGCTCGATCTTGTTGAAGACCCGGACGCGGCCGGTCGCAACCTCGACGGCGATGCAGTTCAAATCCGACCAGACGATCCGGCCGATCAGCTCGGTCTGCCCCTTCGGCTTGACCGTGATGGCCGCTCCCTTGGTCTTCAGATCGGCCAGCACGCCCACCTCATTGACCGTCGGCCGCGAGACGGGGTAGCGGCGCTCCGGCGTGAACGCGGCAACATTCATAACTTGTCACCTTCTGTCATCGTTTACTGAAAAACACGATACTGTGATAGCGCGTCTGCGAACGATAGGGAAGACGTGATCTTCCCATCGCGCTGATAGCGTGCCCACAGATCGGCAGCCCGGTCGCCGGTCGTCGAGCGCAGCGTTCCGGCGATGTAGGCGAGATACTCGACCTGCAGCGGCTCTCCGCGGTAATGCTGGGCCTGGAAGTAGGGGGCGTCGCAGAAGCGCACCTTGTCCCGGTACAGGTCGCGATAATACCAGGGGATCGTCGCTTCCTCGAAGCCGTCGGCGCGGCCGAGCAGCTTGTCGCTGGTGAGCTGGCCGGGCGAGGGCATGTAGGGCCAGTTGCGCTTCTGGGCGGCGTGCAGCGCCCCGGCGACATAGTCGGCATAGCTCATGAACCAGGCGTCGGCCTGCCGGCGGGCCTTCATGTAGCCGAGCCAGCGCCGGGAGAGCTGCGGCACGCCGTCCTTCACCGACAACCATGGCGATTCCTTCTCGGCCTTCTTCAGGACCGACACCTTGCCCCGGCCGGTCAGCGAGAAGTTGCCGGCATTCTGGCTGACCAGATGCGCCGACATCACCGCGTCGTAGACGAAGACGAACAGGCAGGTCCGCTCGAAGGCCGGCATGCGCCGGTAGGGGAACCAGCAGCTCTTGTCGAGGGCCTCCTCCTCCGGGCCGGCATGCTGCTCCAGCGCCTTCAGCCGGATGCTCTCCGGCGTGGGCTTCGGCTTGGCGGCCCGGCGAGGCTTTTCGCCGCTCTCGACATACTCTTGAAGGGAAGACAGATCCACTTCGATCATCACAAAAACCGTTTCTTCAAGAGAAGAGAACAGAAAGAAGAGTATATTATATATGTAAATATACTCTATAGAGAGAAATGACGGTCAAGCCGCCCGCCGGTATCTGTCCTCGTACATGCGGATCGCCTCGACTATCCAGCCGTCCTCTTCCCGGACTGCCTTGAACCGCAAGGCCGAGTGCTTCTTCAGGTGCGGACTGCCGGTGTCGATGTAGTCGATGATCCGGGCGGTGTTGCCGAGCTTGCGCAGCTCCTCGCCGGTCTTCTTGCGCACCGACCGGCCGACGCGCTGGAACAGGCTGATCTTCGACTTGCCGCCGCCGGCCAGCACGATGCCGGAGATGCACGGCTCGTCGATGCCTTCGTCGAGGATCGTCGACGCGACCATCACGTCGATCTCGCCCTCCCGCAGCGCCCGTTTGACGTCTTCGCGCACGTCGATGTCGTCTTCCCCGTAGAGCAGCCGACAGCGCATCCCTGCAGCGAGGAGCATGTCGTAAATGCGCTTGCCGTGATCTTGCTGCTGAAACAGCACGACCGTCTTGCGGCCCTCGGCAACCAACTCCTGCGTGTCCTCCACGACCATGCGATTGCGCACGTCGTTCTCAACGATTCCCATCCGGTAGGCCGCCTGGAAGATGGCGCTGGCCTGGACCTTTTTGCCGGACTTCACGATCTCCCGGCGCACCTCACGCTCGTTGAAGCCGAAGGCCGGCACCTCGTTGAAGCGGAAGTAGGGCGTCGCCAGGATGCCGCGGCGGATCAGCTCGCCGTTCGTGATGCGGCAGATGATGCGGCCGGACGTGGCAATCAGGCGCAGGTCATCCTCGCGCTTGCCCTTCATCAGCGGCGTCGCCGTGAGGCTCGCGCGGAAATAGGCGTTCGGGCAGTTGCTGATGATCGTGAAGAAGCCATTCCCAGAGCTTCTGTGGGCTTCATCGACGATCAGAAGCTCGATGGTGCGCAAGAACTCGATGACGCGGTTGATCGGCTCGTCGACCAGCGTCAGCGACAGCACCTCCTCGACATGCTCGATCCCGCGCGCCGTCTCCAGCGCCATCTCCTGGGTCAGGCCGCGCACGCGCTTCTCGACCACCTCGGTCAGCGGCCGGGGCTTCTTCGACGGGGCCGTCGCCGGGTCGATGACGTAGCAGTGGCCGCGGCGCTTGATCTCGGCCTCGGCGCGGTCGGCCGCCGCCTTCAGCTCCGCGGTCTTGCGCTTGGCCTGCTTGTAGGCCTTGATCGGGCCGACCAGCGTCTGGTCGACGACGCGCACGCGCAACCGGCCCGACCAGATGCGGGTCCAGTGCGCCATGATCGTCTGCACGGTGGCGACGGTGACTTCGCCCGGCAGCCATTCGCCTTCCGAGATCATGCCGGCGTTGATGCCGAGCCGCTTCTTGAAGCGCAGCCGGGTCTGGCCGACCAGATCGAGCTTGTGGGTGAGAAACAGGGCGGGGCGGGCGACGCGCTTGATGATGGCCGCGGCGCACTCGGTCTTGCCGGCTCCCGTCGCGGCCTGGATGATGCCGCGCTTTTCCAGCACGAAGGTCTCGACGACGTTGGCCTGGTAGTCGCGCAGCTCGATGCCGTCGAGATAGCCGCCATAGAGCGGGTACTGCTTGCCGTCGTCGCAGGTTTCCCAACCTGTCGGGTTCTGCAGGTCGATGGCCGGACCCTGGCAGTCGAGGGCGTTGCGCTGGTCATGGATGGCGACGGCATAGCCGGCCTCGGCCAGCGCCTGTTGGATCACCGGGACGAAGCCGGCCTCGCAGATCAGCTCCGGGAACCGCAGGAAGGTGCGCTTGGAGTTGAGCTGGCCGAAGATGCCGCTCCGGCGCTTGGCGGACTCGTCGTCATACGACAGCGCGTCGGAAACGATGGCGATCGCGCGCTCGTCCGCGCCCAGCAGCTTCGCTCCGACATTGTTCATCGCGATGATCGGCATCGCAGCATCACCTCTCAAGCGCTTGATTCGACTGTCACATTATCATCGCGCAACGTACATAGGGCAATTGAGCAATTAAGCAATTGCTCCAGCGTTTCCGCTTGACCCCTAAAGGCCCCAAATTATAAGTTAGCGGTGAATATAAGGCAACCATCTGGTTGCGCTTCCTCATGAGGAACCTATGAGCGACCCCGTCATCGAAGCCGGCATCACCATCCCCGACGACCTCGCCGACAAGCTGGTCGACATCTCGTCCCTGACGCCGAACACCTGGAACCCCAACCGCATGGACAGCTTCATGCGGGACAAGCTGCGCAAGGCGCTGGAGAAGGACGGCTTCATCGTGCCGGTCCTGGTGCGTCCGCTGCCGCCGGCGCGCAAGGGCACGACCGAGGCGCTGTGGGAGATCGTCGACGGCGAGCACCGCTACAAGGAGGCCCTCGACATCGGGATGAAGCGCATCCCGATCATCAATCTCGGCCCGATCACCGACGAGCACGCGAAGCTCATCACGGTGAAGGCGAACACGCTGCGCGGCGAGTTCGACGCGGTCAAGCTGGCCGAGATGGTCGCCGACCTGTCGAACGAGCTTGGCGTGACCGCCGTTGTCGAAAGCCTGCCCTACACGCCCGAGCGCGTGCAGGCGATGATCGACCTCATCAACGTCGACACCAGCCAGCTCACGCTGAGCACCGGCGACGACAAGCCGAGCAATGCTCCGGCCAGCGCCGAAGACGATGAAGACGACGAGAGCGAAGCCCAGGAACCGGACAGATTCAAGACCCTCGATCCGAGCGGCCTGACCTTCGCGCACGTCTGCCCGCGCTGCAAGTTCGGCTTCAACGACTGACAGGGTGGCCGGCCATGCCTCTCTACATCACCCATCCGATTCTCTTTCATCTCTACATGACTTCAAGGAATCGCGAGCTGTTGCTCGATGGCCTGATGATCGGCATGGCCCGCCTGCTCGGTGTGCCGCTATGAAGCCCATCGACTCCCTCTACGACCGGCTGCGCCACGAATATCTGGCGATGACGGCCACCTCGAACCCCACGAAGATCGCCGTCGACCTGGAGCGCGACGGCGACATGCTCGGCGTCTACGGCAACGTGATGCCCGCGATGACGACCGACGGCCTGTTCGGTACGAAGATCATCCGGGTCGACGAACGCACGGGCGGCATGACGGCGCGGACGATCGTGTTCGACCGGGACGGCTCTGTGGTCGCCAACGTCGACAGCGTCCAGCTCACGCGCGAGCGCTGCGGTCTGATGGCTGCGCTGGCCGTCGACCTGTTCTTCGGCCGAAAGGTGGCCGGAGGGCTGCGCTACGGCCTGGTCGGCACCGGGCGCACGAACCTCGCGACCGCGCGCATCCTGCAGTCGCTGTTCGGCGTGTCGGGCGAGCAGTTCTCGCTGAAGGCAAGCCCGCGCAACCCAACGAAGAACGCGCATCTGTTTCCGGCCGGCGCTGTGCTGGTCGAACGCGCCCGGGCGCTGGCCGACTGCGATGTCGTCATCGAATGCACGACGATCCGCGACCGGGCCGAGGTGCTGGAGATCGACGACTTCGTCGGCGAGGGCGGGGACGCGCCGCTGCTGTTTGTCGCCCAGGACGGCGGCTGGCAGCTCGGTGCGAGCTTTCGCTCGGCGCTGCCGAGCTTCTGCGACCATCTCGGCCAGATGAACGCCCATCCGACCGGCGACTACGACTGGCCGTGGGACAGCGAGCCGGTCGTGATCGGCCGCGACATGCGCTCGCCCGACTTCCGCGATGCCGCCCAGCCCGGCGGGGCCGCCGTCTACCTGTCCGGCATCGCCATTGCCGACATCGTCATCGCGGCCGGCAGCGCCGCCGGCCGCTCCATCTGTGAGAACGCCTGATGACGTCCATCCCCATCCCCAATTCCGAACTGAAGGTCTATCGCCAGCTCCTGATCGAGCGCATCGAGCGCGAAGACCCGAACCGCACCGCCGAACTGGCCCTGTCCGGCGGCATCGACAGCGCGACCCTGCTGTTTGCGATGCTGGAGAGCGGCCGGCGGCCAACCTGCTTCACCTTCTACATCGACAAAAGCCCGTCAGAAGATCTGATCGCCAGCCGGGCGCTGTGCCAGCATTTCGGCCTGACCCTGCGCGAGGTGGCGATCCCCTGGGACATGGATCAGCTCGTGCGCGATCTGCGCCGGATCATCCCGGCCGCGCACAACCCGCGCAAGCCGACCATCGTGCAGTGCATGCACCCCTGGCTCTATCTCTACCCGGCGATGCAGAGCGATCTGGCATTCTGCGGCCTGGGCGCGGAAGACCAGTTCGGCACCCAGGGCAAGCTCCAGAAGTTCATCAACATGACCGTCGCCGCGGCCAAGCGTGACGGCAAGACGCCGGCCGAGGCCCGGGAGGTCGCCGACAAGGCGGTGTGGGACCAGGGCTGGCGGGGCCGGAGCTGGGAAGGCGATCTCGACCATTCGACGGCCAACATCATCCGGCTCGGCAGGAGCTACGGCAAAACGCTGATCGACCTCTACAGCGGCGACCGGCGGCTGATCGAGTGGTTCGGCAAATGGTCGGTGTTCGACCTGCAGAAGCCGTTCCCGAAGGCGGCCAGCGTCTATGCCTTCGAGGACTACTACCGGCAGGGCGCGTTCCTGCGCAAGCCGTCGAACTACCAGATCAACTCGAAGCTGAAGGACATGCACGAGGCCCTGTGCAACGAGCCGCGCTACAACAAGCGCGGCGCGAAGGCGGTCGTCAGCATCTACATGGACATCGCAAAGGGGCTGTTGTGATGCGCGTCCTGATCCTCTATGGCGGGCGGACGTCGGAATACGCCCCTTCCTTCGACAACGGCTCCTACGTCCATTCGCTGCTCTGCCTGGAGCCTGACCTGGGCCTGATGACGCTCGACCCTGCCAAGGTGGCCGAGGGCGGGCTGGTGGAAGCGATCCGCTCGCACCGGCCCGACGTCGTGTTCAACGCGACGATCGGCGGCGAGGGCGAGAACGGCACGGTGCAAGCCGCGCTGGACGCCGCCGGGGTGCCCTACACCCACTCGCCGGCGCTGCCGTCGCGCATCGCCTTCGACAAGGTGCGCGCGAAGGGCGTGGCGCTCGATCATGACATCGACGTGCTGCCGACGCTCTATGTCGGCTCGCGGGAGGAGCTGCTGGCGCACCGGACGACGTTGCCGTTCCCCTGCGTCGTCAAGCCGGTCTACAGCGGGTCGAGCCTGGGCGTGCTGATCTGTCACGCGCCCGACGATCTCGACCGCGACGCCCTGCTCGCCGCCGGCCCGGCAGACGAGATCGTCATGGTCGAAGCGATGGCCGACACGCCGCGCAACTTCACGGTCGCGGTGCTGGAGGACCGGGCGATGGCCGTCTCGGAAAGCGAGCTGGCCGAGGGCCACAGCTTCTACAGCTACGAGTGCAAGCTGGACTGGTACGGCAGCTTCACCCGCGTCCCGGCCGACCTGCCGGCGGAACTGGCGCTGGCGATGCGCGCGGCGGCGCTGCGCATGCACCGGGCGATCGGGTGCCGCGACATCTCGCGCAGCGACTTCATGGTCAGCGGCGGCCGGGCGCGCTTCCTAGAGATCAACACCCAGCCCGTACTGAACGACCGCTCCCTCTACACCGACGAGACCGGCAAGACCCTCCATGAGCCGCAGGGCTTCGTGCGCCGGCTTCTCGATCTTGCCGTTCGGAGATCCTGATGTTCGAGTTCATCCCCGAAATCACTCCCCTGCTGATCCTGGCCGCGGCGTTCGTCGTCGCGCTGCTACTGGCGGCCGTCGGCTGGCTGCGCGCGATCTTCTGGCGCGACGAGGCGAAGCTGCTGGAGGACGTGCTGGCGCTCTACAAGGGCCGCATCGAGGAGGAGAACAACAAGTACCTGCGCGAGCGCAAAGCGCGCCAGGCAGCCGAATCCCGCGCCGTCGCCGCGCAGGTCAAGGCCGCTATGCAGGGCGGTACGAAGGAGCGCGCACAGTGATCCGCGTGCCGTCCATCGACGTCATCAACAACGAGCTGGCAGGCTCGGCCGGGCTGAAGGTCATCTCGACCTTCGCCGGCGGCGGGGGCAGCTCGACCGGCTACAAGATGGCGGGCTACAAGGTGCCGGTGGCGCTGGAGTTCGTCGACAAGGCCGCGGCGACCTACCGCGCCAACGCCCCCTCGACGACCGTCATTGAGCGCGACATCCGCACCGTGCAGCCGCAAGAGCTGCTGGAGCTGGCCGGCGTCGACGTGGGCGAGCTGGACGTGCTGGACGGCTCGCCGCCTTGCCAGACCTTCTCCACCTCCGGCCTGCGCGAGAAGGCCTGGGGCGAGGAGGTCCACTATTCCGGTTCCTATCACCAGCGCTCCGACGACCTGTTCTTCGAGTTCACCCGCATGCTGGGCGGGCTTCAGCCGAAGACCTTCGTCGCCGAGAACGTGTCGGGCCTATTCAAGGGCGTGGCGAAGGGCTACTTCGCCGAGATTCACCGGGCGCTGGAAGCGGCCGGGCCGGGCTACCGGGTCGTGGCGCAGATGGTGCAGGCGCATCGCCTGGGCGTGCCGCAGAAGCGCGAGCGCGTGATCTTCATCGGCGTGCGTAAGGATCTGCTGCGCGACCCGGTGTTTCCCCGTCCGCTGCCGGCCAGCGAGATTGTCAGCGTCGCCGAAGCCATCGCCGACATTCCCTCGCCGCCCCCAGGGAGTAAGGACTGCGACTGGCTGAAGGAAGGCTCGCGGACGCGCATGGCCTGGGAACATGCAAGCGTTCTGGAAGAGCAGGGCTGCTTCACCTACGCCTACCGCAAGCTGGGCTGGTCGCAGCCGGGCAAGGAGGCGCGCTTCAACTGGTTCAAGCTGCCGCCCCATCAGCCCTGCCCGACGATCACCGGCAAGGTGCCGTGCCTGTGCCACTGGGCCGAGCCGCGCACCCTGTCTATCCAGGAGGCTGTGCGCCTGCAGAGCTTCCCTGACGATTTCCGCTTCGCCGACGACAACAAGTTCAAGCACCGCTGGGAGCGCGTCGGCCGCTCCGTGCCGCCCCTGATGATGGCCGCCATCGCCGGCACCATCCGCGACGAGATTCTGAAGCCCCGGCCCCGCGCGACCGCCCGGTTCGCCGGCGGCATCTGGCAGGAGACGATCTGATGCCCGAGCATGACCTGACCAACGACGTGTTCATCGAGAACGCCACCCGGCTCCAGGCCGACGAGACGCCGGCGGCCTGGTCCTTCAAGTCCGACGCCGTCGCCGACAAGTTCGAGCAGCATGTGCGCGAGCAGCTCCCCTGGTACGACGCCCTGTCGCGCTACGTCTGCGACCTCGTCGTGAGCTTCCTGCCACAGCGCGGCGTGGTCTACGACATCGGCGCGTCGACCGGCAACATCACCAAACTGCTGTGCGACACCCGCGAGGCCAAGGGCGCGACGTTCGTGTCGATCGAACCATCGCACCAGATGACGAAGAACTGGGCCGGCACCGGCGAGCTGTGGACGATCGACGCGGAGACGGTCGACTATTCCCGCAAGCGCCCTGACGTCGCCGTGCTGTTCCTGACGCTGATGTTCATGCGGCCGGGCGAGCGCGAGCAGTTCCTCGCCAAGCTGTTCGAGGCGGTCGTGCCGGGCGGCGCGGTGATCCTGGTCGACAAGGGCTATCTCGGCGTGCCGGCCGTCGCCACCGCGGCCAAGACCGCCCTGCTGGCGTCCAAGCTGCGCTCCGGCTCGCCGGCCGACGCCTACGTGTCGAAGGAGCTGTCGCTGCGCGGCGAGCAGCGGCCGACGGATCAGGGTGCGGTGCTGGAACTGGCGCGCCTGCACGACTTCGACGGCGAGCGGATTTTCCAGTTCGGTGAGTTTTATGGCCTGGCGCTCGTGAAGCGGGCGCTTTAATATCAGTCAGCGATGAATATTAAATAGGACGCCATGAGCACCTCCACGATCACCCGCGCGATCTTCGAGCATCCGGCCGTCGCCCATGCCCGCGCCTTCGGCTTCGGGGCGGCGATTCCGCTGCACCCGTTCCTGCAGGCTAAGGCCAGCCTGACCAACGACAAGACGCTGCGCGAGCGGCTGTCGCTGATGAGCACCCGCGGCAAGGGTCTGATCCCCAACACGCCGGCTTGGTGCGAAGCGCTCGGCACGGATCCGGTGATCGTCGTCGACCGCCACCCGTGCCATCGCCGGCTGCTGGGCGAGGGCGATGTCATTCCCGGCGACGACGATGCGGCCAACGACCAGCCGGCGGGAGGAGACGTTGCCTGAGATCGCGATCAAGCCCAGCGCCGCCGGTGTGTTCGCGGTCGTCGACGGCGTCGTGTACCTCAAGCATATGACCGCGGCCGGCCTGCGCGAGCTGTCCGAGGATTTCACCAGGGCGGCCAAGGAGCGGGAGTGGCACGACCGCTGCCAGCGGGCCGACGACGACGGAGCGTTCGATGTCGTCTGATCTGGTGCTCATCAACGCGCTGCGCGTGCGCGGGGATTTCGCGAACCGCCGGATCGTGCTCGCCGACCCCGACGACCCGCGCACCTATCAGGTCTACGAGGATCTCGATTGGGACGACGACCGGCAGACCCGGCTCGCCCTCATCACCCTGTTCCCCGAACGCTCGAAAGCCCAGGCCCGCGGCGACGACGAATCCGGCATGGTCGTGACGACCCACCACGCCGCGCTGGAGGACATGGCGCGGATGGTTGAGCGGTACGGCTATCGCATCCAGCGCATCGCCAGGGACATCCGCTGATGGCTTTCCCGATCGCCGTTCCGGCCCTGCCGGTCCTCGCCGCCAGCGCTCCGCGTCTCACCGTCGTCGCCCGCCGCGACGGCCGCATGCAGACGACGCCGGCGGGCAGGACCGTCTCCCGGCATGTGTTCGCCGTCCGCTGCACCGAGAGCGGTCGCCGCTACGAGGTGCGGGTGCTCTATGACTGGGATGCCGAGGATTGGGATCTCGACAGCACCGCGATCTCGCCGGCGATGCCCTGGAGCCGCCTCTATCTGCTCGGCGCGCTGCTGGCCCGGCAGTCACCATTCAGCGATGGATGATAACGGCGCATCTTCTATTGCCTCTTCTCTCACGAGCGATATAGTCAGCGATGAATGAAGTTTTTTGTGAGAGAACCTTATGCCGATGTCATCCTTCGCTGACATGCTGGCGCGCTGTTCCGCGACCAGCTCCAAGAACGAGAAGCAGGCGATCGTCGCCGAAGCGCTGGCCGGCGAACATGCCGAGCACACTGCCCGCCTGCTGAGCTACGCGCTGTCGCCGTTCCATCGCTTCTACATCCAGCGCCTGCCCGACCCCGAGCCGCATCCGGCCTCCTCCGCGATCGACATCGCCCTGATCTTCAATGCGCTCGACGCGCTGTCGACCCGCAAGCTGACCGGGCAGGCGGCGCGTGGCATGATCGCCAAGCTGCTCGCCTATGTGCCGCACGACCCGGCCGCGGCCGTCAGCCTGCGCACCGCGCTCCAGCGCATCATCCTCAAGGATCTGCGGGCCGGCATCGACGCGAGCACGGTGAACAAGGTCAGGCCCGGCCTGATCCCGACCTTCCCCTACATGCGCTGCTCGCTGCCAAAGGACGTGAAGCTCGGCGAGTGGGACTGGGCGGCCGGCGTCGTCAGCCAGGAGAAGGCGGACGGCATGTTCGCCAACCTCGACATCAGCGCCGACGGCGCGGTGACGCTGTCGAGCCGGCAGGGCACCGAGTTCCCAATAGAGCCGTTCGCCGAGCTGGCCGCCGAGGCGCTGCGCCGGCTGAAGCCCGGCACCCAGAATCACGGCGAGCTGCTGGTCATGCGCGACGGCATCATCCTGGCGCGCGAGATCGGCAACGGCATCCTGAACTCGGTCGCCAAGGGTGGCGAGTTCGGCCCCGGCGAGCAGCCGATCTACATGGCCTGGGACCAAATCCCGCTCGACGCGGTGAAGGCCAAGGGCAAGCACGCCGTCGGCTATGCCGAGCGTCTGGCCGGCATCAACGCACAGCTCGCCGCGACCCTTCCCAACCGCGAGGCCCTGATCCGGCTGATCGACACCCGCATCGTTCACTCCCTCGACGATGCCTATGCCCATTACCGCGAGCTTTTGGGACAGGGTAAGGAGGGCACGATCATCAAGCGCCACAGCGCGATCTGGCGCGACGGCACCTCGAAGGAACAGGTGAAGCTGAAGCTGGAGGTCGACGTCGACCTGGAGATCGCCGGCTTCGTGCCGGGCAACGGCAAGAACGCCGGCACCTTCGGCTCGATCACCTGCCGCACCTCCTGCGGCCAGCTCGTCGTCGACGTGTCCGGCTTCACCGACGCCAAGCGCGCCGAGCTGCACGCCAACCGGAACGACGTGATCGGCCGCATCATGACGGTGCGCGCGAACTCGATCATGCTGCCCAGCGAGAGCAACAACCTGCACTCGCTGTTCCTGCCGCGCTATGTCGAGATCCGCTCCGACAAGGCCCAGGCCGACAGCCTGGAGCGCGTGAAGGCGCAGTTCGCTTCGGCAATCGCCGCCTGAACAGGTGTGCCAAGCTTTCCAAAGCCCGGCATCAGCGGTACGTGATTCGCGGTTCAGTAGATCGCTATCAAAAGTTTGAACTAAAGTCTGGATATCTGTAACCCTTTTGCCTTCCTTGCCGATGGCCGACTGCGACCACGGCGAGCAAGCTGTTCGGCTGGGGGCAAAAAGATGGACGTGCAGGAGCGGTTTTACGGCGAGGCGATGCGGGAGATCGAGCAAGGCCTCCGGCGTGAAGATCTATGGGTCAAAGCTATGGCCCGCTCTGAGGGAGATCTGCAAAAGGCAAAAGCTCTGTATGTCGAACTGCTTGCCCGTCTCCTATCAGACGCCCACAGCAACGCCAGGATGAAGGAAATGAAAGGAGCGTCGGTCGCGCTAGCGAAGAGTACCGGCCGAAAGATGTTTTACATCACGCGCCTTGTGGTTGTCATGCTGGTGTTTTTTGGGTTGAGTGGTAGTCTGTTTGAGATCATCAGGGGCGAGTATCGGAAGCACTATGCCAATACCTACCCCTACTCGAGCAGCCGAGATGATGAAGCACCTCTTGTCTACACCAATAGCGATGGGCACTCGCTCACGGCTCTGACAGGGAGGCAATGCTACGAGGTCGTAGCCGCAGGGGATGGGTACGGCTACGACAAATTGAGCGATCTACAGAGAGATTTGGTAGATCGCCACATGGATTCGATAAGACAAAAATACCGCAGCTATATAGAGAGAAAACAACCTGACAGTCGTTACTATACCAACGGAAACTTGGGTGATGATCTGACCTCATGTATATCGAATGCAGGTGCCGAGCACTTCAACCAGGCCATTCGCACTCATAGCTGGAGTGAGGTCGCAATGGGCTGGCCGGTGCTGTTTTTCCCGGTGCTGGCCGCGTGTCTGCTGGCGTTCCTGCTGCTGACGAAATTTTTGGTGAAGCCGCTCACCCGGGCGGGGAAGTAGGCACGGGCGTCACTCTAAAGATCGTCCCGTGTGAGGATCGACAGGTTGAGACCTGTCGATTCCTCCGGGTCGACATAGAAGCGGTCGATGTTGAAGATGAAGCGCTCGCCAGCGACTTCCATTGCCGTCCAGGTGCGCCGCAGCCGCTTGCCGTCGATCAGCACGGAATCGTCGTCGAAGGAGATCGACAGCAAGTCGCTGCCGGGCCTCAATAGATCGCGGCCAAGCGTCTTGATGACGGCCTCGAAGCCCGGCGTCTGGAATTTGCTGATGTCGACGCCGATCGGCGTCTCCCCGCGCAGCGCGAAGCCCCGGTGAACCGATTCCGATGCGTCGACTATGATAAAGTCCGACGACAGCAGCGACGCCGGGTCTTGTGTGCGTACCAGCGCCCGCAGCGTGTCCGGAGCGATCACTGGTTCTGGTGCGACGGGCGGCCCGGCAATCAGTCCCTGCTCATGCAGGGCGGCATGCTCGCGCATCGCGTTGAGGATGCCGGCCCGCCGGTGCAGAGCGGGCATCGCCTCGCCGGCCTCCCAGCGCGCGACGGTGGGTTGACGCACGCCGACCAAGGCCGCGAGCGCCTCCTGCTTCAATCCATAGCGTTGGCGGTATTGTCGAACGAAGACTGACCATGTTGCGCCAGCTTGCTCGCCCTGCAGTTTCTGCATGGCCGATTGACAAGGGCGCTTGGCCCGGGCCTCCGCGGTGAAGGAGAAACGCGACCTTTGGGCCGATTTTAAGGTTAATACCCTAGGATTTCGTTAACGAAGCGTTAGAGGTCTACATACAGACGTATATTGGCGTATAAATTAACCATAGATAGAAAGCAGACGTTTTGTTATAATGCGACATAATTTTCCTTTGTTGTCATCGGAGAGTTATGTCGTGAGTCTGGTCACTATCGAAGTAAAAGACGAGCGGTTCGGCAATCTGAGCGAAGAAGAAGCCGAGGAGCTGGTGCGTCTGATGCTGATTGAAGGCGTGTATAGAATCCCGGACAAGAATGTTGAACTTGTCCGGGTTTTTGTCACTCAGCAGTGAAGTAGTGGCGAGGACGAAGAGAACCTTCTTCATCATGCCACAGAAAGCCAATCGGATCCTTGCGGGGAACATAGCGCAGGATTGGTTGGCCGTCGGGACCGAGGAGGCCGGATGGCTCGAACTCAGGGCCGTCCTCCTCCTCGAAGACCGTGTCCCCGACCAGCAGCGTGCCGTCGTCTTCCCCTACCCAGGCGCTGCGGATTGCCCGGCGCTCACGCTGCATTCCGGCAGCCCTCCCAGGCCTTGACGAACGCTGCGCAGAGCGCGCCGCGCTCGATGTCGCGGGCTTCGTATTCGATGATGCCGCAGTCGATGTCGTCGGAACCCTCAATCACGTCGAGCAGGACGGACAGGCCGCTGTCGCCTGGCAGGTCGTGCTGGCTGACGTCGCCGGCGATGACGATGCGCGAGCCGTCGGCGATGCGGGTGGTGAAGGCCTTGAGCTGGCCGACCGTGCAGTTCTGCGCCTCGTCGAGCATGACGAAGGTGCCGGCCTCGAACTCGTCGCCGCGCAGGTAGGTGAAGGGGCAGACCTCGATCTGGCCGTTCTTGACCATCGCCTTGACGCGCCCGCCGCCAATCAGCGTGTCGAGCTTCTTCAGCATCGGCCGCGCCCAGGGCGAAACCTTGGCGAACAGGTCGCCGGGCAGGAAGCCGTGCTCCTCGCCCTCCAGCGCCACGGCTGGGCGCATCAGCACGAGCTTCGTGATCTCGCCGCGCAGGACGGCCTGGGCGGCGTACACCATCGAGACGTAGGTCTTGCCGGTGCCGGCCGGGCCGAGGGCGAGCGTCAGCGACTTCTCCTTGAGCGAGCGCATGTGGAAGCGCTGCCGGGGATTGGCAGGCTCGAACTTGATCGCGTTGGCGCGCTCGATGTCGTTCACAGACGGAATGGTCGCGGCCACGGCAGGCTCGGCAGCGCCGGAGCGACGCCGGCGGCCTCCCTTCTTCGGCTGCGGGTCGTTCCGGTGCGCCATGAAACCTCCAGGATCAGGGGCGAATGAGGAAGGGCAGGGCGATGCAGAAGCCGGTGAACAGCTCGCCCCATTCGGTGGTCCGGGCGGCGAGGCCCGGCAGGGTCAGCGGCACGCGGTAGCCGAGCCAGTAGGCCGGCCCCATCAGGGCGTTGCCGATGATGACGCGGATGGCGAAGGACGGGTCGAAGGGCGCGATCGCCGCCGTTGCGATCACGCCGCGCAGTAGGCCGATCCAACTCATGCAGGCCGCGTCGAACAGCTCGCGCTGCCAGATCGGCCAGTCGTCGGAGCGCTTGATGAGCGCGCGGATCGGCCATGTGGCGATCTCGTAGGGCTTGCCGTCCAGGCTGGAGCCGGCCTTGCCGCGGCCGAGATCCTGGTGCTCGCCGTGCCCGGTCGCGATCAGCGACAGGAAGGCAAGCACCGGCGTCGCGAGATAGGCTGCCTGCCAAGGGGCATGCGCATAGGCGAACACCATCACCAGGAAGGAGATCGCCCAGCAGGCGCGGGCGGGCTGAGTGCGGCCGAACTGAATGAAGCCTCCGCCCCGCAGCCGGTAGGCGAAGGCCTCGAACAGCGCGATCAGCAGCCGGATGGCCGGCCGCACCGCGATGCGCAGCAGCGCGCCCATCAGCGCTTGCCCGGCATCGGGAAGGGCAGCCGGTCGAGCAGCGAGCCGCCGGCACCCTTCTCATCCGAGCGCCGCCAGACATAGACGCCGACGACCGACAGCCCGACCGCCCACATGAAACCCAGCTCGGCGACCGCCTGGATGATCCGGGCGGCTTCGGCCGGGGTCATGACGATCGCCCAGGTGACGGCCAGCATCTGAATGACCCAGGTGAAGGCCATGGCGTAGCCGAAGGTCGGGCGCATGTTGCGCACATAGCCGTGCTCGCTCCTGACCTCCTCCCGGATCGTCTCGTTGATGCTGTCGATCCGCTTGGTCTCCTCCTGCAGGACGGTCTTCTCGTAGTCGATAAAGGCCTCCTGCAGCTTGGCGACGGCCGCGGGATCGGCACGCAGGGCGGTGAGGATCGCGTCCTGCTCGCTCTGGCCGGTGACGGCCTTGGCGGCGCTGACGACGTCCTTCGCGACCTTCTCCGCGTTGTCGCCGGCGATCTTGCCGACGAGGTCCGGCAGGAACTCGGCAGCAAGGCTGATGGCGAACGGAATCAGCGGCAGCATGCCGGCCTCACGCGATGGCGCTGTCTTGAAGGGACTCTCCATCGGGATCGTCCACCGCCTGCGGCATCGGATCGGCCGCGGCCAGCTTGATCGGGAAGACGTTGTGCCGGAACAGCAGCGCCTCGGCCGCCCGGCGCTTCACCAGGCCCGGCATCCGGGTCGCCTTGCCGTTGACCGTCGCGAAGACCCAGCGCTCGAATTGTCCGGCTGCGCCCTCATAGTCGCCGACGTTGAGCAGCCGCAGCAAGGTCGAGGACTGGAAATTCCCCTGGCCGAGGTTGAAGACGAAGCTCGACAGCGCGCCGCGCTGACCCTTCGTCACCGGCACCTTGACCAGCCGGTCGACGACGGCCGCGGCGTTCTTCAGGTCGATGGCCAGCAGGTCTTCGGCCTGCTCGGCGGTGATCTTCTGCCCCAGCTTCACGCCGGCCGTATGCCCGTAACCGATCGTCGGCACGCCGGCGGGGCAGAGATAGGCCTGGAGGTACAGTCCCTCGAAATGCTTGACCAGGTCGATGGCGGCCTGACAGACGGGTTCGGTCATGGCTCAAACTCCCAGGAACTTCTTCAGCAGAATCGGCGCGATGACAGTCAGGACGAAGCCGCAGACCGCGAAATAGACGCCGAACTTGATGATCTTCTCGTTGCCGGCCGAGACTTTGCTGTTGAGCTGGTCGATCTTCGTCTCGACAGCGCGCTCGTGGGATGCGATTCGCTCTTCGAGCAGTTGATGCTTCGTCTCGACGACGATCAGGCGCTCCTTGTTCTCGCCTTGCTTCTCGATTGCGGCCGTGACGCGCTCTAACCACCGCTCCAGCCCGGCAAAGCGGGCCTCGACGTGCTCCTTGAGAGCCTGGATTTCCTGGCTCATGGTCAACTCCGTCATGATAAGGCTCCGCTTTGCATGTCGCTCTGCCCGCGGCTCATAATGCGAGAAGTATATTCAGCGATGACTGATAAAGCAAATCAGGCCGAAGGCCAGCCGGCCGTCACGTTGATCGCCAGCACGGCCTCGATGTCACCGGCGTCGTCGATCTGCCGGTGAAGCGCACGCTCGCGCGAGAAGCAGGCCTGAACATGCAGCGCAACCGCCCGGCCGATGGCGACCATATCCTCGGGTGCGATCTGCTCCCAGCCGCTCGCCCCCTTGAAGTCGATCGGCTGGGCCGGAACATGGCCGTCGACCATGTCGCGGGCCAGCGAGTAGGCTCCGTTGACGAGGCCCTGGCTCTCGCGGTCGGTACGGATCACAGCGCCCCCGACTGTGATACCGCCGGTTTCAGCGACATAGCGTTGCGACGAGGCGAGATTCTTGTGCTCGGTTTTCACAGTGTCGAGCGACTTCTCGAAGGTCTCGTAGACGGTCTCGACGGCTGTATCCGTCACCTTCCACTGGGTCGTTGGCAGGCAGCGCGCGGTCGCTGCGGCCGAGGTGGGCACATTGTCGATGACCGGCAGCCGCTGCACGCCCGGGCACTTCTCTTCCCAATCCTTGTCGGTCCAGGAGGTCCAGACCGTGACCGAGTGCTGGACACCGTCCGGGCCGACAAACGGCATCGGGCCGGAAAAGACCGACAGAATTTCACCGTCCAGAACAAGAGCAACCGGGAACATTTGTCTGCTCCTTATACGAAGTCGATGACGATCAGGCCGTCTTCAGAGCCGTAGACCGTCGAATCAAACGCGCTCGAATAGCCGCCTCGGCCTGCATTGCCGGTGTAATCGGGGTGATTGGTCTTCGGCGGAGTGGTTCCGGAGCCGGAGAGCGTGCTGGCGTTGCGGGTGAGCGTCGGGTGCGAGTATGCCGACCCGCCGGCACCGGCACCGGCCTGACCCTGCGGATCCTGTGCGCCGCCGCCCCCGCCATAGTAGCCGCCCCCGCCGCCGCCCGTATTGCCCGGGGTCTGGGCAGCGCCGCCGTTGCCGCCGCTGCCCGCGCCGCCGACGTTGCCGCTGTTGTTGATGGAGTAGCCACCGGCACCCGGCCCGGACTGCGTGCCGCCCCTGGCACCGGCGACGCCGTTGGTCTCGCCAACGTCGCCGCCCTGAAGGCCGCCGCCCGGGCCACCGCCGTTGCCGTAACCGTCCGTGACGCCGCCTCCGCCTCCGCCCGGCGCGACCCCGACGAGCACGCCGTTCTTGTAGATCTCGGTTCGGCCGCCTCCGCCGCCTCCGTTACCGCCTCCGATGCCGCCCGCGGTCGAGCCGCTTTCGAGGGTAAGGTTCGCGACGTCGAGCACCATGCTGGCGATGGTGTCGCCGGGGAAGTCGAGCCAGCCGCCCGAGGACGAGATCGTGAAGGTGTGCTTGACCCGGGTCCAGGAGCCGAGCTTGAGCTGGCTGAACAGGTCGATCCAGGAACTGGAGATGTCGTTGATGTCGAAGGTGAGGTTGCCGGTGCCGGAGATCAGCTTCGCATCGAAGGCGAAGGTGTAGGTTCCGGCTGCCAAGCTGAGCGGCGCACGGATGAGCCGGGGAGCGCCGCGGTTGTTCTGGGCGTAGTCGAGCCGGGTGGCGTTCATGATGTTGGCCGGGCCGACGACGCGCGAGCGCACGATGCCGCCGTTGCCGCTCAACGGCTCGGTCCAGACCGAGGTGTCGAGCATGTCGGTCTTGCCGGACAGCAGGTTCGTAATTCGTGGAGCGCCACCTGGGCCGCCGTTGCCCTGGCCGCTGCCCGACATGCCGCCCGCGGTCTGATAGGCGGTGTTGGCATCCTCGCCCTTGCCGCCCACCGCGTATGTGAGGACGTCGCCGGCGGCGACGGGGATTTCGAGATACTGGTAGCCGCCCGACCCGCCTGCGCGATTGCCGTAGCCGTAGCGCGCCCGCCCACCGCCGGCACCCCACATATCGACAATGGCCGTCGAAACGCACTGACCGATCGTCACCGACTGCGTCGTTGTCGAGCGGGAGATGATCTTCGGCATCACGGACGCCGCGGTAGCCCAGAGGTAGGGCCACAGGTCGTTCGTCTCCGACCCGCCGGGCGGCGTGACGGTGACTTCCATGTATTCGCCACCGCCTTCCTCGCCCATGATCGCCCGGAACGGGTAGACGACGCCGGCCGTCAGCGTCGCCGTCCCGGTTGCCTTGCTCGCGCTGTGCGTGCCGCCGTTCTTTACGGTGGCGTTCGAGGTGGTTGGCGCATTGGCGACATCGCCGATCCACAAGAACGAGCCGTCGTCGCTGGTCGTGGAGAAGGTGTGGGTGCCGCTCACCAGCGGGATGAAATAGCCTTCCCAGATGACCGTGAAGTTGTCGCCCCCACCGCCGGCATTCGCTAGGCCGATCGACGGCGTGCCGCTCGACGGCAGGACCACGTAGGTCGCCGTCGGCGTGCGCCCGTTCTGATAGGTCACGTTGTCATAGAAGTAGCCGGAGTAGCGCCGAGCGATAACCCGGTTCTTCAGAACAAGAGGAGCGGCGGCGAGACTGATCGTCGCCCCGAAGCCCATCATGCCCATTACTTGACGTCCTTATGCAGAACCGCCTCAATTGCGCCGCTGTCGCGCACGACATAGTCGAGCCGGTCAATTGCGCCGGGAGTGGTGGACAGCGATGGCGCGGCTCCGCCGTCGAACTTCCAGCCGGCCGCGAAGGACAGGGTGCGCGAGCCGGTGCTGTCCTGAATGATCCAGATGCTGCCGCCCTGGCAGTCGCCGACATTGGCTGGGAAGCTCATCACGCGGTTGCCGGCGAGCGTGACCTTGAAGTAGTTGCCGGCTGCGAAATCCGGGGTGATGGTGGCGGCGTCGGTAAGCGTGACGGCTGCACCGCGGACGGCCTTGTAGAAGATCACCGCGCCGATGGTGATGACTCTCATCACCCAGGCGCTGAGCGCCATCGACCAGACGCCGAAATCCCGGGTGCCGCTGCCTGCCGTGTCGCTTGCGAGTATCCAGCCGCCGATCCCGATGCCGGAGCGGCGCGAGGTGGCGTGCGTGCTTTCGGCGATCTGAACCTGCTGCGGATACTGCGCGGTCTGCCCGCCGCCGAGCTGGAGGATCTGGCCGTCGGACGCAACGAGGCCGGTCGAAGCGATCAGGCCATCTGTGCCGCGCATTACGACAGTGCTGGCCGTAGCTCCCGTGCTGATCGGAGCGTTGCCGGCGTGCCAAATCTCGTGGGCATTGGCACCCATCGACCAGCCGCCGACCTTCAACCTGTTGTCGGTGTCCAAGCCGAGATGAATGGCGTAGGAACCCGGGCGATGGAACGACATGAAGGCGGCACCGGCTGTCGTGCCTGTGCCCTGCGACCAGATTTCCAGGCCACCGGTGTCGCTGGATTGAGCGGCAATGCCGGTCGCGGCGGGCAACGTCGTGCCGCTGCCGGTGATCTTCTGCTTGCCGGTGAAGGAGTTGGCCGCTCCCAGCGGAGCATAGCTGGCTGGGTTGAAATTGCCGGCGTGCCAGACGGTGTTCCCCATCCATTGGAACGTCGTCATGCTGGCGTAGAGGATGTTCGACCAGGTGAACGACGCTCCGGCTGCCTTGCCGTTGCCGTGCGCGCCGCGGAACCAGAACTGCGGGCCGTTGACACCGTCGTTGCTGACGGACATGCCGATGTCCATCGCGTCTTCGCCGGCGACCGAGAAGGTGGGCGCTGTGCCGCCGGCCGTGTTCCAGTACCAGTGCTGACGGCCCATGCCGTCCTGGCTCATGTAGTAGGCCGGGGCCGTGCCGCCGGTACGGCTCAGCGCGCCCTGCATGACAGGATTGGCTGCGTCGAGCTTGGACGAGGGCGTGAAGTTGCCGGCGTGCCAGACATTGTTGTTGTCGATCTGGATGCCGGTCGCGACATTCAGCTTAGCCCCGCCGGTCGGCATCGTGGTCGTACCGATAGCCGTCAGCGAGCCGCCTTCCGAGATGGCGAAGTTCTGCCAAGCGCTCGCGCCGTATGCGCCGAGGCGGCCGTAGCCGTTGGTATCGTTCCAGCCCAGGAAGGCGTACTTGGTCCCGCCGGCGTTCTCGACGTGGATAGCCTCCCACGACGAGTTCTGGATGCGCAGGGTTCCGGTGAGGGTGTTGTTGGCCCCGAGCTGCGCATAGCGCCCGTCGGCCGCGGCCCGGTCGGGAATGTCCGTCGCCGTCGCCACGCCGATCGCGCGCTTGGCCGCAGCGCCGGAGCCGGTCTGTACCAGGACGCCGTTGCTTGCGTCGAGCGCGGAAATCGCGGTCAGCAGCGGATTTAGCGGCTGGCCGTCGGTGATGCCGAAGCCGGACAGCGTGGTGGGCCGGCCGGTAATGCCGGTCCAGGGGACGCTCGCGGCCGATCCGACCGAATACTCCTCCCAGCCGGCCGCGCTGCCGATGCTCGCCTCGTTCTTGAGGTAGAACATCCGGCCCGTATCCGACTCCTTGACCGTGTCGCCGAGCTGGACGGTGGCGGTCGTCAGGGCATAGCGCGCGGCCTGATTGGCAACGACGACGAGGCGCTCCAGCGCGCCGGCCGGCAGGTTCGAGAGGCTGATGGTGCCGGTAATCGCCGAAGCCGGGACCGACGCAACGGTGGTTCCCATGGACACGGACGGGCTTGCGCCGTCGAAGATGATCGACCCCGTCACGCCGCCCGTCAGCGAGAGGGTCATCGCGTTGGCGAAGCGCACGGCCTTCGCCGCAGTGCCGGCCGCGATTGCCGCGTCGGTCTGTGCCTTGCTGTAGGCGCTGGCGACGGTGTGAATCTCGCTGCCGTTGTAGAACGCGACCTTGCCGGCAGCCGGGGCCAGGACGACGTCGCCGTCATCGTCGACCGAGACGAGGCCGCCGGCCTTGCCGATCGAGGAGGCACTGTCGATCCGGCTCTTCAGCTCGGCGACGGCACCCTGGACCGTTGTCGCGGCCATGCCGCTGATCGCGGTGATCGGCGCGGTGGTGGAGTCGAAGCCGAAGCTGACGGACCAGGCGCTCGGGTTGTAGGTGAGCTTCGCGCCGGCACCCTGGACGAGGTTCAGGATCGCGCCCGGGCCGCTCGCAGTGAAGCGAGCCGTCGTGCCGTCGCCGATGATGCCAAAGTTCGTGCCGCCGACGATGTTCGCGGTCTGCTGGGCATAGGCGCGGGCCTGCTCGGACCAGTGGTAGGCCGAGTAGGTGCCGGGCGTAACCTGATAGCCGGCCCCGGCATTGGCGAAGGCCTGCGCCAGATCCCTCGCGCTGACGGCCGAATCCTTCGCCGAGACGGCGAGATCGCGGGCGTTCGTCGCGTCGCTCTTGGCGGAGATCGCGTCGGCAGCCGCGGCGGCTGCGGTCTGGGCGCTGTTGGCGGCGTTGGTCTGGCTATCGGCGGCCTGCGATGCCGCGGCCGTGGCAATGCCAGCCTGGGCGACGGCGGTGTCACGCGCGGCTTCGGATGCGGCCTGGGCAGCGCCGGCCGCGGAGGCGGCAGATGTTGCGGTCGCGGCCGACGTGCCGGCGGCATCGGCCAACTGCGAGGCAGCCCCGGCCTTGTCGGTCGCGGTCTGCGCGCTGGCGCTGGCACTGTTGGCGCTGCTCTGAGCGGACGTGACGGCCGCGGCTAGATCGGAGGCCGACTGCTGGGCGGCGGCAGCACTCGCTGCCGCCTCGGCCGCCTTGTTCGTCGCCGTGGTGGCCTGGGAGGAGGCATCAAGAGCGTAGGCCAGCGCCGACTTCAGCGTCCCCGACACCGGGCCGTCCGTCTTCGTCGCCCAAGCCTTCGCCAGATCGCGCGCCGCCTCGGAATCGGTCTTCGCCGAGACGGCCGTATCCTTCGCACCGACGGCCGTGTCGCGCGCCGCAACACTCACGTTCCGGGCGCTGGTCGCGGTGTCGGCCGACGAGACGGCCGTCTCCTTGGCGGCAAGCGTGGTGTCGCGGGCAGCCTGGATCGAGACCCAGGTCGCGTCCACCGACGTCTTGGCGTCTTCTGCGGCCTGGGCGCTGGCGCTGGCGTCGTTCGCCCGCAGGGTGGCGATGTTCGCCTGCGAGGTGGCTGTCTGCGCCGCCTCGGTGGTGACATTCAGGTTCGTCGCGACGGTTGCCGCTGCTGCCGAGACGGCCTGCCGGTCGGTCTGGACGACGGCGATGGCCGCGGCGGCGTCGGTGGCGGCCTGCCGCGCCGTCGCGACATCGTCCTCAATCGCGGCGATGATCCGGGCTGCGTTATCGGCCGTGCCGTCGTCAAGAAGCTGGAGCAGCAGGGCCGGGCTTTCGACGAGCCGGGTGACACCCTTGCTGTCGGTCAGCGGATAACGGCCGTCGCCGTTGGGGCCGCCGTGCGGATCGCCGCCGATCCAATCGTCGTACTGATCCTCGCGCTGCGCCCACTTCGCGACCATGGTCGCGATCTCGGCGACCAGCTCCGCGTTCGAGATCGTCTCGGAGGCGAAGATGACGGCGTAGCTGCCGGCGCTGACGCTCGCGCCCTCCCAGGGGCGGTCGAGGGTCAAAGAGCCATCACCGCTGACAGAGACGACCTCGTAAAGCGTCTTATAATCAGTGGTGAATGTAGAGCCGTCGCGCACAGCGCCCAGCCAGAGCGTACCGCTGCCGGTGACAGCGGCCGATCCCTGGGTGAGGGTGACGGTGCCCTGCCGATACCAGCCGGCCATCTTCAATTCTCCTCGGTCTGCGTGTCAGGGTAGGGGTAGAGGGCGCGGATCGCCGCGAAATCGGCCTGCATGCGCTCCCATTTCGTCGCGTCGCCGTTCTGCTTGTCCTGCAGCGCCTCAAGCTGCTGGGCGGCCGGCCAGCGCTCCAGGTAGGCCTTCTCGCGCAGCTTCGCGATCTCCTCGCGGGTGCGGGTCGCCGTCACCTTCATGGTGTGATCTCCAGGACGAAGTGGGCGTCGTGATAGGGCCAAGCGCTGACGTGGACGTCATAGACGCCGGGCAGATCGTCGTACTCGAAGCTGCCGTCCTCGACCGTGTAGGTGCTGGTCGCGCCGGTGGTGCGGCAGGCGATAGTGACGGTCGCCGGGATCGGCAGCGCGCCGAGGTGCTCAATCTCGGGCCGGGCGCGCACGACAGGCGCAGGGCCGGAGAGATCGACATAGTCGCTCTTCGGATCGGCCTTTGCCTGTAGCCGCGCGCAGCCCGGCAACTGGAAGAACGCCAGCTCGGCTGGGCCGCATCCGGCGACCTGAACGATCTCGCCGCTGTTCGGCCGATAGAAGACGAGGCTGATCTCGGTGTCGCCGCTCAGGACCGCAAAAGACTGCGCGCTGGTAGGCATCGCAGACGGCACAGTAAATCTCTTGACGGTAACAGTCATTTCCGCAACTCCAGGGCGGCAATTGAAGCGAACATGCTGTTGTAGCCGATAATGTCGAAGCCGCCGTAATTCCCGGTGTCAGCGTTTGCAGTCGTCCAGATGTTCCAGCCAGGCCCGGGCTGCTCCACCCACACTTGGGAGAGTATCTGCCATCTATAGTATTCCTGATTGCTCTCGCCGAACGAGTTGACGTACCTTACGAGCCAACCCCGACAAGCGATCAGCAACACGCGCTTTCCGGTCGTGCTTAGCCCGACCGTCGCGGACTCCTTGCCTGTGGCGGCCGAGATGTTCGAGGTCGCGAAGTCCTCGATCTTCTGGCCGTTGATCGTCAGATCCTGGATCTTTGCCCGGCTGATCGTCGCATCGCGAATCTTGGCAGCGTCGATGGAGGCATCCTGGATGAACGCCGTCGACATCGAGACGCGCGTCTGCCCGTTCACCGTGCCGATGACGAACGGGTAGTCGGCCGAGACTCCCGGCGTGCCGACGATGAAGTTGTCGGCGCGCACGACGAACTCGCTGACCCGGCCGGCGGTGCCACGGTCATAGCTGGCGAGGCCGAAGCCGGAGATATAGCCGTTGTTGTCGATCTTGACGGTGTACTGCGCGGCCAGCCCGTTCGTGGTCGAGGCGATCTGCTGGATCGACGTCGAGAAGCCGCCGACCGTGCTGTTGAGCGTGTCGACGCGCTGGGAAAGGCTGCCGTCGGCGTTTGCGCGGGCGGTGATCTCGGTCTGCAGGGAGGCCGAGACGCTGCCGAGCGAGGCGTTGAGGCTGTCGATGCGCTGGGACAGCGCGCCGTCGGCGTTCGCGCGGGCGGTCTGCTCGCTGGTCAGGCCGGACTTCACCCCGTCGACGCTCGCCCCCAGGCTGTCGACCCGCGTCGTCAGCGCGCCATTGGCATCGGCAACCGCGGTGATGCGGCTGTCGTGGCCGGCCAGGGTCTGACCGAAGCTCGCGACGACGCTGTCGATGCGCTCGGCGTTGGCCTGGGTCGCGCTCGTGGTCGCAGTGAGCTGGCTCTGAAGGCCAGCCAGGTTGTTGCCAAAGGTCGCGACGACGGTGTCGATGCGCTTGGCCGTCGTCTCGTCGGCCGTCGCCAGCGCCGTCAACTCCTCCTTCACGCCGGCGATCTGGCCGTCGAACTGCGCGGTGACGGTCGTGATCTGGCTGGTGAGCGACTGCGTGTCGTCCTGGAGCTGCTGGACGTCGGTCTTGACCTCGGCGACATCGCTTTCGCGCCGGCCGATCTCCTGCTTGATGCGGCCGTAGCTGTCGTTGATCCGCACCAGCCCGCCGGCGACCGCCTCGGCGATCTTCTCGATGCCGGTGATCTTCTGCTGCAGGATCGGCACGAGCTTCGACTGCGAGATGACCTGATCGACCAGATCGTCGTGCGAGAGCTGGGCGGTCGTCGCTCCGGTGCCGATGTTGGAATTGACGTCGCCGGTGTTGCCGGCAAGATCGACGGCGCGGACCCAGTAATAGCGCGTCACCAAGCCGCCCAGGCCCGTGCGCACGAACGCATTGCCCTTGACCGTGTTGATGACGGTCGCGGTCGAGAGGTCGTTCGTCTCCGCCTCCAGCACCTCAATGTAGGACAGGTCGGTGTCGGACGGGTTCACCCAGGTCAGAGCGATCTGGCGCAGCCCGCCGGTGGCGACCAGGCCCTGCGGCTGGCCGGGCGGGGTGCCCTTGCCCTTGACCTGCACGCTGATCTCGGCGGGCTGCGAGCGCCGGTTGTCGTAGGTGACGGCCAGGACGCGGATGGTGTACTGGCCCTCCGCCGCCGGCTCGACGTCGAAGCCGCAGGTGCGCGTGACCTGCCATTCCTGCCACTGGCCACCCGGCGTCAGCACATAGGCGCGATAGCCGGAGATGCGGGCGTCGGCGCTGGTCGACCAGCTCACGGTCAGCCGGGCCTGCGGCAGGCCGTTCACCCAATAGACGCTCTCGACGGCGCTCAGATCGGCCGGCGCTGCGATGCTGTTGACGGCCTGCGTCGCGGTCTGGACGAGCTGCACGCCGTTCTCGACGCGGGCATACTTGGCCGGGTCGTGCAGCAGTGCGGTGATCTCGTAGATGCCGCGCGACTTCTCGACGACGGCGCGCACGCGGAACAGGCGCGGCGCGAGATTGGTCGCGGTCAGGATCCAGACGGCATTCGGCTGCGGCACCGCGCCGGCGAGCGGGCCGGCGTCGATGGCGAGCTGATCGGTGGTGTGGCTGTCCGGTGTCGGCCGGCGCACCGGGCAGTCGACGAGCCGGCCGTCCGGCAGCGTGATCGCCAGGACGTAGCTCTGGCTGGCTTCCAGCGTCACCGTGTCGTCGAGCGTCACGACCTGCTGGGCATCGTCATAGGCGCGCAGACGGCCGCCCATGCGCACGGCGGCCCAGGCCGGATCGGCGACCTTGACGACATCGCCGGGCATCACGTCGAGATGGTCGAACGAGCACTGGTAGGTGACGGTTTCGGTCTCGTTCTGCTCGCTGTCGAGCATCCACAGGCCGAGCCGGCGGGCCTGGCTGCGCCGGGTGCAGCCGTAGGCCGTCGCCTCCGTCTGCCGCCAGCCGTACTGCCGCACCATCTCAGGGTTCTCGACGATCTCGATGGCCGAGCGGTAGCCGTCGTCGGGATCGTTGAAGGTGATGAGCGCCGCGGTGTGGCGGGCCTTCAGGGCGGTGCCGGAATAGGTGAACTTGCCGTCGATGACGTTGGCCGGCGTGACGAGCTTGATCGGATCGTTCGGCATGTCGGCCCGCGCCAGCACGCCGCCGGCCGACCAGAAGACCAGGCCGCGGAAGGTCGAGGCGATCGACTGGATGACCTTGTAGGCCTCGGTGCGGCCGGAGATGACGCCGTTGAAGGTGAAGCGCGGCTCCATGACGTCCGCGCCGGTGCTGTCCAGCTCCCCGCTCTTCACCGGACCGTCGCAATACTGGGCGATCGAGTAGAGCGACCACTTGTCGACGGCCGACTCCGGGATCGACTTGCCGAGGCCGTAGCGGGTGTTCGTCAGCAGGTCGTAAAGCACCCAGGCCGGGTTGTTCGTCCAGGCGACCTTGAAGCTGCCATCCCACTCGCCGGCATAGGTGCGGGCCACCGGATTGTAGTTGGCCGGCACTTTGATCTTCAGGCCCTTGACGTGATAGGCCCGGGCCGGGACGGAGCTGCCAAACTCCTCGGCATTGACCTTGAGCGCGATCAGTGCCGAGTTCGGGTACTCGAACTTGGCGTCGATGATCTCGGTGTAGTAGGCCCAGGAAAAGGCATTCTGGACGGACGTCGCGGTGGCGTCGGGCGTGACGCGGGTGACGCGGATGTCGTAGGGCGCGCTGCCGTAGGCAGCCAGATCGAGGCGATAGCTGCGCTCGTAGGTGCTGGTCGTCTTGCCGGTGACGGTGTCGTCGATGGCCGTCTGCCAGCCCCGGTTCGCCGCCCGCACCTCGATGGTGAAGCGGACGCTGGAGCCGTGCAGGTTGCCGTTCTTGGTGTCCTGCTCGGTGATGGCGTTCCAGCGCAGGGCGACGCGGGCGGCGTTGACGTCGGCGTCGTAGATCGTGCGCGTCACCGGCCCGACCGACGTCTTCACGTCGACGCCGACCGAGACGGTGGTTTCGGCGGCCGGGAAGCCAGGAATGAAGTCCTGGCTCGGCAGGCCGGTACGCTCAACCCACTCGACGCCGTTGAAATTCGTCTTGCCGTCCGGGCCGACCAGCGGCACGCCGTCGAAGTAGATGCTCTTCGCGCCGTCGACGAGGCCGACGATCTCGCCCTCGCCCAGCAGGTCGATCACGCGCGCTTTCGCCTTCGACTGCAGGCTGTTCGGATCTTCAGTCGCCCCGGACGAGCCGCCCGACTTGCCGCCGCCCTTCTCGCCCTCGATCGGCTTGGAGCCGGTGGCCGGCGGGCTGACGGCCGTGGTCGTCTGGGTGGCGATGGCCGAGTTCGACCCGGTCTGGTCGCTGTCCATGCCCGACGAGATGACCGTCGAGCCGACCCAGCAGTCGCCATAGATCAGGGAGACGGAATCGCCCTGCTCGGTGCTGTTGACCGGGCCGGAGAAGAGATAGCTGGCGTTGGTGGCGACGGTGTTGGCCTTGGGCGTCTGCGTCAGCATCTGGCTGACGCCCGACAGCAGCATCGTCGCGCCGAACAGGGCGATCGACCCCCAACTGACCGAATAGCCGGCAACGGCGAACGCTTCCCCGCCGAGCGCCAGGGAGCCGCCGCCCGTGTAGAGAGCGCCGGCCACGGCCACGGCCATGACGACCGCGCCAAGGATCGCCTTGCCGCCGCCACGCTTGGAGCCAGCCGGGGCCGGGATGATATGCAGGTCGGCGTTGCCGAGGCCGAAGTGCAGGGTCTCCGGCGTCAGGTGGAAGCCGGTGCGGGTGTACCGGCCACGGACCAGCCGGTAGGAACCCTTGCGGAACTCCTGCTGGAAATCGGGATGATTGGCGATCAGCGCGCGGATCGCTTCGGCGGCGTCGCGGACCTCGTAGGTGAAGGTCCGGCCGAACTTCTTGCCCAGCGCGCCGTGCAGATGGATCTTAGCCATCGGCGCGGTCCTTGTGGCGCAGGATATGGACGATCTGCCGGTGCCAGAGGCCGAGCGGTTCGCGGCGCGACAGGCGGCGCGGCAGGTGATGCAGCAGCGTGCCAGGCTCGAAGATGACGCCGGCATGATTGGGGACCGGCGACAGCACGGTCATCAGCACGACATCGCCGACACGGGCGTCATCGAGCGGCACGACCGAGAAGCCGGCCTCGCCGAAATGGTCGAGGTAGAGATTCTGCCCCTTCGTCCACCACTCGTCGTCGCGCGGGAACTCGGGCAGCACGATGCCGAGGACGGTGCGGTAGTAGTCGCGCACGAGCGCGTAGCAGTCGGTGACGCCGTGAACGAACTCGCGACCGATCAGCTCCGGCACCGGCACGCCGTCGCCCCAGATCAACGGCTCCGAGCAGCGCTCGCCGTCGGCCGCCAGGATCGCCCAGGGAACGGCGCTGGCGATCTGGCCGCGCATGTCAGCGGCGGAGGGGTGGAGCGGGCCGTCCGGATGGCTGTGGACGATCGCCTCGATCCGGTCGGCGTGTTCGATATAGTCGGCGTCGTCGATGCGGAAGTTGCGCTCGGGATCGGCCGCGCGGTTGGGGAGCGGAAAATAGACGCCGTCCACGACGATGCCGCAGCTCTCGCGCGGGTATTCGGCGAGGGCGTGGGTCTTCATCGCAAGGACGGCGTCGGAGGTGAACATCGGGAGGCACTCCATTCTCCTCCCTATATGTAACCGCTGACTGATAAAGGGTCAAATCGACGAGCCGGTCGATACCCGTGCGCGCGAGACTCCCGGGAAGCCGCCGAACGGCAGCGACGCTTTCGAGCCGAAGCGCAGCTTGCAGTCGCTGAGCCGCCGGCCGCAGACGTCCTTGCTGGCGTCGCCGGTGGGCTGTCCGGTCGCGGTGAAGCAGGCGCTGCCGGAATAGGGGCAGTCGGTGATCGTCCAGCCGCCGCCGTTCCAGGTGCGGTAGATGCGGGTGCAGTTGTCGCGCAGCACCTGCCGGCCGGGCAGCATTGCGCCTTCCTGGTCGATCGAGGCGGACAGCTCGAACTCGACATGGGTCTTGTCGAGCAGGCTCTTGCGCTCGACGCGGTAGATGTCGGGCGGCATATAGGCGAGCGGGTCGGCCCCGGGCTGCCCGTCCAGGCACCAGTCGAAGGTGCGCAGGCGCGTCACCCGGCCGCCGAGCAGGTCGGAGAACTCGTAGATCAGGCTGCTCATCTGCCGGTTGATGTTGGCGATCCGGATGCGGGGCGTTGGCAGCGAGCCGGACGAGGTCCACTCGAAGCCCTCCGTCTCCATCTCGACCGGCGTGTAGACGATGCCGCCGAAGGAGATCGGGTCGGCCGGGCCGGCAGAGGGCGTGAAATGGTAGACCGAGCCGCCGGCATAGTTGGTCAGGTCGAGGGTGAACAGCTCGACATAGGCACCGGGATTCGGCGTCTGGGCGGCTGCGGCGAGTGCTGGGCGGCTTTCCCACCCCGGGATGTTGGTCTGGCTCATGGCTGGATCAGGCGTCGAAGACTTCGATGAAGGTGGCGTTCAGGTTGATGCCGTTGTTGCTGGCGCGCGTGCGCTTGAGCTTCCGGCAAATCCACCGGCGCGGGTAATGGTCGCCCGGCGGTTGCCACCAGAAGCTCTCGGTGCCGCGGCGTGCCCGGATGAAATCCTCGATCACCGACAGCTCCGTCGAGGTCAGCCGCTCCCAGGTCACGGTGAGCTGGTCGCGGATGTTGTTGAGGCCGTCCGCGGCGCGCTGGGTGTAGCCGTCGCCGAAGCCGGCCTCCAGCACCTTGAACTCCGGCTCGATCTCGCTGCCGAGCACGGGCGGGTAGGGCGGAACGAAGGTGGGAACGGTCATTCGTCAGCTCCGCAGGTTGTTCAGCATACCGCCCGGGCGCATCTGTTGGCGCAGCTCGTAGCCCATCATTGCCCGGAGCTGCTCCTTCACCGTCGCGCCGATCCGCTCGGCCAGGGCCTTGTCCTGTTCCTTGTTGCCCGACGAGCCGCCCGAGACGTTGACGGTGACGTTCTGGGTGACGCTCTGGCCGCCCTGGGTCGCGGCGCGGATCAGGCTGTCGGCGTTGTCCATCTGCTCAGGCGTGAAGACCGCCTCGCCCTTGCGCGCGATGATCGGCACCTCGCCCGACACCAGACCGCCGGTGTGGAAGCGCGGCGCATTGGCAAACAGGCCGGCGGGCACGATCCGAGACGGGCCGTCGCCGACCATCGCCCCGGTGTGGTTCACCTTCGCCGTCGTGCCGCCGATGCCGAAGAAGCCCATGATGCCGAGCGCAGCCTGCTGCACCATCCAGCGCGCGAAGAACTGGGCCAGCATCTGCGCCATGTTGCCGATCATCTTCGCGAAGCCCTTGCCGATCGACTCCTGGCCGGTGAGGATGTCGGCAAGCCCGCTCGACCAGGCATCGACGAAGTTCTGGATGTTCTGGGTGCGCGTGAGCTGGAGACGCTGCTCAAGGCTCAGGCTGTAGTCGTAGGTCATCTTCGCGAAGCTCATCTCCTCCTGGGCGGCGTCGGAGTTGAACTGCGCGTCGCGGCCTTCCGGCGACATGGCGGTAGCCGCGGTGAGGCGGGTCTGCGCCGCCCCGGCGTTCAGGTTGGCGACATAGCTCTGCTGGAACAGGCTCTGGTACTTCGGGTCGGCCAGCAGGCGCAGCTTCTCGCGGAGTTGCTCAAGCTGGAGCTGGAGGGCCTGGTTCTCCTTCTGTAGGGCCAGCTCGAAGCGGCTGTCGTCGCGATAGAAGGCGAGCTGTGCTTCGGTCTGCAGGATCGACTTGCGCAGCGTCAGCCGCTCGCCTTCGAGCGCGTTCTGCAGGCGCTGCTCCTGGGTCCAGCGCGGATCGTAGGGGTTCAGGTTCTTATCGTTCGGATCCAGGTTCTGGCGCAGCAGATCGGCCTGCCGCTTGCGCGACTGGGCCATGCCGAGATCGCCGTCCAGGCCGTAGGCGACATAGGCGGCCAGGGAATCGGTGCCGAACTGGCCGGAGAACAGATACTCCTTGCTCTCGCTGGTCAGGGCCTTGATGCGCTGCTGGAGCGCCTTCTTGGCCGCGGCATCGGCCTTGTTGGCGTCGCGCTGGCGATCGTCGGCGATCTTCTTCTCGACGTCCTTGCCGAGCAGGTCGATCTCGCGAACGGTCTCGGAAACGCCGGTCGCAACCGCGCGCTGGCGCAGATCAGCGACGGCCTTGCGCAGGGCGGCGACCGTCTCGGCCTTGTGCTCCGGCGACAGGCCGGCGAGGCTGACGCTCGACAGCGCCTGCGCGCCTTCCAGGATGAACTGGCTTTGGTACTGGCCGCGCTTGGCGAGGCCGTAGCTGGTTTTGCCGCTTTCCTCTTCGTCGAAGACCTTGCCGTACTTCTCGTTGAACTTGTTCAGCTTTTCGACGACGGATTCGGTGATCTTGGCGACGCGGAACGAGCTGTTGCCCTGGAGCGTCTTGACCATCTCCAGCACGCCGGCGTTCATGTTCAGCAGGTTCTGCTGGTCGCTCTGCGACAGGCCGGAGATCGCATCACCGGGCATGAACTCGGTGACGATGGACGGCGAGTTGCGGCGCGACTCGTCGATCATCGCCTTGTTGGCGGCCGTCGCCCGGGCAATGGAGTTGCGGAAGTCGATGAAGGTCTGCTCGAACTCGCCGACCTTCTTTTCCGGCTCATCGAGCGGGTTGTTGCCGAGCATGTCGCCGACGAAGCCGGCGACGCCGCCCTTGCCGTTCAACTGCTTGGTCTGAAGCTCCAGTCCCTCGTTGTAGGCCTGCTTGTAGAGGGCCATGTCCTTCTCGAAGGACGCCCGGGCGTCGGCGTTCTGCTTCAGCAACTCGTCGCGCTTGGCCATCACGTCGGCCAACGTGTAGAGGCCGCCGCGGCGTCCGAAGATGCCGGAGTTGTCCGAGAAGGTTGGGTTTCTTGGGTTGCCGGCGTTCTGCTCGATCCAAGCGTTCAGCGCGTCGATCTTCGGCCGATTGGCGCTCTCGGTCTCGGCCAGGGCGTTGCGCCGGTACTGGACCTGCTTGGCAGCGCGCCTGATGTCAACCTCGGCGGCGTTCTGGCGCAGCCGGTCGATCGCGACATCGAAGGGGTTCTCGCCCTCCTTCAGCCCGAACCAGCCAGTCTTGCTGTCGATCCACTTCAGCCCTTCGCCCAGCGCCGCGACGCCGGTGACGACCTTCAGGATGCCGCGCAGCAGCCCGCCGATGCCGCCGCGGCCGAAGATCAGGTAGCCGATGATGCCCATCTCGATGAGGTCGGCGGGCAGGATGCGCATCAGCGACATCACCGTCTCGCCAATGTTCGATACCAACGAGACAACGCCGGCCAGTACAGCGCTGTTGAACTGGCGCGTCTCGTCGAGCAGGCGGGCCAGCGCCTGGCCGAAATCCATGAAGCCCGAGATCAGCTTTTGGCCGATCTCCTTCGAGCGCTCGCCGCTCAGCGTCGTGACCCGGTCGAACCAGTCGACAAACGCCTCGGTCAGCGCGGCCAGCGTGAGGTTCAACTCGCTGTCGCGCATGATCGAGCCGATGTTCGTCTTCATCACCGTCGCCATTCGCTCCATCTGGCCGGTGACGGTGGTCGTGGTCAGCTCGGCGAACTTGGCGAACTCCGCAGTGCCGGCTGCCCAGGCATTGACGAAGGTGTCGCCCGAGATCTTGCCCTCGGAGATCAGTCGCTGCAGGCTGGCGATCGTGACCCGGCTGTTTGTGCCAATCAGGCCGATCGACTGGGCGGTGAGCTGGCCCCTCTCGATCAGGCGGTTCAGACCGTTCACGACGATCTGCATGGAGTTGGGCAGCGCTTCGCCGAGCTGGCCGCGCAGCTCCTCCATCTGGAGCTTGTCCTTGCCGATGACCTGCCGGATCGCCACGAAGGCGCGGTGCAGCTCTTCTGAGGTGGTGCCCATCAGCGAGCCGGCACCGATCGTCCCCTCGATCGCCTTCTTGACCGTGTCGAGCGCCACGCCGTTGGAGACGGCGACGGGGGCGAGCTGGGCGAAGGTCTTCTGCAGGCTGTCGAACGACGCGCCGGTGCGGATCGCGGTCTCGCGCAGGTATTCGATCTCCTGCTGCGCCGACGTCGTCCCCTTGCCCAGCTTGTTGTAGCTGTCCGCGAAGACTTCCAGCTTGCGCTGGAGGCCCGTCATCTCTTCGCCGGCCTTGATTGTCAGCGCGATGAACTCGCCGATGCCGACGGCCGAAAACGCGACGGCGAGATTGCCGAGCGCGTTGGAGGTGTTGTGCGTCAGGCGCTGGAATGTCGTGACAGCGCCGGTGGCCTGGGCCATGCCGACGATGAAGCTCCGATTGTCCAGATCGAGCCGCGCGAACAGCGTACCGACGTTGAACGACATTCCCTTGCCTCTTTAGCCGAAATGCTTGCGCAGGCGCTCGCGCGCCTCGTCCGTGAGACCTCCCGTGACCTCGAAGACCAGGGGCGTACCGATCCGGCCTTGCAGGCGGGCGTAGAGTTGCTTCGCCCCGCCGCCCATCGCGGCCATATGCACCGGCATCCACTCGGCCAGCTCTTCCGCACGCAGCCGGTCGATTTCCTCGAAGAGCTTCCAGAACATCCGCACCGGCATCTGGAGGAGCCGGAGCGGGTCGATGGCGTAAAAGCGGCTGACGCGGGCAAAGCAGTAGCCGAAGTCGAGCTGGATCAGCTCGCGCTGCGGCCCTTGCGCTTGCCCGCCTTGGCTTCCCCCGGTGCGCCGGCCTCCGCAGCCGCGCCCTTGATCTTGTCCGAGATGTCCGAGCCGCGGATGAAAGCGAGCAGGATCAGGAGCTGACCGACGTCGAGCTTCATGATGTCGGCGACCGGGGTGTCTTCGAGATATTCGGAGATCACCTCGACCAGAATCTTGGCCTGATCGCGCGGCGTCTCGGCCGAGGCCAGCTTCTTCTCGATGTCGTCGGCTTCGATGAACTGCTCGACCGTCATGTTCTTCAACGTCCGCTCGACGCCATTGATGATGACGGAGCGGGTGACGCGGAACTCGTCGAGGTTCAGAACGGTGGGCTGGGACATGGGCTTCCTGGGGATGCAGGCGGGGATTCTCGTCTCCCCGCCTTAGTTAAATTCACCGATGATTGATATTATCAGGGCGCAGTGGGCTTGCCAAACGCAGCAATCTTGTTGTTCGCGCTGGTGTCCGGGTAGCACTTGAAGGTGACTTCGTACACGCGCTCGCTGCCGGTCTCGTACTTGAAGGTGAAGTTCGGCAGGGGCGCGGCCTTGAAGGCGGTGAAGTCGTCCTTGGTGTAGCTGGCGTCGACGCCGGTCGGGTGCAGCTTCAGCTCGGCCGCCAGATCGAGCAGGTCGATGTTGACGCCGGAGCGGATCTCGACGCCGACCTCCGAGCCGGACGTGCCGATGCCGACGGCCTGCGGCATGACGGACTTCAGCTTGGTCAGGTTCGTCTCCAGCATCGGCACCTTCACCTCGACGGTGGTGCCGGTGATGACGTCCTTGACCGGGGTGTCGCCGAGCTGGTCGGCCTTCACCTCGTAGTTGGAGGTCTTGATCGACACCTCGACGCCGCCCTTGGTCGAGCCGAGGTCGATGCCGTCGAAGGTGACGTCGCAGACGCCGAGCGAGATGTCTTCGGTGTTCACGGTCATGATGGTCTCCGATTACGCCGCGCGCCAGTTAGCGGCATAGTTGATGACGAAGGTGTAGAGGCCGCTGTCCTCGCGGCCGAGGAACAGAGGCTCGTGGCGCGGATTGCACTCGTAGACGTGATAGGGTCCGACGGCAGCCGCGCGCAGCGTCAGGACGTCTGCGATGCCGCTCGCCCGCGCCTCGGCGGCCTGAATGTCCGGGTCGCGGGTGAACACCTGGAAGCTCAGCCGGCGCAGGCCGGGCGCGTAGTCGCGCCGCTCGCCGCCCTGCTGGACGAAGATCGAGGCGCTCTGGGCGTCGCTCGGGGCGAGGCCGATGAAGAGCGACGTTCCTTCGACGCCCAGGGCACCGCCGGATGCACTGTCGACGTATTTCAGCAGTTCGTATAGCAGCATCGTCAGCGGCCCCTCGTGGCGCTGCGGATCGCGTCTGCGTAGTCGCCGGCGAGGCGCTTCATCGCGCTGCGATAGACAGCGTTGAAGGCGCGCTCCAGGAACTTGACACCGATGCCCTTGCCGTAATGGGCCGGGCCGTCGCTGTAGGCCTGCGACAGTTCGCCCAGCTCGTAGAGGCCGCCGATCACCTTCGGGTGGCCCTCGTGCATGGCGATCGCATAGTTGTAGCCGCCCTTGCCGTAGACCGGCCCGACGACGATGTCGGCAACCCGGCCGCTCGGCTGCATCTCGACGCGGATGCTCTCACGCAGCTCGCCGCTCTTGATGGGGGCGCGGGCGACAGCGCCGTCGCGCACCTCCTCGGCCAGCGCCCGCAGCGCTTCCGGGGTCTTCTTCTGCACCGCCTTGGTGATGTCGGACAGATGACGCACGAAGGCGGTGCCGTCGAAATGGACCTTGCCGCTCGGCATCAGCGCCCTCCCTCGCCGCGCTTGATGTAGGCCTGGACCTGCTGGGCGTGCGCCTCGCCGCGGTGATCGTGGACGGGCAGGGCGGAGGTGATCGTGTATTCCTCGCCGGCGTAGGTCAGCAGCTCGCCGACGGCGATGTCGGCGGCGGCGACATCGAGCACGACGCCGCGCTGCTCGGCCCGCATCTGGCCGTCGATCATCTGCGCGTTCAGCTCGCTCGACAGCCGGGCGGCATAGCGGCGCACCGGCCCGTATTCCTTCGGCCGGCCGAACGCATCGCGCCCGGTCGCCCGGCGGACCTCGATGGTCAGCGGGAACCAGGGCGTGCGGCGCAGCGGAAAGGGATACCGGCTGGACATCCTCACCTCGAATGGCTTGCTCGCGTCATTCTATAAGGTTCGATTCGCTGACGCAAATTCACTATCAGTCATCAATGAGAGAAGAATATTATTATATATATTATATCTCTCTTCTCATTGAAGAATGACGGCCGGCCATCAGAGGAATCGCCGCATGCTGGGCATCAGGTTGAGGTGCCGGGCGATCACCTCGATCGCTTCGACACAGACCGGCCCGCGGTAACCGGCGAAGAAGGTTTCGGTGTTGCGGCCGGCGACGGCGCGGGTGCCGAGAACGCCCTCGCGGGCCATGTCGCGGACCTGGGTGCCGCCCAGGATGTAGAGGGTCTGGATGGCCTGGCACTTCCTGACCGACCAGACGAACTCCGGATCCTCCAGGGGGCATTCGCCCATCGCCGGCTCGCCGAACAGCTCGACCCATTCATTGTCCATCGACTGCGAGCGACCGAAGCGCCGGCTGAAGGGCAGGCGGACGACATCCTCGTAGGCGGCAACCATCGCGCGGACCTGCTCGTCCTCGCTACGCTCGTCCCAGAGCTGCCGGTCGACACGGAACTTCACCAGGTCGACCATCTCCTCGTAGGTGACGAAGCTGTTGGCGGTCTGCCGGTTGGCCGCGTCGTTCGAGACGCGCAGCACGATGTCAGAACGGGTCACGGGCATGCGGTGCATCTCCTCTTGCGAAAATCGCCCCGTGGAGCGCTTTGCCGGCCTGTCTGCGTCGCGTGTCGCAGAGAACCGGAAGAGCGCGCTCCACGGGGCGAAAACAGGCCCTGGCGGCTGTCTTCAGACGCGAGTCAGCTCAGCAGCGCCTTCGCTTCGTCGAGCGT